CTCCCGTACCGTCACCAGTGATTGTAAGTCCTTGTGATGTTGTACCGCCTTTGGCATACTTTTCAGCGTATACAAACTTGTGATTTGAAACACCCCAAGTACCTAAATCTTCATCACCACGATAAATATGACCGTCACGCTTAATTTTTGCGTCTAATGGAATTCCATCAATGCTATTCTTTATATCACTTGCTTTTACACTTGATTTGCCTTTTGCAATGTCATTATAGAATTTAGCTTTATCTGATGAAAGACTTTTAACATTAGAAAAACTATTGCCCTTAGTCTTATCTATAATGCTGGTACCTTCTTCTTGTGCTTTTTCTTGAGCTTCTTGTTCTAATTCTTCGGCAGTTTTTACATTAAGTTTGATATTAATGCCGTGTTCGTCAAAATACTGTTGTAATTCATCAAGAGTAAGCTTGGTATCCTCGTACCAACTATCGTTAAAATCCGTATATGCCGCCGTTGCAGAAGCAGTTGCTTGTTCAATAGCACTATTGTAATCGTCTAAAGCGTCTTGTAATTCTTCTTGACGTTGTGCATCATCATAATCCTTTGCTTCTTTTGTTGCACGTTGACGAATTTCTTGAATCTTATTTTGATATTTCTTTTCTTCCTCTAATAACTTTTTCTTTTCTGCTCGTTCTTGAGAAACCTTATCTTTTGAAACAGAAGGTGTTAAAGGGGTAGACCAAAGACCGTCGCCTGCTAAAGAACCATTTTTGAGATAATCAAAAGAATTATCCAACAAACTCTTTGCATTTTTAACTTGGTCAACAATACCTTTTGCAGAGTCACTTATTGAATCAATGGACGTTTCGTAAACTGAGTCACGATATTCTATAAGATTTTTCTGAGCTTCAAAATAATCCTTTGATACTGTTTCAAGAGTAGAAGCCAATTCAGACCAAGAAGATGAGGTTTCGGGAACTGAATTTATCAAACTATCTAATTCTTGATGTAATCTTTGAGCATACTGAGTCTGAACCAAATACCTCTGATTAAGCAAATCCATTTTACCGGAATAATCTTTTTCGTACAAACTATCATATGCCGTCTTTAAAGCTTCAACTTGTTCAGTATAAGCCTTTAAAGCATTTGTTACAGTATCAATTTGATATTTGAAATCAGCATCATATTGTTTCTCATTGATTTCTTTAACCTTTTTATCGTAAGTTCTCTTCGCCGAATCTTTTTTCTTTTCATTGTCATCAGAACCTAAAGAATTAGCAGCTTTAAGCCTGTCCTTTGCCTTTTTTGATGCAATTTGCATAGTAGCATATTGGACGACAAACTGTTCATCCGTACTCAAGTTACTTGTATCAATAACATTTTTGCCATCAGTATTGATGACTGCAAGTGATTTTGTATTTCCCCAATTACGAGCAAGAATAGCATATGCCTGACTAATATTTTGGATTTGATTCAATTCTTCCATATTAGTACCAACACGAGCCATCATTGCATTATATGCACCATTTGACATATCAATTTGTGCATTTAAATATGCAGATTGTAGGTCAGCAATACCATTTTGAACAACGTCCATTGCACCTGATTCCAAAGACCAACCCTCAGTTGTAAGTTTTAACTTTTTCTTTAAATCAGGGAACTCTTTAATAAGTGTTGACATTTGCTCGTCAGTCATAGCCGTTTTACCGTTTACGACATCTGCAATTTGAGCATAGTATTTCCAAGACTTCTCGGTCTTTCTTACACTTGTTGTTAAATCAGTAACATTCTTTGTAAAATCTGAAACTGATTTCGCTTCGCTGTCAATGTCAATGATAACTTTGTCATCTGATAGCTTTGTAAGTAAAGTGTCTACTTCATCTTGAGTGATACCTAATATGCGACATAAATCTTTAAATTGTTGCTGAATTTCAGGAATGTTAGTATCGTCTGCATTTATATCAATGTCAAAAAGGTCTGTTGTCTTTACTCCGTTGTCTTTAAAGCTTTGTAGAATATTTTGAACTTCATCTTTATTGGTTTCAAGACCTACTTTTATCTTATAGTCAGTTTCACGACCTCTATCAATACTATCCAACAAATCGTCAAAAGCATATTTCGCATCATCTGTACTTTGAGTAATCTCAGTGACTTCGTTTTGAATTCTTGTTAAGTTATCAAATGCTTGGTCTACATTTTCTCCACTTTGCAATGCAGTATTGTAGTCATTTATAGCATTTTGTAAATCGGTATAAGTATCGTAATAATTATCATTTGACAAAACAGCGGCTTTTGAATATTCTTTCAAATTCTTCAATGATTGTTCATAATCATCGTATTTTAACTTATCAATTAATTGATTGATAATATCCAAAGCATCTTCAGTTTCAGAGTTCTTTCCTTTTTCAGAAACTATTTTGCTATAAGCATTAACCAATTCATTATGTAAATCGCCTATATTACCCTTTAATGTAAAGTAAGGAGAACCATTACCTTGTTTCACTTCTGCGGTTGGCAATGCATCTCTTAATAAATTAGTAGTGAATTCGTTATATCTTACACTTCTTGATGTAATTCTTTTCTCGTTTTCAACCTTTTTTCTATCTGCCGCTATATTACCATCATTCTCAGCAACATAATCTTTAGCTTTTTGTCTTTCGATTTGATCAAGTTTCTTTATTTGCTCGTCATACTTACCGTTAACAAGGTCAATGCCTTCAGCTTCCAATCCAAACTTGTCTATAAGGTCTTGTTGAATTTTTGAAAGTTCTTCTTTGTTTGATTTGACTTCATCAGTTGTCAAATTAGCATTCTGCATTTTTTGAGCTAATTCTTCATAACTTTGACGACTATCATCTAAAGATTCTTGTTCTTCTTTATATTGATTAGTCAATTCCGTAGAAGCTTTTCGTAAATCTTCGCTATAATGAATTGCTTTATCAATGCCCTTGATAAGTAAGTCAATGCCTATGCCTATAAGCATATTAATACCGGCACTTGCAAGGCTTGCGCCGATACTTTTTACTATATCACCGAACTTTGAACCTTGATTGCCTGCAGATGCAAGTACGGCTTTATATTCTTCAACGCCGTCATTGGCATGTTCTTGTGCAAGAGCGAACTTCTCTAATTCTTTAGTAGGAATATTATATGATTCAATAATTTGCTTTCGTTCTTTTTCCGGTTGACCCACAAGGTCATCTTGAAGTTGTCCTGGACTATATTTCGGATTTTTAAACCAATCATCTTCCTCTTGAGTAATTTCAGTACGTGGTTTAGCGCCAAGTGATTTTATTGCTTGTTTCCAAGGGTAATATATTTTACCTTTTTCAGAATTGTATTGTACTGCCAATTTAATTCTGAATAGTTACTTCCGATAACTATTGGTAAATTATACTTGAAATACACCGTCTTTTGGTATATAATGTAGATAACAATAAAAATTACAGGAGGAATAATTATGGAATCATTTGTTGTACTCTATTGTCCTAAATGTAAAGAAGAAACTGGTGATGGTTTCTTTAGGGAATATAGTGAAGAACATTGTGAAAAATGGAATATAGAAGTGCCGCCAAGAATTTGTCCTAAACATCATTGCGAGGGAGAACCTGTTGATATACCGGATAGCGAATTTTTAATTCTTTTTAGACAAACAGAAGACCCTGATTTCATAGAAGCAATGGTTAAACTTCGCAAAGATAATATTATTGAATATAGAACAAAATTTTTACCATTCAAACAAGCAGAGGAAGCAAAGATTGCTCGCTTACAATCAGGCTTACCTCACTGCCCACACTGCAATAGCACAGACTTATCTAAAATATCAAATCTTTCAAAAGCAGGGAAAATAGGCTTGTTCGGTATCTTCGGAGCAGGAGATTTGGGTAAAACTTATAAGTGTAATAAATGTGGATGTAAGTTCTGATGCATCAAAAAAGACTTATCTCATTAAGAGGTAAGTCTTTTTGTATTTATTCATCTATATTTATTCATCATTTTTGTCTTTAGCAAATTGTTTTGCTAAATCAGGAATTGTAGTATCAAAAACATTTTTTACGATAAAATATAACATTGATATTAATTCAACAATAATAGAACCTAAATATATTTTTAGCATATCAAATATACTTGTTGACATATCCGAAGGAAAAGGATTGCCTGTCATATATCCAACTATAAAACAAATAATTACACCTGTTAATAAAATGAAAAATAAACCAAACTGGCAAGCCAAAAAGGAAATCACAGCTTTTAATAACCAATCCTTATGTTTACGCTTGGTTTCTTCATTTTTTGTAATCTCATTAGGAATTGCTTCTGCAATTGTTTTATTATTAGTATCATCAACTATTTGATTAGCATTTATACCCCGATCTGTTGATAAATCATTGTTGTCTATATGAAAATGAATTAAATCTCTTTTTATTTTACTGATTGAACTTTTTTCGTTTTTTGGAGGAGATACTGTTACTTTATCTTTTGTATCTATTTGTGCCACAATTATCCCTCCTGAAGTGTGTCAGATGAATCGTCTACAAATCTTAATTCTAAATAATTCAACCTTGCTTTCATAACACTAGTCGAAACCTGAAAAATTTGTGCTAAAACCGACAATGATGGTTTTAATAATTGATTGTATATAGACATCAAACTTGAATAGGGAATAAGAAGTTCTCCTGCAAAAATGTTTGCGTCTCGCTCTCTATCTGAATTATCATCAGTTCTTAATTCTAAATGATTTATCTCTAAATTATCATTATGCAAACAGCAATGTGCTAATTCATGAGCGATTGTAAATCTTATTCTATTCAGTGTCATTTTAGTCGCATATAAGATATTAAGAGAGTCTTTTTCGGACAACGCCGCACCGATGATACTATTCTGTGGATAATTGCCAGCCTTTTCAGCCTCAGAAAAATCATAGCGAACCAAACGAATCCCTATATTGTCAACTAATTTCTTTATATCAATTGGTGGGGATAAGCTTATGCTATATTTTTCAAGAAGTTCATAGGCAGTTAATCCACCAATCTCATTGAGTATTTTACACATATTATTATCACCCTTTTCATTAGTATTTCCAAAACAAAACATTAATCCATATACAAAAAAATACACTTTTTACATTCTCCTGTCTATATGTTTTAATAATTATAACACATAGCTAAAAAGAAAAGTGTCAAAATGTGTAATTTATGTTCAAGTTAATTAATTGTTTACACTATTATTTTACCACAATAGAATCAATGTGTCAATATTTTTGACATTAAAAAGACTCACCTTGTTTATGAGGTAGGTCTTTTATACTTGTTCATAATTTAATTCCAAATTTCTAAAAATTTTTTCATTGTGTAAATTGCATTTTCAACAACATTTTCCTCCATTAATCAAAAACTCAAGCAAAAGTTCCTTAAAATCTTCTTCACTCTTATATACCTTTGTGCTATCTGTCAAAGTAATCCCTTGCTCGTGACTTTCTACAAGTTCAATACCGTAATCAGTACAAATCTTTTCAAATAGTTCCTTATCAAACATACATATCACCTCAACTATATATTCTCCACAAAATCCTCCACAAAGTCGTGTAGATGAATAGGGGAGAGGTCATATTGATTCGCCATAGAGACTAATCTCTCTACTGTGTTCTTCTTTGTTGATATATCCTCTATCCGCACATTACCACACTTAATGCCGTATGAAGATATATCATTGTTTTTCGTTTCAATTAATTCGTACATATTTTAATCCTCTTTTTCATTTAATTTCTCTATAATTATATAATATATGGCATTATATAGCAATACATTATAATAATTTGTAAATAAGTTGTAAAATGTTTATTACAATTACATTTACATACAAAAAGAACGTATCCGTAGACACGCTCAAAATAAGAATATATTGACAGTTAATGTTGAATTTGATATAATAATGTTGTGGAAATCATGCCGTTATACAGTTGAGTTTTAGCTTCTTTTGTAAACGGTATGACGGTTTAAGGACGGTTGCCTTTCATCTCGCTTGAGCGGAATGGAGGCTATGTATAAGCTCTTGACGAGAAATTTTCTTGAAAGGAGGCTGATACATAATTACTTCTTTATTTTTTGGTATCTGTACTATTATTGATACCGTTGTAAATGTAATGGCACTTGTGCTTTACATTTGCGATAGAAATAAAAAGTGAGCCGTCTGCTGCAACAGATTGGCTCACTATAATTGAGATTAAATAATCTCAAATAAGTGTAAACATTATCAGTTGTGGCAACCGTCTTTGGTTTCCACATTTTTTATTTCTATAAATATTATATCACATTTAAGTGAAAAGTCAATATATTTAATTTAATTATTATAATCATACTAATATTTTCGGAAGCTATTAATATAATTATACACAACTTGGTTTCCCAAGGTTCGGACTGTATTTCACAGCAAAAATACAATTATGTCTGTATCTTTGCCAAACCTTGTCAGTCTCTGGGGGTTAAGACAATGAGTTGTGACCTCACATAATATTCAATTAAGAACTTAGTCTTTCCCTGCTTTCGGCATAATGCCTACCTATCGACTACCCATTCCTTTATTATAAAAGCATAAAATGTTACTTAGACTCTCGTCATATAACATACTATATACGTTTCTTTCCGACTTTCGTCACCATTCCATCTGTTGTTTCCAACTCTGTTTTGGATTGTATATAGTCTTTAGGGTTCTCAGCATATTCGGTTTTTTATATTTATTATATAAGGTATCTGTCATTATTTTAAGTGGCTAACACTCCCGTCCGTTAATTATGTGACATTATACATAATCTTAGAGGGGTGGGCACAGTACATTACCACTGAAACTGTACGTTTACCAATACCCATTTTATTCATCACAAAGCCTGATGCAATTCCCAAGTCTCCAAGTAATCCACCGCTTGGTAATATTCCTCCAAGAGATGTAAGGTTTTGAACTACACCTAAAATTCCAGTAAGCGTTTGTGATAATCCTGTTAAAAGAGAAATCGTTCCCTTTAATGAATTTTGAGATAAAGTATCTTGGGCAAAACTTACCCAAGTTTGTGATAGCTTATTTAGTTTAAATTCAATACTATCAGCCGCTATGCTCATTTCGTTATCAGCACTTCCAGCACTGTCTTCCATTGTCTTTACGGCTTTTTCTACTTGATCCCAGTTTTGAAGAATAGCAGCACCTGTATTTGCTCTTGTTTTTGCAAATAATTTTTCAAGCAATTTAGCTTTATTTTTATCAGTAAGGTCATCCCAAACCCATGCTATATCTTTTAGAATATCGTAAATACTACGATATGTATTTTCATCTTGCATGATACTAACTTTACCATTAGTTAGCTCATATACGTCACCTTTGACATTTGATAATTCGTCAAGGGCTTCACCTTCTTCATCCATACCTCTAATACGCATTGAGAAGGTTTTCATTGCTGAACCAACACTTTCAGCATTTTGTACGATTTCTTGACCGCCTGTAAAAATAGCAATAGTATCTTCCAAACTTGCACCGGTTGAAGCCATTGCTGAAGCCGAACGTTCCAGACCGTCAATAATTTCGTCATTACTTGTAGCAAATGCATTACCAACAGAATTAATCTTTGACATAATTCCGTCTTTAACATCATCTACTTGAACGTCAAATCAAATATATTACACAAAGTTCGCAACTCTTTGTGAAATCAGTTTAAACTGATTTTCTATACATTTCTGCATATGTTTAGACTATTTCTTAACCACACTCTAATGTAGAGTAACAGTAATACCTTTTCGATTTAAGGGATTTTCACCCACGTCATTTGCGATTACGTCCTACTTCTTATGATTTTGGTATTCAGGATTTCCACCTTTATTTTATAACTGACATATCAGTATTCCAAAATCCCTACATGGGAATAGTCGTTGAACGTTTACCCTCGACTCAAGTACCGTATGGTCTACGGAATACGTTAGGGTACTTCGTTGCATGAACAGCAATTCCTAATTTATAAAATTAGTAAAACAGACACTTAGGCTTTTGACCATATGTCATCCTTACGTTTTTTCTACTTTCGTACCATCATATAGTAGTTTTCCTCTATATTGTGGTGTAAGGCTTTACGCATTACCTGCAATTAAATATTTTCTATATGCACATTTCTGTACACAAAGGCATAATTTTGCCTTCATCGTAGATACTAATCCTGTTGTGGCTTTGTCTATATCCATTCCAGGAGAGATAGTAGCAAATTGTGAACTTAGTTTTGCCATTTCTGTAGCACTGTTCTTGTCTGAATAACCTAGTCTACTCCATGAACTTGCTTGATCAATAATCTGTTTAGTTGTAACGCCGTACTCTTTTGCTGCCTCATTAGCATCAGAATAGAAATCTTTCAAATCTGTCGAAGACATTGTTGTAGTCTTACGAAGGTCAACAAGTGCAGTATCAAGCTCCTTTACAATATTGACACCTTTTTGAATCATTTCGATTATCTTATAAGGATTTATGTAATTAGCCGTCCAATATGTAATTAACTCTTTAGACTTTTTAGAAAGTGCGTCCATAATTTTTGGAACGCCAACTAAAGAAGTTTGAACTTTCTTGGTATTATCAGCCATGCTAATCATACCGTTATGCCAAGTATATTGAAGGTCTCTAATTTCACCCTTTGCATTACGGATTTTAATAATAGTAGTTGCAAGACCCTTTGAAATGTCGGTTTCCTTGAACTCACCTTGAGAAATTATAGTTCCTTGTTGCTTAGCATTATTTAAGATATAACTATCGGCATTAACTTTACCTCTTATATTGTCTGCAAGAGGTGTGCCGGCATTCGCTATTTTCTTATACTCGTTATATAGGCTCTGAACATTTTGAAGTTCTTTTTTTGTTATTTCTTCACCTTGTTGTTGCTTACCAATCAACTTTGTGACAGCCTCGTTAGCCCTCACGTAATATTGCTCAAGAAAACCTTGTTGATTACCGTTTTGAAGCTCTCCATGTATCTTATTTACAGAGTCATAGTTTGCTCTAAGGGTGTCTGCTTGTGATATTCCCTCGTTTGAACCGTTTACTTTTGCATCTTCTATCTTTTGTTGAACATCTTGAACAACATCGCCATATTGCTTATATTTTTTTATTAATTCATTTAATTTATTTTCTTGGTCTTGAAGATAATCATTAAATGAGTTGTCTCCTTTATCCTTGAATATGCTACCTTCGAGGTTTTTAAGCTTTGATACTTCTGCTTGTTGCTTTGTTATTTTATCTAAAATATCATCTGCACTAGCAACTCTTATATTTTTCCTACCCTTCACTTTAACAGGTTTGACAACATTTCTAAAGTCATCATCTAAGTCATTTGGGTGTGCAGAATAATTTGTTTTGTAATTATCAACCAATTGCTTGTATTGTTGTTCTTCTGAACTTAACTTGGATTGTAAATCATTTAAAGTATCAGTATCGTTAGTTGAAGCTATCTTAACGCGATAATCATAAATCGTTTTTAGTGACTTCTCAATGTCTTTTAAAATATCTTCCTTATTAGATAGTTGGGAAGTGTTAGAATTGCCATTAAGAACATTGTCAAGATTATTCGCTTGTTTACCTTGTATGTTCTTCAAAGAAACATTAGTAAGACTTCCATCTGCCTTAACTGTACCGCTTAATTTTTGCCATTCATTTTTAGCATTTTTTACATTGGCGGTGAATTTAACCATACCGTTTGAGGCACGAGAAATTTCAGCATCCAAAACCCCTATGTATTTGCTATTATTGCTTAAAGCATCAACATTATCCTTTAACCATTGCTCTGAATTGTTATCATAAACATCTTCATCAATAAAGTTCTTATTATTGTTTACTGTATTACGTGCATTTGTTAATTGACTTTGGCTTGTTTTAAGCAAAGTAGTTAAATCTTTAAGAGCTTCGCCTTGTTGAGCTAAAATTGTAAGATTATCTAAGAAAGCAAAACCACCATCATTAATCTTATTAAAGCTCTTTACTATACCGTCAAGACCAATTTTAAGATTTTTAAACTTGTCCAATGTCTTGTCGGTAATGCCTAAATTCTTTAATTCTTTAAGCTTAGATAATTCTTGAACCTTACTTAACCAATCATTATCTAAAATTTTCTTTAAAGCTTCTAGTTGAGTTATAAGTTTAGAGGTGACTTCTTCAGGTGCTTCTATTTTAATAGAAATAGTAGAATTTTCTTTGATTTCTTTTAAAGTTTGATTAAGTGTTTCCGCATTGGATTGAGTTGTCTTTAAATCGTTTTGAAGTTTTTCTGGATTATTGTTTGAAGAATTTTCTGTTGCAGTTGTTTTGGGTTGAGATGAAACATTACCTATATTAATATTTTGTAATTCTGTCGCCGAGGCTTTGATTTTTTCTATATGTTCTTGAATGGTTACCAATGTACCAATTAAAACATCTAATGAATTAATCTCCCTCTGAACAGTACCAGTAACAACTTGTTCTTCTTCTTTAAATGCCTGTGTCTTTTTATCTACTTCTGAAGCAACTTGAGTGATTGCAGTTTTTAAACTTTCAAAAGAAGTTACTTCAGATTGAATATCAGAGACACTTGTTTTTGAAGTAGAGTGAGGCACACCTTCAGCATTTTTATTGATAACATCTTTAATTTCTGTAGATTTTATTTCATCTGATACAACATCATGAATTGCTTGTTGAGTGCGAGATTGTAAATTATTTAATTCATTGCTTAAATCACTAGAATCAATGTTTTGAGAAGATGATATTTTTTCCCTTACTTGTTCAATTTGTCGTAACTGTTTGTCAACGATTTCCTTGTCTGTTCCTATGTTTAATCTTGAAAAAATCTCATCAATTTCATCTTTTGTTCCGAACTCATCGGTAACGCCCTTATCTAACAATTCGTTATATCTTTGTCTAAGTGTTACAAAATCTTTAATATCTTCATCATCAAGACCAGCATCCGCATCTTTATCAATTAAAGACACTATTTTTTTAACAACACTATCTATATTCATTTTCTGAATATTAGCAATTTTTTGTTGAACTTTAGATAGTTGTACAGTTGTATTGTCTAATGATTGGTTTAAGTTATCAATTTGTTTTATATCTTCGGAAATTTCAGAATTTGATTGCTTTTTGATGTTATCAACTTTATTATTTAAACCAGCTTTATTTCTATCCGAATTTATTTTAGAAGTTGCAGTATTATTGTATCCTTCGGCTCTTTCTATTGCCTTTTGAACAATATCTTTAATTTTACTATTGTCTGCACGATTTTGAGCCTTAAGGTAAGAGTCTGCTGCCCACTTAGTTCCAGTTTCATAATATTTAAGATCTCTGCCCAAAAATTCATTTTTAGAATCGCTTTGTGCCAAAGACTCTCTAAATTCTTTTAACTCAGGAATTGCTTTTTCTATGTTTAATATTTTACTATAAACATATTGCAATTGATTATTATAACCAACTAATTCTTTTGATCCTTCTGCCATATGCTTTTTTTCAAGATTTAACTTTTCAAAAACATTTAACAAAAGTTGATATTTTTGAATCTGTTTATTTACATCTTCACTTGAATTATCAATCTTTGACGAAACAAAATCTGACAACTCCGTAGAAATATTCTTATCAACAGTATAACCAGACTCTTTTTTGACATAAGATTTAAGTATTTCACTAGACTTTGTTTTTGCTGGATTCGCCTTAATTATCTGTTCTCTATTTTTAACAAGATTAGCATTTCTGTTTGCTATAGTTTGTTGAAGTTCTGCAATTTTATCAGCTTCAATCAATAGTTTATCTATTTGATTTCCGCTTAATGGACGTAGTAAATCTTTATAATCACTTGAAGCTACAATCTTATGTAAGGCTTCCATTCTATTTGTAAAATCAGTAATATATTCAGATATATCCGCAGAAGAACCTGAACCCATAATATTCTTTATTAAATCTGTTAGGTAACTAGCTATATTAGCATTTTTTAAAGTAGGTCTTTGAACAACATTCATTGCTGATTCAAACTGCTTTCCTATTTCATCACCAATCGAACTAAACTTTCCTTCAACTTCAGACTGTAATGCCTTATCCATGCTATTAACAGCTTGTTTAATACTTTTATTATCTGCTTGTGCCATTAAAGACAATATTGCAACATTTTTATTTGCCATTCAATTTCCTCCTTATATTATTTGAAACGTAACAATTGATATTGTTGTTTAATTGCCGCATTATAACCAACTTGTTTTATATCATCTTGGAATCTTTCTTCATTCATTTTCCCAAGTATATAGTCTATAGGAGATTGTTTATCCTGTATGACAGGATATCTTCCATCAATTCCACTCGCACTTCCGTGAATGCCTTTCTCCCAAGCTGGCTGAGCAATATAAAATGGGTCAATGAATCTTCGATTATTTAAACCACCAACAACATAAGGACTCATATTGTGAGTGGATATTCTTACACCACCATAATATTGTCTTCCATTATTATGTTTATAGCGTGAGAATGAATTATCTCTTAAATCATCCGTTCTGTCATAATATTTTGGAGTGTAATTATCATAGAATCTTTGAATTGCTTGTTGTGCAAACTTTGTTATTTCATTTGCAGCTGCATCAGCATATGCCTCTGCAAAAGTTTTTAAATATTTTTCTACATCTTTCTCTAATGCTTTTTTGTTTATATAAGATATAGCCATCTATATAATCACACTCCTTTCTCAACCATTTATCTGCTTATTTTTTTTAGAATCTTCTCAACCTTATGACCAAGTTTATCTATATCTTCTTCAGTCATATTTTCAACTTTTTCTTTTATCTTCTCAATCAATGGGGAAGTAGTAGCTGTAAAAATATCCACTATTCTTTGAACTTGATTAGAAATAAAAGCATGATTCTCATAATTATTTTGAATGAAGTCATCAAATACCATTTTCAAAATTGTTTCAAAAGAAGTAACTTCACGTTGTGGCATAAGTCGAATGAGTTCATCAACCAAGCCTTGTTCTTCCAACAAATCATATTCTTCAAGAATGTTTGAAAAATCAACTGTTATATTCGTGTATAAATCAATCAAATTAAACACATACAGTAAGTAACGCAAAGATGAATTTATCTTAATCTGCCCATTAACTTGACCGTCTACTTGATTTGTAGATGATAATTGTACTATTTGATCGGCAACAGATAATTTAGTTGCGTAGTTCACATAATTATCACCAACAAACTTTTTTATGTACTTTTCTTTCTTGTTAGTTACATCATCAGTCTGTTTCTTATATCCGTCTACAAATTCTTTAACTGTAATAATTTTATCCATATCTAAAATCCTCCATTTATTCATACTTATTGACTAAAGCTTGTGCGATTAAGATTGCATCTGCTTCATCATCGTTGACTTTTTTATTAAATAACTTTTCAACCGTTTGAACACTCCATTGTTTTAATTCGTCACGTTTACGACCTTTTTTCTCTTTGCTAATCAAAGCACGCCATTCGCTCGGTCTAAACATAACAAATTCAACATTGTTATTAACACACCAACCATAAACAGCACCTAAGATCATAGTTAACATTCTTTGTGACGATGCGTTACGCGTAACAGCCGTAGTTTCAATCGCCACTATATCTACTTTTAAAGCAGATAATTTCTCATATATGGAATTCACCATGTCTTGCATACGAATATCGCTATTCTTTTGTTTGCTAAAATTTAAAACTCCACTGTCGGTAAAGTTTCCATTGACGTAGTAACTCCAACCTGTTTTAGTTGAGGAAGTATCCAAACCTACTAAAATCGTATCTTTCATAAAATCTCCTTATAATTTGGTCAAGGGGGAGAGCAGTTCAGCCTTTTGCTCTCAAAAAAATACCCCTGCTAAACGGCTGAACTAAGTTTAGTAGAGATATTTTTATAGGTGAGATTTTCATTATCTCACCATTATAGTTCATGATTATTCCATGCTTTTTTCAATCTCGCATGGTCTTCTTTTGAAAACACAAAAACAAATCTTCCAGGATTCTGTTTTGAATCCAAAATTGCTTTTAATTCTGCATTTCCTCTAAACACATAAGCATTACTTTGCAATGCATTTTCAAAAAATACACATTGTTCTGGGTCATATGTTTTTTGTGTTATTGAATTATATAGTTCCATATTTTCTCCTTTTTCTCAAACGTAAAAAATAGGGGGTAGATAGTGAAATCTACGCCCCTATATTGGTTTTTAAATCACTATTCACTATCTTTTTATCTTTAATATTTTCTTTAACTACCTCATCAGTCTTTTCCTTCGAAGTAGCTACATTCTTTGAACTTTTTGCTTTTGCCGTTTTTGTACCTTTAACTTCTTTTACTATGGCTTTTAAGTCAGCTTCAATTTGACCACCATATTTAGTGAAGTCAGTTACATTATATTTATTCAAAACATCTACTACATCTTTTGCTGTTTTGTCGTGGGAATTGTAACCCGATAATACCGCCCAAATATCATGACATTCTGCTTTGTCCCAACAAGTCATCCATATAGGCTTACCCTTGTCTGCATCACAATTTGGACAGTAATCATATTTTGCACCACACAAAACACAAACTCTGTTTGCCATTGAAAGTCTCCTTTCTAAAGTAATATAGAGGGTAGAAATCCACCCTCTATACATACGTTTTAATTAGTTTTCTTCAATATCATCCTCTGATAGATATATTGTAAACATTTCGCCGTTAGCACCACAATAATCCTTTTGAGCCGAACCTGAGAATGATTGAGCATCTTCAGTGTTTAGGCTGATTGTATTATCTGGTGACATTTGGAATGAAGGGAACACAATATAAGCATGGCGAAGTGTCTCCTTGTCACAAGGGTCTGCAACAAGAACCGAAAGAGTAAACTTACATGTCTTAGGGAACTTGTCAGCAGCTTGAGTAAGCTTGATACCGCTTTCAACTTCTCTATCATACTTAATTTGAATTTTACCTGTAATATCAGTCGGAAGAGTAAGCTTCTTTTCTGAAAGTGTAAATTCTGTTTCAGATGCAGCTGTGTTCATCTTATACTTCTTGTTTGGATCAGGAACACCTGTATTTGTTAGTCCGTTAATATGAACAACACCGCCAGCCGGTACGTCAGGAAGCTGATATTCCTTATTTGTACCTGTAAGAGCAATAGTATCAGTATTGATTGTAAAAATTCTCGGCATAAGAATCTTATTGCTGTTTGATGCAATTTCTCTATCTTGACCAAACTGAAGAGCTGCAAGAGATGTTGAGAATACTGCATTTTCAGCAGATATTTCAACAGACTTTGATGTAAAGAATCTCATAATTAGAGCACCAACAGCATCTGTTTTATCTTTTGTTTCTGATGTTGTTTCAATAGAAACATTTTGTAGCTGATTAACACCGCCAATAATGTCACCAAGTGAATTTTCAAATATACCTTGTAGTGGGCGGTCAATAATTAAATCTTCAAATTGAATAGCCATAATTTACCTCCTAAAAATTTGCAATAAAAAAAAGACGTTATGACACGTCTCTCATCCAATTAAATTGTTTTTTATTTATTTTCTTTGTATCTATCATTCCGCTATACATTCCATGAAGTAAAGCATCTGTAGACACATATATCTGTGAACGTTGAACAGCGTCCATAAACTCATATATGCCACATTCTCGTAATTCTGATTTTTTATATTTAAAACCAGGATACGTCAACATTGCAGATATTAAGTTTTTGAGTTGTGAAACATAAGATTTATTTTTACTAAGTTCTATTTTTTGTCTGTCTTCTTCAATCATAACATCACGAGTAATACGATTCCTTGCCTTTTCTCGCTTTATTGTGAATCCGTGCAATTTTCGCAAATAACCCACCATATTATAATAATCACTTTCAGTAATTATACCGGTTATTTCGGGTGGGGAATTTTCGTCAGCTTGACTGCACTGTAGTAATGCAAATTCATCATTTTCTTTATCTTTTACTGAATGTGTGTATGTAGAAAGGTCTAAATCACCTAATATAATTGATGTATCTTGCGGTCTTAAAGAATGACAATTAAATGCAAATAACTCAAAATCAGACATCTTATTCCAGTCAACCTCAAGCACATCCCATAATGTACTTTTCATATCACTTGGAATTGCACATAATTGAGTTAGCATAGAATAATATCTTCTTTCACCAAACGCCATAATCTCACCGACAGTTGGTTGATGTATAGTAATATAATCACTTACTTTATAATCATCGCCAAAAAACATTTGTAACTCATCATACTGAAACTCAGTTTGTTTACCCATTATGTATAAACCTCGTTATTAATAATTCTTGTAGTATTATTAACAGTATGAGTGATTGAATTTGTTGTAGTAAATTCAAAAATAAGAGTTCGAGTAATGAAGTTTGTGTCAGTGACTGAACTTTGGTCTTTGACGAGTTTGCATTGATTACCGAAGATATTCGACCAATTAAAATGCCTACATAAAATACCACCGATTAAATCATGGCGAGGAATGCCTGTATTTTTATCAATAGCATCTTTGTTATTACACAAAACCGTAAATACGACATTGCAATATTTTTCAATACCGTTATACTTCGGCGTTTCAGAAAAACTCACATCATAACACAAAAAATTCTTAGATTCAGATTGAGATTCTGGAATAAATAAATAGGGACGAATGTTATCTCCAAAATATAGACTCCAATCACCGTCATAATTTATATTTCCATTTTCGAATAATTCGCTTTCTTTATTTACATCATGTAATGCATATAGCAAAGCAACGTTATTCAACAGCTTTTGTTTTATTTTTTCTTTAAATCTTATGTTATCGTAGTCAGGAGTACAAGCATAATTGGCTAATTCTACAATTAATTCTTTTTGAGTAAGTATTTGTTCTGCCATTTGTCCTCCTTATAATGCAATAATCTCTAATTGAATCTTACCTACCAATTTTTCAATATTGCATTCAATATTTAATTTATCAGCAAGATAAGTTCTATCATTAGAGAATTTTATTTTTATATGATTTTTACTTGGTTGTTCAAGCCAAGTAATTAAATCCGAATTTGTTATATCTTCATCATTCAAATAACATCTCCAACAATCTATTGAGAATTTGTCCAAATATTTATTCGTTATATCAGTACCCGAACTATCAAAAATAGCAACTTTTAAAAGTTTATAACTACCACCTGCTTTAATAGTGTTGGTATTACATGAAATTTGAATTTTATTTGAACTGTTATCTTCAGTAGTCTCTGGTTCAATGTTGGTTGAATAATAGTCTGCATACATTGCAAAAATGTCATCTTTGTCTTCTTTATCTATATAATCAGCAAAAGGTTTCCAAACATCTTGATACAATGTAAGTTTTTGAAGACCAAAAGGTTGAGTAGTTTCAACTTTACTGATTTTCCAAACAATCGGAACATCAATCGGAGCACTCATTACTATGCGTTGATTACTATTTTTATCATCAGAATGAGTATAATATAATTTCTCGGTTATACTGTTCATAGGCAACCAAGCCATATTCTGATTTTCAATAGTAGTATAGACATAGTTAGACCACAATCCACTATTATATGAATTTTGATTTCTTGTAACGCCCCACATTTTGCGTTTAATGCGTTTATTATTTTGAACTTCAATCCAATGAAAATAATAATTACAAGGTAAGATACTATATTTTATGAATTGATTTCCGACTTCTTTTGAACAAATAAGCCATTTGTGATATACTCCGTTATCATCAGGAATATCACAATACAAACCAATAGGGAAGGTTGCTCCATATTTATTTGTAAAATTTTCTTCATAATAATATAAATCGTCACCCTCATTAAATTTTAATTTCTGATTCGGACGAAGTTGTAAATGATACTCAACTTGGTCTTTTGACAATGTTCCATATTGAGTAACAATGAATTTTGCGTCTATAGGTGTCTTAGAAGTTGAAGAATAGTCCATACCTTGGTTTAAATGATTATTATCATCATGGAAATAATCATAAATATAGCATTTTCTACTTTGTATATCTTCAAACCAAGTCTGTTCTTCAATCATGTCCGACTGACGCTTTCGGACTTGCCCGTTTGTAAGAACACCATTACGCAAATGAGTTCTTTTATATAAGTCTAAAGACAGCACTTAATCACCGCCCTTGATTTTCAAAGCTTCTGAGCCGGCATCCAGTAAAAGCTTTCTATACAATTTAAAATTAAAATCTTTTTCATCATATAGAGACAAAGCCTGTTCAAGTAAACTCATAATTGTTACAAGTTCTGACGGCTCATATAAAAGCTTATTTAATCCACCTAACCTATTCAATAAGTTGACAAAAGCCTCATTAACATTTATGTATTGATATTCTTGTTTCGTATTTGGATCTGCACATAATAATAAGAAAAATATAGATTTACGAATAGACTGTTTTGTTAAATCTATTTGTCGTTGTGAAAAATAACCGTATTTATGTTTCATGACACTATTCCTCGCTTATATATGAATTAATAATATATCCGTGGTCTCTAAGAAGTTTTCTTAAAGATATATTAGCGTCTGACAACAATGAACGTAATTCATTTAAATGATTTGCTTGGGAATAAAATTTTTCTTCTTTACCACCAAAAAATTGTTTTACATTTAGAATTGATTTTACTTTAGGCTCTAACCATTGAATAATCATTCCTTGTGCAAATACTTCAATGACAAATAATTCGTCAGAATTATCGTCTATAGAATTTTTTAACTCCCAATTCATTTTTAACACTTCATCATTAAGACTAAATGTTTTAAATTTAACACGAACATAGGGGAGGGAGGCAACTGAATGTAACCACCCTTCCATATTGTCATAAACAGTTTCTTCGTCTAATTCTATAAAATCATAATCTGTGCATTTTTGTAGGAAACGAGAATATATATCTTCATAAGAAGATGTCATCTCGCACCTCCTTAATCTCCATACAATTCAGTCATTGTCATAAACTTTGTATCGTATATTTCGTCTAAAGTTTTTATCTTTGAAACACTATCTATCTGACCATTCATAATCATTGATGAAACTATATTCTTGATAGATTCCTTTGCTCCCGAAGGTAATGAATTGATTGTCAATTTCATACTGTTTGCGTCCAAATCAGTAATTACACTTCTTAAATCCTTAATAGAATACATGTCCCCATATAATTTTTTTACATTAGGAAAAGCCTCCAAGAAATCATCATCTTTGATGATGAAATATGGTTCAGTAATATGCTTTTTTCCTGAGCGAATAGCAGCAACCAAATCTTGATATTCTACTTCTGTTTCATCTCCACGAGCAACCCAACTATAATGAATATTTGTCTTTAAACCAAACATACCAAGTTGACCAGGTGTTATAGACATACATAGAATAGGGTCAGAGTCTTTGAAAACTCTTTTCTTTTTTTCAGTAACCTTTTCCTCTGTTTTTTCTTCAACATCTTTGGTTGTTTCAGTGTCAACTGATTGGTCAGCAGTTTCTTCTGTTTTCTTTTCCGTAACAACTTTTTTTGTATATGCCATTAATCAAATCTCCTTTTACTCTGTCCATATGTATTAATTTGCAATATTAAAGACACCATGGTACTTGTCCAAAATTACAGCAATACCCATTTCACGTTGAACTTCATATGTCTGGAAGTCATCGTTTCGGTCACCCTTTTCACTCTCTTCTCTAATTTCCGTTTCACCAACATCAGTGAACTTAACAAATTTATTATCAACGTTAGGCATAATATACAATTTACCTGGCTTAATAAGTTTCTTTGTAACATCGTTCTTTACAAATCTTTGTGGAATTTCTACAAGTGTATTAACACCATATGAACCAAGTCTACCTAGTCTTGCTCTTTCTTCTTTCTGACTATCAGCAATCCAATCTACATCTTGAAGTCTTTCAAGCTTTTGTAGATCCGACTTTAAACCAAGAATAACGGCAGATGCGCCACCATTTGCACCTTCAACATCTTCAATTAGTTCATCAAACTTGCTCTTATTTTCCTTAGTCAAATCATCTGTAATTACAAACTTATCTTGTGCCGGTAGCTTATTATCTGCTTCTACAAAAGCAGTAAACATATCATTCTGAATTTTTTCTTGGAAAGCAATTGAAATTGCATCAACAAATTCAGACCAATCTTTTCTACCAGTAAGATAAACATCAATATCCATTCCGACTTTTATTGCATAATTAGAAGTTTGAACAGAAAAACTTTGTCCTTCCGCCAATTTCTGTAATGAAAGGTCATGGTGGTCACCCGAAACCTTAGCAACAGTAAGAATAACATCGTTGTTCTTAACCCAATATTCATTTTTATCACCATTGGCAATGTTCTTGCTTTCAACAAAATCATTGAAGAATTCATTATCCTGAAAACCTGTTGTAACCTTGAAATCGACAGCTTCCTCAAGAACTTCCATAAGTTCAATACCATTTCTTCTCATGGCTCTCTTTATATCTCTTCTTGTTGGTTTGTAACCTTCGTCAAAGCCGAGAATATCCAAACAAACTTTATTAATTTTTTCATTTGCTTGTGCAGAACTTACCTTATTACCATCTTCATCAAATATCTGGATACCATGTGTATAGTCATACAAAAAGCTTTTAAAACCTTCATAATCATTTTCAGGCTTTGAAAATACTCTTGTTAAATTATCTGAAATTCGCATTTATTTAACCTCCTTTGCTTTTATTAGGCTACTGTTAGCTTCTTATTAGCTACGCCTGTAATCGAAGAACCAACTTCTGGTGTACCGTTGAAGCCTTCAGCAGAAACTTCAAAGCGATCATACTTCACCAAACCATAACAACGAACTATATCACCAGTCTTGTTATATAGGTTGCTTTCTTTCTTCCATTCATTTGTCCATTCTTCTGCACCTACTGGAACTTGATATACCAAAACTGCATCACCAGGGTCAGTAACCAATACAAGATAATTACCATTACCCATCTTCTCTACAATCTTTCCTTCAAATTTAGTAACAGCAGCCTCCTTAAATAGGTCAAGACTATCCCAATCTCCAACGGCTATCAAATTACCATTGTCTGTGTCGCTGCCCAAAAGGATTGAAAACATATGACCGCCGTATGTACCACCAGACAATACATTTGATGGGTTTGCAGTGGCATGTTTTGCAATCTCATATTTAATGCTCATGTTTGCCATTTTTATTTCCTCCTCTTAATTTTTTACATAAAAAAAACACCCTCGAACGGATACGCAAGTGCATATCAATTCGAGAGAGCGAATATTATTTGAATTTTAATGTACCATATTTACTTGTCTTTTTTTCATTACCATTTGGATTAGAAAAATGTTTGACAGCAGATTTCTTTTCTACTTTTGTTTCAACATCTCCGCCTTGCAAAGCATATTCTCCAACAAGAATTTTAACTTCTTTTATAAGGTCTTCAGGAGAATATTTATCCATATTCTCATATAGTTTCGCAAAAGATTCATTAATAAAATTACCCTCATCGTCTTTTGCAGAAATGATTTCATATGCTTTATCAGTCAAGACTTTTTCTCTTTGGGAATGAAGTTCTTTGGCATCGGTTTCATTTTTAAAGTCTACCAACGCTGCATAATTTGAACGCATAGACTGCAACTCTGCAAATTCACTGTCAGTCAAAAATTCACGATGTAAGTTATATCTTTCGCCGTCAAAAGCAACATTATCACCATCTACATCATATTTCTGACCATATATATGATTATTCCAGTCTTCATAAATAAAATATGTATCATAAACATCTGAAATCCAATAGTCTGCATTATCAGATTCTTCAAAAGGAATCAAAAGATTATACAAAGCACAACGAATATCATCGTGGGAAAGCTCAAAAGTTTTTGTGAATTTATTGTCTTCATTAGTTACATTATCTGTATCAGAATTACCATCAAAAGCCTTCTGAAAAGCTACTTCAAGTTCTTCGTCAGACAAACTTTCATAATCAAAATCAATATCATCTACTGTTTTATCATACTTCTTTAATAATTCTTCAAACTTGCTCATTTGCATTCCTCCTTTCTTATCATTCTTTTCAAAATGTGAAATAATTTCATCAAGTCTTTCACGAAGTGAATCTAATTTATTTTCATAATTCTCAAAAATGCTATTAGTATCTTGACTAAAATCGCCAATCTTTATATTAGAACCTACCATTCCGGGTCTTACCACATCACCGTCTTCTGTTTTGCCTAAAATAGTAACTCCGTTAAAATGAAATTTTTCAATATTCAAAATATTTTCTTTAGCATTAAAGCTTAATTCTTCAATCGCTAATTCTACTGAAACGGAACATTCATTTTCTCTTTTAAGAATTTCAGCAGCTTTACTATATTCTTCAAATATGTAACCTTTAATATTAACATACTTTTTCTGCTTTTCTTCGTCATATACTATTTTTGCGTTACAAGATTCGGGAATGATACCTAACGGTACTTCATCATAAACAACATTACCATCATCATCTAAATGAAGATTATGTGTGTAAAATTCAGGTTGTCCATTAACCGTATGTATATATCCTAAAATCGGACGATTACAAAAACTCGGCAATGCATCTTCCATAACATCATCATTAATATTTGATCCATTAATATTCTTTTGAGTATGGCATGCTTGCAATACAACAGGCATTAGTCCATCAGATACAGTATTCTTTTCAAAATTTAGATTTCCATGAGTTTGAACTACAATAGGGGAATTATCATTTTCTATTGATGAAAAACGAATATCTTCTTTCTTATTGATGTAGAACTCATACAAATCCTCCAAAAACAATAATTTCTTTGCCATCTAACTCCTCCTTTCTTTAAGAATGTAACTCCTCACAAAAGGGGGAGTATTATATGAACAATACATTGCTATATTGAACTTTACTTTTGTCTATGTCGTTTGAAAATTTTGTTGTTGTATTATTAAGAAATGTATATATTCCGCTTGTTTTATCTATCAGTTGAAACCCCAATTTCGTTAATAAATTTGCTGTTTCAACATCAGAAACTTTAATAAATTTTTTGCCCATTGACATCACCGCCTTATTTATTGTTTAGGTCTTTGTCACGAGTTCGTAATCCTGCATCTGTTAAATCGGATTCATCTTTGGTATTTGAACCATCTCCACTTTGCGTATAAGAACTACTTAACGGTTGGAATTTCGTTGAAACAGACAAAATATCTTCTTCTAAGAAATTCAAAGCCATTGTTTCTTTTTCCGAAAACCCATTTAAAGAGTTTACCATTAACTTTGTTGGTAATCCATACTGTGCCGATTCCAATAAAGATTTTCTGAAATCTTCTTTTTGAAAAATACCAACTTCAAAAAATTTTACTTTACAATGGTCTTCGCCAACATAAAAACGAAGCAGTCTATTTATAATAGCTTCAATTTGTGGAATAATAGGGGACATAATAAATTCCGTATCTGCCGCTACACCATATTTGAAAGCAGTTGAATTTGATGCGGAATTTAGATTTAATATCTGAGCACCTCCGGCACTATTCAAAATTTCTTTTGTTGCCTTTTCAACTTTTGTAACATCACTATCCGCACCACTATCAGGAAAACTAATTTCATGTAATTCACCTGGTACAATAGCCGCTGAAATATAGTCGGGAATGGCATCATTTATCATTTTGTTAAAATACTCAATCATTATTTCTGGGTCAACACTCCAGTTATCTGGTTCGTCATTACCCATAGTTTTCATCTCAAGCCATACTAACTTGTATATATTTGCAGCTTCTTGAACTGCTTGATAATCAGCCATATCCATTAAGTCAATTAAACTCAAGAAAATCGGAGTAAATGGGGGAACAACAGTCTCCCAATCCTCCGACCTGAATTTAGTACATACTGCATATTCTTCAGGCATTTGTTGATATTTGTCGCCCGAACTTTCATATGCTTTATATAATGAAGTAAATGGTTCACCATAATACTCTAGCAAATCAGCATTTTTTCTGAAGTAAGACATATCCATGGCAAATGAATATGAACCATCGGTAAATACTCCATTGATTTTACAATAATCTGCATCTAGTGGAAGCCAAAACATACCTTCGCCTTCTGTATAATACGAGCAAGCATAAAACACATCTTCTCGCATATTTACAACTGCTGATTTAAAAACCTCATATTGTATGTGCATATCATCCAACACATTTAATGTTGCTTCATATGATTGTAAAATACTATCTTTGTCATTATCTTCAACTAAACTATAATTAGGGATAACAGAATGAATGCTTGTGTCTATTTGATTTGCATAATACTTACATAATCTGTAATAAATTTCTGAACGATAAAATAAATAACGTGATAAATTACGTAGATTTGCCTCATTTGAACTAACATTTTTTATATATGTCTTAACTGATTCTTTTGAATAGTTATTTATTGTTCTAAGTTTGGTATTTTTATTTTCATTCCTTAAACGTTTTAAAGCATCCATGCTTTTGTCAAATTTTTCTAAACGTTTTTTATTTTTTTCATAAAACTCTTTCATTTCTGCAATAGTTGGTTGTTTTTTATTAGGTGAGTTATTCACCTCTTCATTATTCTTCAATAAAACTCACCCTTTCTTATATTGAAGAAAATCTTTTCGCTTTCCTAATAGGAAGCATATCTACAAGATTTCCTGTTTTCGGTCGTTTTCTTTGCGTTATATTTTTTCTTCGCTCACACATAAGAGCATAAGATGCAAGAGCACAAGTGTAACTTCTATCGTCGTGAAGTTTGTTTTCCTTTTCGGGAGTTAACATAAATGAATCCTTGCCAGACTCTCTCGGTTTACGCACCATATTCACAATTTCTTCTTTTAGGCTATCCAAGTTTGCCAAAGCAATCCTATCTTGCCAATCCAATTTAATTGTTTTTGTATTTACTGATTGAATCTTGTCCAGTTCTTTTTGGAATTGCTGGTCATATTCATCTTGTGGAAGATTTTTTTCTTTAAGTTGTTTTTTTATATCTTCCTTTGCTTTGTTTAAAACGTCTTCATCAATATCAAAAACTGTTAAATAATCTTTATTATCATATGGTGCAGTAAATGTAATTTTATCTTGATTCATTAATTCAATCATTGCTTCATACATTTCAGATTTATAACCGGCTGGATTTATAAGATGTATCTTATTTACAGCATTGGGAAACTTACTTACATATTCAGAAGAATATTCTTTATCTATAAGTCCTCTATGTGTTATTCCTGCCGAATCGACCCAATCCTCCATTAAATAATCGGCAATATTTACGCCACTACCACCTGAACCGGCATCAATATAAACACCAATAATATTACCATATCCATCTACACCACCGTTATAATCCAATATGACTTTTTTTAAGTATTTTATTTGATCTTGTGTTTGCATTGGCGACTTAATCTTTTTACCAACATCAATAAGATTCATACAATTTACTAAACGCATTTTCTTTTCAGTTGAGCCATCTGGCAATTTAGAATCGTATATTTCTCCAACAAGAATGACCGAGTTATCTCGTGATCTGGCTGGGTCATATGCAATTACAAATTTCTTATCACCCGTATCATTATAAAGTAATGGTTTGTATACTCGTTCATTGCGAGTAATAACTCCACGTCTTATAATTGCATCCGAACCTGCGTCAGTTGTAAATTCACAATAATACTCTCTACGTGCTTTTTCGGGATTAGAACGCATGTCAGACTCTATCATTTCTCGTGTAAGAGCAGGTGTAGTGGGGATATTCATAATAGTAGGTTTCATAACTAAATCGCAATCAATTTGGGCTACAAAATAATCTTTATTTCCCATAATCATTTGTTTGCTAAAATCACGATACATTGTATAAAAGGGAGTGTCTGTAGAAGAAGCAGATGAAACATAAACTAATTGATTAGGAATAGGTTTAGGAATGGCTAATAATCTTGTTTGGTCTATCATATTTCCATCTTTATCAAAACCAGTAGCAAATTCGTTTTTTGTGGCACAAAAAGCCTTATAAACAGAAAGTAAATCTTGAGACAAAAAAGCACTTTCGTCAAAAATAACACATGAGGCTCGAGCGCCCCTATTACGATCGATATTCGACGAAAGCGTTCTGGAGAACGAACCATTATGTAAACTATATGTAAAACCACTTGGATTGTGTGAAAAACCATCGCCACTTGCATTTGGAACTTCTACTTCATTTTTGAAAATATATCCAGAAGAATTTATTAATGAAGCTATTCTGTCATTCGCAATATCCTCTAATTTTTTAAAAGTTGTAGCTGATTGTTGACTGCTACCGGAAGCAATATAACAGTTCCAAGGTTGAATAGCTAACATTTGTTTTGCCATTGCAAATAAAACAATCCAAAAACTTTTACCATATGCACGAGATGCACATATCATAACTTGGGGAGTAGCCCATGACATTTGCATTAAATATGCTTGAGAATCTAACAGCTGTATATTAAAAAAATCTTTTATAAACTTAACGGGGTTTTCTTGATAATAATTTTTTTCTTCGGCAATCCTTTGAAAACCTTCCACCTTTCGAGAACTCATAGGATATATAATATCCTTATGATATATTTTTGTGTGATTTTCTATTCCCAAAAGTTCTCGAACAAATGAAGCACCATATATACATCTATTTGCAATTTCATCATTATATACAACTGGATATTTAAACTGTTCCATATAATTCTTCCTCATATTTTTCAATAGTATCCCTGTCATATCGAAACTCAGGTAGTATTTTCTTCTTCATTTTCCTTTTTCCTCCCTAATACATATGTATTAACAATGTTATCGAGGTCGCATAAATTAGCATCTTTCAATAAATTTTTATCTTGCATTGTATCTCGCAAATCTAAATTTTCTTGTAATAAAATACGAAAAGCTTCACGCAACCCATCATTCTCCTCAGTTAATGCACTTAGTTTTTTTCTTTGCTCTGCTACCATATCCGCCCATTCAGATTCATCGTTGTTCAAAGCTTTTAAAATAGCAGACATACTAATATCAGCAACTTGTTGCATACCTTTACAAGTATCTATATTATATCCATTTATTCTTCCTTCTCTTAAATCGAGATCTTTAATTTTTTTCAATTTACCTGTCCAAGTATTTTCACCCTTTTTTGCATTCTTATTATATTTCAATGAAATACAACTATCTTGAGCCAAGTTCGTAATAATAGATGTAATTTTGCTTTTACTATCTTGTAGAGTTTTAATTGTTGCTGAATTTTTTTCAATATTGTTTATATCAGACATTAATTTAGCAACCGTATCATCTATCTTTGACTGCTGAAGAAAGCCTCTAACTATTGAAATTGCAGATGAAGTTCTCATCATATCGTCATTAGCATCTTCACTAGAATCCAATAATCCTAATAATTGCGAATATAAAAAAGGTTGATCTTCAATAGCCTCTTGTTCAAATGGATCATAATTAAGAAGACGTTTAACATCCTCTTTATTCTTTTGACAATCTTCATAAACGTCTTGTCCCAAATGCTCATTTATGATATTTACTTCAGTTTTTTCATCATCATAAACGATTTTTTCTTTATAAAAGTCTGAATCAAAGAATGTCAAACCAAGATAATTTACCATTTGAATATTTTTAATATAAGCCGACCATGCATTATGTTTTACCTTTCCGGCTATTAAATTTTCAGATTCCTGCACACTTGCGTTCCACACAGTATTTAAAAATGGTTTTTGCAAATATTTCAATGCCAAAATTACACTTTCCTTAGTCGGTTCATGTTCTTCTCCATTTTTATCTACTCTCAATGCTATTTTTCTCGCACATTCTCGACATATAGGAGTGCAAGTAGTTTCACCATACATCGGATCTGTATTCACATAGAAATGAGTTTCTCTATTTTTATGTTTTTTACACATTAAACAAAATGCGGTAGAATCATATTTCTCTATTTTTTCTTCTAACTCTTTAACTTTTTCTCTTGCTTGAGCAGCCGTTAATTTTACTGGTTGCTCAGTTTTTTTTACTGCCATAATTAACTGCTCTCCTTTAACATATTTTTGAGGAAGTGCAGGATTTGCACCTACATAATTGCTTTTCTTCCTATATGACAAAAGAGCAGGGGATACCTACTCTTTTCTTTATTAATTTATTGTTTGTTGGGTTTAAATCTGAATACTATCTTTTAATTTTCTAACCTTAGTAGTGTCAGTTTTTATGTAAAACTTTTTAGTTACATCCGTTCCAGCATGATTCAACATAGTGGAAATGTCTTCCAAATTTACGCCGGCGTTCTTGAGTAGCGTGGCGTAGCTGTGCCTGAAATCGTGGGCATGTAGAGTAGGAACGTCAATCATCGCACCAATCTTTTTACACCAATCATTCAACGTGCTATTTCGTATTGGTTTATCTTCGGTGACATAAGGTGTAATGAACAACCATCCATGGTCGTCAATATTATTATCCTTGCGATATTGAATCAGATTCTCAAGATAATTTTTTGTTTCAACTGAAAAACTCAATTCTACAATTTTACCTTCTTTTTCAATAACGTCAGTGCAAATTCTCTCTTCTAAATTAACTTGTTTCCATTTTAAATTGGCAACAGCATTTACCCGTGCCATAGTGGTTAACGAAAGAAAGGCATATGCTTGTAATTGAATATCACCATATTCTTCAAGTTTTTCTCTCATTAATTGCACTTGTTCCTTTGTAAGATATGTTTGCACTGTAATGGGTTGTCCAGCTTTAGGTCTATCTATAAACTCAGTCGGCGATTCTCTTATAAGTTTCTTTTTTCGAAGAAATTTATAGAATGCCGAAATCGAAGCCATAACCCTCTTTTGCCGATTTACATTATTACCTTGTTGCTTTCTCCAATAATAATACTCTGTAATATCATCCTCGGTTGCCTCTAAAACAGATAAGTTAAACTGATGGTCGTACATAAAAATAAACCATTGTTTCAAATCTGCATTATAAGCATCAATTGTATTTTTAGATAAATCACGGATAGACATATCTATCTGATATTTTTGAAATAATTTTAGAGTTTCGGGATTTATGTTTTGAAATTTGTTTTCATCATACATTTGTATACGTTTTGCACGTTCTGCCATAAAAATCACTTCCTTTCATACAACAAAACTTGTTAAAAATAAACTTTCATGATATAATAAAACAAAGAAATGGGGGACAAAGTTATGTATCATAGAAACAAAAAATATAAAATTGAACAATATGATTCTTTGACATCTGAACACTTACAATGTCGTTCCAGTATACAAGTTGTTATAACTGTAAATTTAGGAATTATAGCAGGCATAGTTGCGGGTTATATCTCCTTATTGTCTTTATTATCAGATAACAAGATAGGAGAATCACACCTTAAAATCTGCTTTGCCATTCTGTCTATTATTGGAATTACCTTAAATATTGCATGTTTGAAAACTATATCAGAAATAGAAAAGGAAGACCGTAAAATTCTTAAAAGCTTAATTAAAATCGAAAAACAATTTAAATTTTCATACAAACATAATCTCAAAACTTTTATACCAATCAATATCACCAAATGGTGCATAAGTACAGTATGTGTGTTGCTTTTTATAGTATTGCTTGGAATAATATTATAAATAAATTCCCATTAATATAAAAGAAAATGTGTACATAGGCAAATTCTACGTACACACCTAGATTAAGCCACCCAAAATTCTTAGCAACCTCAATACTATTTGTTACAACTTGACCATTTTCATTTCTTAAAATAATTTCTTTTATTTTAAAACTTTCCAATCATTTTTAATTTATAATTGGAGACAGAGAGAGGGGAGCATCAGCCACCCTATATCAACTCTTTATCAAATAAACCATTTGACCTTTACTAAAATATTCTCCGTTTCATAAACGAAAAACATAACATTTCGAGCAATCAAGGAATTAAACCTCGACAAAGAAGCCATTTTGCCCATAGAAAAAGAGTGTGCAATTTCTCACACACTCTCACAAGTCATATAGTTCACCAACCGAATATTTCACGAATTCTGTCCATTTCCGCAAAACATTCATCCATATGGTTAAGATTGTCTCTTACTCTACCAAGTAAGTCTTTAATCTCATCGTCACTCAAATTTGATTTAACAACGACATACTTGCCGTCATCTATATCATCAACCAACTCATCTTCATAATCTTCTTCAACTTCGTCAGCATAATCCACTTCATATACTTCCGTATTTTTATTTAAATTACAATGAATCAGTTTTGACGAGCAATCACTGAAAATATATAGTACCTCACTATCATAATTGAAATACTTACCATTTCTCTTAGCCGGTTCAACGAAAACCTCATAATCATTATTGATAGATAAAATATATTCATCATCATACTCAACCACGCCGTTCAAACCTATCTCAAGTGATATAAAGTAAACATCATCATAACGAGCCAATTCTTTTATAATTGGTTCAATATCTTCATAATGTCCAATTACCGATATATTCTTAAATTCAGTTGATTGTGAAGCGAGTTCAAATATAATATCATCAGCCAAAGTTGCCATATCATCTACTATGTAATTCTTCATATGTTTAACCTCACTATTATTCGTTGATTTGATCTTTAAATGCTTTCTTGAATTCTGCCTTTGGTGCATACTTTGCTGATATAGCAATAGCTTCACCTGTACGAGGGTTTTTACCTGTTCTTGCTTCTCTATGTACCTTTGTAAACTTTACAAAACCAGTAATATCAACAACACCCTCTGTCAAAATGCCGTCCTTTATAATATCAATAACTGAACCAACAACTTCTGTTGCCGCCTTCTTTGTTACATTGTTCTTTTCTGCATATACTGCAATAATATCATTCTTTTTCATAATTAATTTTCCTTTCGTTCTTTACAATTATTTTTTTTAATTTAACTCAATAGGGTAGTAACAAACTACTCCATTTTTATTACATACACATACCATCTGTGATGCCTTTCCCGACAATCGTTTCTCAATCGTATATGAATCTCCACTTCCTGCAAGACTACCTCCACGAATCATTTTTATTCCATTTGTTTCGTCTACTGCACAAGTATGAAGATGTCCATACGTAATTGCATATGGAATATATCCAAGATACATGCATAAGTTAGAAACACCATTCTTACTATATGCGTCCATATCGCCATGCACATTAATATAATCTTTACCTCGAATCTCCATCGAAGAAATACCGTTGTCGAAATTATTATTTAATATATGAAAATTTACTATATGTTTCAAGGATAAATTCACACCCCAAGTAATCAAGTCATCCAATCTTTCATCGTGCAACGCTTCTTCTTTTTTGTCAATTCTTGAGTGGTTGCCTACAACACTTGACATATAAACTTCCGCAAAATGTTTACTCAATTCATAACAAAAAGAAGAAATCAATTCACTGGCAATTTTAATTTGCTGAATAACGTTTTCTCTATTAGTGACTTGAATTGTTTTATGAATATTTCCACTCAACATATCACCTTGCAACGAAATGAAACAGTTTTCAGAATTGTATAACTGACGTATTTCTATAATCTCGCTTAATAACCGACTTAATCTTCTCTTAGCAATATCAGAATTATAATCGCCCCAAGGAGAAGAAAAGGTTTGTCCAATGTGGAAATCGCTAAGGATTACAAGTATGTCGTTATTAGACGATATATTTACATCACCATGCTTTTCAAAATTTACTTTACCTTGTGAAAGTAATTGTTCTTCCAATAAATCTAACTTTTGTTCCACACGGGCATCAATATAATTTTGCTTTTGCCAAGCATTTCGTTCATCTCTGAATTTTATCTTCTCACGTTCCAACTCACGCTTTTGCAACTCAATCTCTTTGAGTTGCTCACTTGACTCACTAAACTTACTCTGATTTGCATTTAACATTTTTTGGAAAGATTGAAACTTCTTTCGATATGTACTTTCGCCAAAATCGTTTCCTGTTAATTTATTGATTACCACTGCAACGTCAGACCAAGTTCCTATTATGTCTTTTTGAGAACAAATTCTGTAAATAAGTTCTTCCTCAGTTTCATCTTGAAGTCTTTCAAACTTAATAACGTCCACCGCCCTTACGCTTATTCATCGGCAGGAATATCATTGTCCTGCTTAATCGTAAGAGAGATACCGCTTATATGATTCCAGTCCGCCAACAACTTGTCCAATGAATATACTTTTATATCATCTTTTGTTGTTTCAGTGATTGTCATATCTTCCATATTTATTTCCGCATTCTTTAAAGAAACTGCCTTTGTTATCTTTGCCATATGTCCTTCTTATCCTTTCAAATATAATTTTTTTGCCTTATCAGCATATACATCCTCAATATATACACGACCAGCACCGCCTTTTGTTCTGTAATGCCCTACAACAAAATGTGTTTCAGGGTCAATATAACCATTCGAACTTCTGACGATAATGCCATTTTTAATGAGGATATTCAATTCTTCTTTGGAAACGGGTTTAATTGCCTTTCACTTCTTTCTATTAAATTTGCCACAAAGGGCGTGCATTTCTTTTGTACGTGTGAAATGCTCAATGAAATATCACTTAATGGGGGCAGGTAGACGAATTGCACGTCTATCATAAGATAATGAGTCTTATATGCTACTTTTACACCAACCTGCTATATTTTTGCACAAAAAAAAGAGCCAGTTACTATAACTGACTCTAACTGTATTTTCTTTATTAAATTAAGGTGTATGCCAACTATCATCAATTTCTTTCGGAGCAAAGAAACCTTTTATACAATTTGGATTACGAATACAGATTTGAATATGAGACTGTTCTCGAAATCCAGAGGTCTCATAGATAGGATTGCCTTCTAAGAAAACTCCTCTGACAGAATCATAAGGTCTTAAACCATTATCTTTCATATCTTTATGCATATCTTTATGCAGATCTTCTATAACAGCACAATCCAAATATCGTAATAATAAATCATTGTTACCTTTAACATTTTTATTTTTCGGAGTAGGTTTATCAAGAATAGACATTTTAGCAGTGAAAAGTTCATATTGCAACTTTAACATTTGTATATTATAACTATCAAGTAAATTCAAACAATATCCCAAATCAATCACTGCACCAATTACAGCTGGTTTCTCAATTTTTAATTTAGGATTAGTCATTCCACAAGTAGCCCATTCCCATGCACGTTCCAAATTTTGCTCCCAAAAGTACATTCCATTACCTAACCAATCATATTCATTTGTACTAGGCTTAAATGGTTTATGCTCATATAATATTTTATTAAAAACTTCTTGGTCACAACCATGAAACCCAATAATTATGTTTGGGAGAGTAGAATACATCAAATGAGATTTTTCATTAGTATTATTCATACTGCTATTCCTCGTCACGATAAGGTATAGCCAAATCACCATTCTCATCTAAAATGCCTGCACGTTGTAATTCTTCGATTATTGGCTTCGTTTGTATTCTTTTACCTTCTTTTTTTCTTCGTTCTATTGCTCTTAATTGAGCAAGTCGTTTATTTTGTTGTTTAATAAAGGCATCCGTTTCAGCTCTTTCAAATCTTATAATTCTTTCAATAATTACAGGCATAATATCACCAAATCTTTCATTCTCGCTCGACATACATTCATCTCCTTTAAAATCAATGAATATATTATATGCCGAAAAATATAATTTATCTCTTCCATCTCTATAATACCACAATTTAAAAGAAAATACAAGAATAATTCATTAATAATTAAACTTCAAATTAAAAAGAAACGGGATTGCCACTGGTGAAATATCACCAATGGCTTTGAATTTTTATTCAATTACGCAAATAGTAGTATTATTACTTATAAGCATATTGATTTTACATTCATTAATCCAACAAATGCTTTATAATGAACACAAAACAGACCTTCGCCTTACAAACACAAAATCGTACCAATATTCAGTCATTATCTGCTATAGTCTGAGCAATAAGGAGCTACCTCATTACTTCTATAGCAATGCATTAAGCATCAAGAATAAAGAGGACTGATTACCTCTATCTTTCACCCATGTCATTCAGAAAAGATTTTTTGTTTATAAATTCTTCTATTATATGTGTTTTATTTTAATGTCGATTTGGGCTACTCGGACGATAAACAGGGCTTATACACACATTTCTGCGTATCAACGACACAATTGGCTTATTTGGATTTTCTCTACAATCTTGCACAGTTCCACCTAGCAAGCCTCAAGATTCTTCTCACCGAGTGAGCGTCTATTATACCAACGTCCTGAAATCTACTTTTTGCTGCGATAATGTTTTGCACTTATATTTGTTATTGACAGTTTCCGTCTACTTGATATATCTCACAATATACCAAAAGTACCTACACAAAAGTATCCTTCTATGTCAATACTCAACGTTCATATAATCTCGGCATGGTGACTAACCAATCTGCACCGAGTTATCTTGTGTCCATAACAAAGCATTCGTTGGATTCATTTTTTACGTTATGTGTCAACAAGACATAATAGCCAAGTCGGCACATAACGATATTTTCAGTTACTTTGCTACCCATATCTTATATATACACACATAAAAATGCTCACAAATGGCTTAGGCATGCGGAAAAGTAGGATTTTCTATTTCGCTACTTTTCGATATTTATATGCGTTATTGCGTTTTCGATATTTTTCTTTAGCATTTGCACATTTCTCGCAATACATTTTCTTATTATTAGTGCGTACAATCATATCTCCACATAGTTTGCATCGAATATAACCTTTTCTTGAATTTTGAGGTAATCCATAATATCTTTTTTGATATTTCATTAACTCTCCTTCTAAGGTTTTATTAATGTAACCTACATAGAAGTGGTCTTCTGTCATAAAATCATATATGTTATTTAATTTTGTTTTATCCTCAAAATCTTCAATTAACTTGCAATTATCAAAAGCTTTTCTTAAAAATTCTTCAATTATTTTTTTATATTTAACCCAACTTAAAGACATTTTTTCTTTTTGTAATTTAATCTTTAAATTATTAGCATTATCCATTGCGTTATCAATGATTGCTGTTAATTCTGAAGAATCCATATCCACTCCATGTAAATAATCATAATACAATTTTTTAGGGGTTTTAAGCAAATTCATATATTGTTCAGACAAAATAACATTTTTATCAAAATATCGAGTATATAGGTTATTAATTTTTTGACGTATGATAGATTGCCAGTCTCCATCTTTTGTCATAACTTTATAATAACGATATTCAACAGATGACCATATATCAAATACTTGTCCTATCTCTGTATTTAATATATTCGGAGCAACAGAAAATGTAATATGTTTCTTGTATGTACGTCTTTTATTCTCTGAATGCCATATTGAATCACAAAAATTTGTGAAAATCTCATCTTTTTTAGAGAAATTGGCACTCTTATAATCTTCAATTATTTCATAAAGATAAATATCGTCACAACTGTAAATATGAATCACCTACCTCAAATTCATAATACTTACCAAGGTATTCATATGCACCGTCCGTATAATATGGAACTTCACGGATAGAGATATTTTTCTTTGGATTAGTATTATTTTTCAAATTTTCAATAATATATTCTCCGTAAGCAGACCACGCAAATGATTTACTGATTGAAAAAGAATTGTATGAAGTTTTTATAACATAATTTGCAATTGTCTCTTCATCAATACCAAGTTCTTTTGATAAACTGTCTTTAAAACTATCAATAACTGAATTCAAATCGAAATCTTCATTTTTCAAATTCATATGTCTACGCATTGTCTCGGCATATTCATTAATGTATTTACGGCATATCTTTATTACTTTTTTATCAGATAAATCAATATCATTATTAACAATTAAGCATCGAGTATCAACTAAGTCTGACAAACAATTATCCCATAGAATATTGTGTTTTTCCCAACTACATATGTAATCACATAATTCATTCATAGGGGAAGGGGAATGATATGCGTTTAAAGGGAGCTTATCTTCGGGTACTTTATTTTTATTCTTTTCGACTATAGAGAAGTAGGTTTTTAATTTTTTAGGATAATTATACAATAGGAAATAAGGAAGTTGTTTTAAATATTTACGAAGACCTTTATTCATATGCCAACGAAAACCAGTTTTTAGAAAATCAATTTCTTTGCCCTGGAAAATTCGCAATAAAGAACAATAATCTGAATATAATTGCTTAACTTCATCATTGGTAGTGTATTTATTCTCAATGCCGGTAACAACATTTGTAATTTCACCTATACGATTATCACGTGTCATTACCTCATATTCAATAAGATTCTCTTTTGTATATGGCTTTGATTTTGCCGTAATTTTATCTTCAATATCTAAAATAATCAACTTATCAATTTTAGAATTTATGATAATAGGGTCATTACATAGTAAGAAAATATCTCCGTCAAAGTCAGCGCCGCCTTGTTGAGGTGCTGAAATATCATACATATTAAACATTACAACATCCTGATCTTGAAAATGTCTAAACCATTTGTTGATAATATCATTACGAACAATTTTTATCTTATTAACTTCAGAAGGGTCTACCAATGGAGAACGAAATGACACACAATCACCTTGTTCAAAATTGGCGCTATAAAATTCTCTTTCGTTTAAACAACCAACCGGTGTTAATCCTGCTGCATATTGTAAATATCCAATCATATCTCCGACGCCAGTATGATAAAATCCTGAACAATATATTTTCCCAACCTTTGCCTCATCAATAGCTTTCTTTAATTTTCTGTAAATGAACTGTTTGATAGCTGGATCTTTTAACATAACATCGTTGATTAATGCAGCCTCAAGATACTTACTGTCGGGTTCATAATTTTCAGTATCGTTTACACCCATAAATTTATAGGTATAAAATTTATCACCTTTAATAATTTTCTCGAATAAAGATGTAGTGTATTGGGCTATTTCAATTATTTTACCCTTATTATCACCGTCTAAAATATCATATTCTTTTTTATTTTTGTTTTCATAAGCCTCAATATATTTAGGATTCCACAAGTCTAAACATTGAAGATATTGAAAATTCATTCTGGTGTATTTATTTAAGTGTTTAACATGATGACTATATTTACTTATTCCAAGTTTAAAATGATATTTGGCTATTGTTTGCATATATTTTTCCCATGCATCATTACCATATTTAGATTTAAAAATTTTGTGACCTTTGAACATAGAAATATTCCAAATACAATCTATATCATCAACATTATGTTTACGACCATAAATATCAGTAATAAACTCATATCCCCATTCTTTCAAAATTTCACGGAATGGCACATATATAGAATAACCTTTTATAAAAGGTAATCTCACTTGAGTTCCTATGACATTATAATCCAAATTCAACTGTTTACTTATCTCTTGTGTAAATTCTAATTCGTGACAACCACATCCATCAAAAGGGGATAGGCTAATATCTCTATAACCTTCTTCTATTTCACGAGAAATATAAGATTTTGTTTCGCCAGTGGTTTTATCAGTAAACTCTTTCTTTTTTTCTACAACATATTTGATTAATTGGTTGGAAAGAGTTTTTTCGTATTCACCAATTATTACGATATTAGGCATATATCCTTCAATAAGAGTACAAGAACTAAATGGGAGACATCTTTGAGCTTCATACTTTGAAATGACGCATTCGTCAATAGGAATATCCATTTGAGTAATCATATATAACGCTTCAAAAATTTCATCACAAACGAAAGCTGTAATTCCATCTTTTCCTTGAGAAGCCGATTTACCAAAACGATTATAGTGAATTCCATTAAGATAAAACCCTTCATCTAAGATTCTTTTTAACTCTTTTTCTGTTTTAGGGTTCTTTTTGGCTACAATTAATACCATCTCGGATATATGGGACGAAGTATATCCTCGCAATCTTTTTATTTGGTCAAATATTATTGAATCACCTTGTTTTATAAGATATTCGTTTGACATAGCTTCATTTTTATCAATTTTAACATCATATTCTTGTTTAATAATCTCCCTTATAGGAAGTTTCATCATTGTGTATTGAATCTTAGCTATAACTAATCATCGCCTTTCCTCACGATTCTTTGTTTTTATTTTTGTTATTACGAATTATAGAAGTTTGCTTTTCGCAACTTCTATTAAAGCTTTCATCTGACCTTATTCTGTCCGCAATGTCAGACAGGGTATGAAATTTTCGTGTATTTGTTTCAAAATCTGATGAATAAATGTTTCCTGAAAATTCAGCAGGATCTGGTATGTATCTATCTGTTATCATGTGTTATTTGTATTTTCCTTTCTTAATTACATAATTTCTTGATTTTTACTTAGACAAATGATATAATTATAATTGTCTAGATATTTTTTTGCGTTGTTTGCCATATTCCTCCTGCTAGATAAAGGAGGAGCTTAATGACGATATGTCGAGACATATTATATTTGATATTGCAAATCCTAAGATTTGCTAACAATCATATTTATATAACATTATTGATTCTATGCATATTTACAATGTTTCTGATTATTTGCAAATTTCATCATAGAAACAACATAGACGGGACTTGCAATATTGAATATAATCACGGTGACATTCACTTTTCTTTTAAGTATAAGTGTCGTCACTAAGAAGGGAGTCTCCGTATTTTTACGGAGGCTTTCTTTGGTTGTTGGGATAGGGAATAGAGGAGACATTTATATATTCTCCTTGCATTTTGAAAAAGAACGAAATTAATGTATTGTGTTCATTTATGTTACACATCGCCGCCTTTCTAAAATTTTTAATGCTGTCGTTATCTACTAAGAAAATTAATCATTCGTATGCTTTCTTATACCCCCTATAATATTCTCCCAATATCTTTACCAATGACACTTTGTCTTGTATTTCTGCGTAAAGTCTCATGATTGTATCATCTGAAAATGTCACTTTGTATCTATTCATTTAGTTTTCCTTTCTTAATATATTATTCTCCGTGAGAAAACGAATTTTGATTAATCTTTATAATTGCCGGTCAACTCACCAAAAGATTCAACATTGTAAATTTGCAACATTTTATAAATCGCCCATTCAATCTCTTGTTCATAACCCTCTTTATTAAGGACATATATATTGGGAGTATTTTGTGGTGGTTGAGAAGGGTCTGGTTGAATACTTCCGACTTCTTTTTTTATAAGAAGTGGTTGTTTATCATCAACATTAGAAGTTAAATATGAAAGACATTGATTAAGCGTATCTTTAGACATTGACAAATCTTTAGCCATAGATTGCATACTTCTCCAAAACGCTTCTGGTCGAGTTTCGGGATTATACATAATTTCCTCATTGTCGTTTTTCTTTGGACGGATATATATGTATGAGTTGATATAAAGAAATGCCATTAATATATTCTCTTTATTAATACTCGATTCGCCCATCATTATAAAATCCAATTGAGATGAAGTGATTTTTGAAAAATTTTCAGTTGCATCGAAATTTTCTGGAATGATTTTGATTTCTATTCCCGTATCATATCCAATAGAATCTAAATCTTGCTTTACTTCAATCATTTTATTGTTAATCATATATTCCAATACATCCAAAATATCATGAAAAGCTTTAGGTTTCCGTTTTGTAGTCTTATAACCATAAAACTCTAATATTTTCCGTATGGTTATCCAGCTAAAATCTTCGTATGACCTATATCTGTCTATGAGAATATACGTAATGTAAAATTTTCGACTTATTCCGTATTTTGTTTTTATATTTCCTTGTACATAATCATTGGGGAAACGAGTAAAATATTCTGATTTAGTATTCATGAATTTTCTCCTTTGTTTAATATTCTATAGTTTGGTGATAAACCTACGAGAGTTCGGGAAAGGCTACTTTCATATACGTCAATTTTTTTGAAATGTGAATTTTGAGGCTACCATGATGTACCTCAACTGAACTGAAAGAAGATATACAACAGTTTAAGAAGACAGACTATTACGAGTGGAATTTCGCATAGCTCAATTCTCACTCGTTGAATTACATTTTTTGTTGTGTTATGTCTTGTATGAAATAGTCTTTTTTAAATCTTATCTTATTGAATTAAATCTTATCTTCTATATATGTTATTCTCTGTTTAATTACTGGTCTATCAAACAATGTTGCTCTTTTAAAGTTTTTGATTTGTTCTTCTGTTTGTAATCCATATTTAATCAGACTACTATCTATAAGTAATGTTAATGCGTCTCTTAATTGAGTATGATGTTCTATTGCGTCCATTGGATAACATTCATCTTTGAGGAAGTTATTTTCATAGCAATAATCTTCATGAATTTGATTTATATCTACGTCATATGTATCCTCAAGTTCTTTATAGATATTTGAATATAACTCACTTCTCGTGCAATCAAAGTATTCCATAAGCATTTTGTATTTAGGAGCAATCTTCTTATACCATGCTGATGGATACCTTCTTGATGATAAATAACGATTAGTTTGAGTTTGTTCTATCTTTTCTAATCTTTCAGTTATAGGTTGTAATGCAATAGCTATTGCATTTGAGATACTTTCAGCTAAGAATTCAGCGTTTATGGCATTCGTAGACTTCTTATCTATGAATACAGATGCCAATACATCTGCGCATTTGTCTTGATATAGTTCTAATTTTGTTGCTAATTCTGGTTGAGTTTGTTTCATTTTTGGTGTAATGTTTATTTTTGCTAATGCAATAGGAAGTTTGCGTTGTGAAATGCAATAAGTATCTTTCTCATCAAACAGGGTGGTGTCATTTTTCGCCACCATCTTTTGTGTAGGTAATGTAAATTTGGTTATACCTTTTGAGATTACAGAATCATTAATCCATTTATCTCTTCTTTTTCTTATTTGATTCCTATCTTTAAATCCTATACCTTTCAGAACTGCATTGATAGAAGTATAAATTTCGCCGGTTGCGTTATCTTGAACTGCAATGAGTTTATCTCCATAAAAATCAAAATATGTTGTTTCTAATGCTGTGTTTTTCATAATATCATTCTCCTTTGTTTTCTTCTTGACACAATTCCATTGCAAGAGTGTCAAATATATTCTTAGTCACTGTATTATTCTCCGTTTGAAGATTAAGTTTTCTATTAAAATTATTTATATACATAATTAAACTTAACTTCAATAATTCTAATCGACTAATTTTGTTGTATTCGCAAATATAATCAATAGAATCTTTGTACTCCTTTGGAAAAATGTAATTAAATATATCATGTATTTCATTTAATTGTTCAGCCGCCTTGTTGGTTGTGTTTATATATTCTTTTAATAATTGGTTATAATCATTATTAGAAGGAACAGGATTTTCCATATAGTTAGAAAAAATAATATTTGCAAATTTATGTATGTTTTCAATTTCTTTTTCGATTTGTTGTGAAGAAGGAAAGTTAAAATCAAAATATGAATTGTTTAAATACTCTAAATATAAATCAATATAAGCTTTATCAAACCATTCATGCTTAGAGTCATTTCCGCTTATATTATAATTTTTAAAATATTCTTTAAAATTTTTTTCGATGTCTAACGTATTCATACATAAAGGCGAAGCATATAAATACATTATTTTTGTTTTTGATGGAATTAGTTGTCGATTAATTTGTTGCAATCTTTGATATAAATTTTGTGTAATTCCAATTTTACATTGGGCAGTGTCACATATCATCAAATATACAAAACCATACGATTTAGAACATTTCGTAATATGAGGACACTTTTGATATTCTTTTTTTGAATAAATAGATAGTTCTTGTGGGAGTAATTTTGTCATGTGAGTATTTGTCAATGATGATATAGTATTTAATTTTGTTTCTTTGATTGTTTTCATAATAATCTCCTTCGTATTAATTTTGTTTGATTAGGTTTCTATTTATATATTCTCTTTTGTTATTTTTCATTTTGTATAATGTTTTGCATTAAAGAATTGATTATGAAGATAAATTATATTTTCTTCACAATATAGGATTAAGAAACATCAAAATTCATTTTTGTCAGATTTTCTTTGCAAATTTGACTGAGTTTCTTCCTATTTATATCGTGTTTTATATATGGGGGTAGGATGTATATTTATATTCTCTATTTAGGTGATTGACATATAGAATTAAATTTGATACAATTATTGTAAATAAATGATTTTGTGTGGAGGTGTGTATATTATGGGGAAGAAGCGAAGAAAAAGAAGAAAAATGAATAAAGCTCAGAAAAGAGCATGTGTATTACCGGAAATTAATAGACCAAAGAATAGAAAACCAAAACAAAGACCAAATCCATTGTTCTTTTGTGAAAAACGACATTTTGAAATAGATAGTATGATAGCAAAGGGAACGGCAATTTTTGTTGGAGAACATCAATGTGTAAGTCAAGAAATTAAAGTTATCAATTTTGATGGAATATTAATCAATGATAATGGCGAAAATATTTCTGTTCCTCTTAAACGATGTATAATGTGCGGCAAAACCATTATACAACCAGATATAATGAAAGGAATATGTAAAAATAATAGTTTTAGTTTGTATCATTTTATGGGAGTACATCATGGAGAAGAATTTAATAAAACAAATATAAAAATTCATGACATAACACCTAAACATTTTCTGACAAGAACAAATATAGGTAAGTTATGTGTAAAAGATGGACATAAATTGACGGATATAAAGGCAAGAATTAAAATTTTATCTTCAACTGGTAAGGTGAATGAAGTTATAATTCCTGCCGCTCATTGTGAGAGATGTGATAAATATTATATCTTAGAAAGCCATTATCAAATGGTAAAAAGACAAGGTGTTATTATTTGCAAGGTAGTAGAAGAAAAGTTTTGGCGTAGAGATAACAACGGAATGTCTTATAGTAATTTGAATAAAGAATCGGTTCTACATATAATGGGCTATAATGTAAGTGAAGTAATAGGATTAACTTCAATACAACGACACAGAATATTGGAAATGATTGTTGATGAACATATATTAAGCCGTATGGAGATATGCAATCACCTTGATTGGCTTATTGAGAGGAATTCTTATAGAGACAATTTCAAATATGCGATAGAGAAATGGACAGATGATAGGGAATATATTGCAAATTATAATACAAAAGATATGAAAATTGTGGATGTGGGAATTGTTACAAGAAGGACGTATAAAAAGAAATGATTTGATAGAAATTTGTTTGTGATTGCAATGGGATTGAATTAAAGACTTTCGTAGAAATACGAAGGTCTTTTTTTGTTGCATTTTTATATGTAATTTTAGTATCGGAGTGTAGATGAGTGATTTTTGTGGATTTTATTGGTGTTTTGTAGTGTGGGGAGTTGGTTGTGAGATAGAATTTGAGATTTTTGTATCGCATTTTTTGAGGTTGTGGCGGTATTTTTTTGTTTGATTTTTCTTGGGTTTTTCGATAAGGGGGACGATTTTAAATTTTTGATGTGTGATGTGTGATTTTTGTTGTGTTATTTGGGGGTTTGGTGGGTTTTGTGTTTTTTGTGGTTAGTGTGTAAGTTGACTACATATACAGATATAGGAAAAATGGGACTTGCCGACTTGTTTTTTGTACCCCCTCCATAACTCTTCATAAAATACGCTTTTTTCGCATACCTATGCGGATTTGACTTAATTTTATTATCTGATATAGTCATAATTGTCAAAGGGAAAAGGACGAAAAAAGAATAAGAGGTACACGGATAGCATATCAAATTCAGTCTATCCGTTCCGATAATATCGGATTAATGCTATCTGTATTTATTCAATTTTTGTTTTTTCAAAGTATAGCTAAGTAGCTATGCAAGGGTTATAGGTTTAATCCGTTTTGACTGTTCATTGACAATTAAATAGGTAACAAAGGCAGATACTACTTTTTTAGTTCCATCAGGAGCAACACAAAAAGCAAGTCTGATAATACAATACTTTTGTTACAAGTTTATATAAAAAAGGTGCGGGAATCCTCAAAATCCCGTTGACTATGTAACGGCGGTTATATAGTTACGTTTGAAATATTTTCTAATATTTTGAGCGTGTGAAGGTGAAATTCCTTTATTTCAAGTTTGGTAATTCTTGGGGTACCGGTAGCGACGAAAATCCGGCGCAAAGCGTTATAAAGTGGGAGTACGTTTTAACGCAATACAAAATTAAACGACTGTAAAAATTACCGTATTAAACTAACTTGCATATTAGAGGTGCAAGCGGTTACAAGTCCGCATAAATAGTGAGTAGTACAACATCAAAAAAAATAAGTAAAGCACCTATTGCTCAGTATAGGAGAAGGAGAAAATCATGAAAAAGACAACAGATAGAAAAAGAGTAAACTTCAGCAACTTTTCAGACAAAAATCGTACACTATTACACGACTTCAGAACAGCTATTATTGCAATAGCAGAGGAAAATGCTAAGTATAGCACCGCGAGCAAACCCATCAAGACTCAGCGTGAAAAGACTCTTGCGCTCCGAGAGTCTGCCATTCAAGATGGAATGGATTACAATGATGCTATAATCAAGTATAGTATCAGCAAAGAAGAGTCTATCCTTGCAAAGTTGAAGGCGGAACATGAGTCAGCCGTCAAGGACTACAACAAAACATTGAAGGCTTGTTACGCTTTTATCCCTGAGGGAATGTATAAGGCGTATGCCACAAAGGCTCAAACCTTTGATGATACCGAGTTCAATAAAGAGTTCAGTAAGTTCCTTGAAGGACTTGGTATTGAGGTAGGATCTGCCATAGTGCCAAAGTGGGTACGCAAGCTTACCTCTGCCATAGGTGTAAGTATGGCAACTCAGAAGACTTTGCTTACAGGTGCAGAGTCTTTGACTAAAGCCATGAGCAAGACTTGCTTTAACAAGTTATTCATGGCAACTTTTATAGACCTATTCATCAAGTAATAGGTCGCACTATTCAAGGGTGTATGCTATCAAGTGTACACCCTTTTTCTGTATACGCGGTAAAAGTCCACGTACTGATGAGGCATGAGCCGAAACAGAGAGAATATTAGGTGTATATACTCTTATACACCTTGAGAGGAGGAATACAATAATGAACACATGGAAGAAGGATACTAAACGTCTATGCAGAGATTTCTGTGTAGACTATAACACAATAGTAAACAAGGTTGAGTCGTATGTATCTACACATACTCAACCAAGACACTATGCTCATAGCTATGAGTACAAGTATGATATTGCCGTACGTTTTGTACGAGCAATGATATAAGGGGATGTTAAATATGTATGAAGTAAAAGACAAAAATAAGACGTATCTGTTTAGTAATAAAACAGATGCTGATAATTATATTGACTATTTGCAACATGGCTTAAAATGTATCTCACAAAAAGACAGAACCTATTGTTTTAACAATGGTGCACGATTAATTGATGTATCATTGTATGGAACAAACAATGAAAAATTTGTTTTACATTACAACAATAAATGTATTGTAAGTAAGACATTACAGAAAAAGTATATTAAAGTGTTAGGAGGAACAAACTATGAACATGAGGAAAAAATTATCAATTATCTTAACTATAATATTGCTATTCATTGCACTTTGTTCAACAGCAGAGGCAATGATAACTTTGCCATTTGGATATTACACTCATAACGGCTTTAAGATTATTTATACCACTAAAGCAGTGTGTATAGGTGTCAATACTCTTATGACTCGTGATGGTCAGATATGGGAGTATGAGAATAACAATTTTGTAATAGGTGACAAGTACCGTATTACATTCAGTGATAACGGTACGGAGAATGATAAGACGGATGATAAGATATTATCCGTCAAAAAGTGTCATTAAGATGTTTAAGTATATAGTTCATGCTATATATTTTTACATAAAAAAATAGCCTTGTACTACCACTACAAGACTATTTAATATCAATGAAAGGCGGTGGATTGCGATGCTAACTCCGGAAGGATATATTGGCGATTACGATGGAAGACTCTATAGCACTGAGAATGAAGCTCGTGAAGCCGATCCTCGCAATTAACCAAAAGCCATCAGAGTGAGATACCATCAATATCTCTGATGGTCTTTTATTGATATTAATATAATAGCACAATAATTATCATATGTCAAGCTTTTATGGAGGTGAAATACAATGAGAACTCAAATAGATGTTCGTAAGTTCCAACGGAAACTGCAAGCGAATGGCTACACCTTACACCATATGCGAGGTAGTCATCAAATATACCGAAACGGAAACAGCGAAACTATTGTCATAAACAACAAGTTAAATGCAATGGTAGCTAAAAGACTTGTAAAGGAGTTCAATTTGCAATGAAAAAGAGAATATACAAGTATCTGACCGAATGCCTAAGAGAAATCATAGGCATTTTTGAATATTTAGAAGGGAGATGGTGAAATGCTCAAAGAAAAAGCATTGCGTATCATCAAGGCAGAGTTCAAAGAATATAAGCAACGTATTCTCACGAACTTGTCGAAAGAATATATCTTTGAGATTGCATATCAGATATATGTAAAATCTCGAATATATGATTTTTTGATTAAAGGTTGGGAATACCCAAGCGAAATTTATGAGATTATTATATCTTTGCATAAGCACAAGATAAATATCTTAGAATTACTATATTCGTATTTCCTGAAATATGAATATACAGATGTTGAAGATTGGCAAAATATGCAGGAATGGATAAAAGAATGTTTGAAGAAAGAAGGGAACTTAAATGACAAATAAAGAAAAGGAATTAATCAAAGATAATCTAAGAGCATACAATGCAAATTTTAAATACATAAAAATTGTTTCGGCTGACTATGGAGACGGTTTTTATGTTTTCACAAGCGAAGAACGTTTTAAATCAGGCAGTTGGACTCAATATTGTTATAATATTGATTACCTAAATGGTTGGTTATATGGAGCGGTACAAGCAATTCATAAAAGATGTGGTGAGAGAAAGGAACTGTGATGAATATGTACACATTAGAGTCATTAAAAGAAATTAACAATAGATTTTGCAGAAGTCATGAAATGACAGAATATGATGTAGAAAAGGTAAATGAATATGTTGAACTGATTGAAAATTCTCGTTCAAAATTAGAATCTAAAATAGGAGATATGATACAGTACACAAATGAATATGGAGAATATTTTGAAAAAGCTCATATTGACGAAATATATGAAGATGGAGAATTGTATATATGTGAGCGCCCATATGTTCCATTTGTCGGAATAAATGAAAATAATAATGGAATTAGTTATAGTACATCAGGTGGAGCTTGGGAATATCTATCAAAAGAAAAACTCACGTATGTAGGAAAAAGTAAAAAGCGATTTTGTGTTTGGGGTAATTGTGGTGCTTGTGCAGATGGAGCTGTTGAATTTGAGGCAGATGTAAATGTATGGTCTTATACTTCAAGCGAAAATAAATTTATCAGCAAGATAACTGGAAACCTATACACTACTAAAGAGTTTAATAGAATGATAATCCACTATTATGCAAATGAATACGGACAACCCAAAGATGGTAGTGAATATATTTATTTTGGAAGGCTAAACAACGGTGTATGGAAATCGGATAAAGAACTACAAGCATGGTTGAGAACATTTAGAGCAGAAGTGTTTGAATGGGGGAAGAATGGCATGTTTGTTTGGTACTGGAAAAATGAAGATCATCACGTTACTCCAACGGAATTTGATAATTTAAAGTTGCCGGAAGATACAATATTAAAAAATGCAAGAATTCTTAGATGCAAAAGAAAGTATGATGAAGATACACATACAGTCCACACTTACTATGTATGGTATTGGGATGAACCAGATAAAGATTTTTACAAAGCAGCTGAAGAACAAAATAAAATAAGAAAAAAATTCTATACTCTCGGTTGGCATATTCCTCAAAATCAACTTGCAATAAAAGAATTTGAACTTGGAAAAGCACAACCAATTAATTTGGATTTTATTAAGGGTTGATTAGTAATTAATAAGGAGGTAAGGGAAATGAGAAAATACATAGTTCATTACGGATATGGAAACAAGGCATATACAGATACTCGTAATGCACGAGTGTTGTGTAGAATGTACGGCGAAAATGTAACAGTAACAACAATACAAGGCAAGTTTATATGTAGAGGAATTATCAACTATGACGGCACTGTAACTGTTTGTACAATAGAGTGACGAAAGAGATATTTCAAAGGGAGGTTTGAATAATGATTGATATATTAGAAAATAAACAATACATAACAGATATTAATAGCAAATGGACTTTCTTTAAATTTCCAAATGGAAAAGAAGATAGAGTTGCTACAAATATAAAATTAACAGATGTTTTACTTGATTATTTTCGTAACGAGTACAGATTTTATAAAAGAATGTATGAGGAATTAAACGATATATCCGATAAAAAACGCAAAGAAGTCGATAAACTTCCTCGCCATACTGAAGAAGAAATAACACATGCGACACTATTTGAAGATATGAATATGAGGACTGATAATGAAAAATTCAAAGAAAAATCATATGAAGTGCATGGTATAAATTCCGTAACAAATAATGCATTTCATATGATGATGTTCTATCGAGGAAAAGTAACACGACTTTTAGAAATGACGATTTGGAGGTAAGCAAAATGCGAGTTAAAGAATTAATTGACAAAGTGATTAAAATTGCAAGAGAGTCGGCAGATAACGAAGATGGAGGTATTCAAATCTATACTGATTACAGAGACAGAGAATTATCAAATGAAACCATTAAAACATTATTTGAAAGCAATAATCCACGAGAGACACTTGTGGAAATGGTGTCTGATAATGAAATGAATTATTCAGATAACTATGGGTATTATGAACTCATAGAAACAATCAACAAGAGATTGACAGATGAAGAAAGGGAAATGTTTATTGAGAACTATGATGTAATATTTGATTATATTGTTGAAAACATTTATTTCTATTATGACATAGAGGAGCTTAATAATGAAATAAATGTTAATATTATGGTTGATTGTGGCAATGGAAATTACGATTATGCTCGTGATAATGTTCTAAATTGGTATGGGCGATATAATGACGGAGAATTTGATGAAGAATCATCTATTCTGTGGTTAGCAAAAACACAAGAAAAGGAAAAGGAACTAAAAGATTGTGTACGTCAAATATTTCGAGAAGACATTAATTATATGGACAGAGAAAAACAATCTGATAAGTTTGTTGAAAGCTGTATTCAAGAACTTGAAAATCTTAGCTCAAACATGGGAACTTTGACATTCCTTGTTAAAATGCCGTTATTCCAAGTGTTTGATTTACTTGAATTGCAAGAAGAAGAATATGACGAAAATGCAAGATACGACCCAAGAGAAAATAAAAAATCAAAATCCTATATGGTACTTGGGAAAGATACAACGTGTGGATTATATGACAGTTGGAATGGTGGTGGCTCGGTATTAGAAATTGAACTTGATAAAGACGTAAAACTTCCTATTAAATACGCTGAAATATGCGTTGAGGGTTGTAGAATGAGAGGCTATGACGTAAATGAAGTTTATGGGTTGATTGATAGCTGTTGGAAACACTCACTAAAGGATGTTGTAGGAATGGAGAAATAAGTTATGATTAGTACAATAGAAAGAGATTGGATTTGTAAAAACGGTGTATTTTATTTTCCAATGAAAGAGCTTCCTGATTGGTATGGAATACCAAATATAGGGTTTGTATATCATGGTGAATGGTCTGATTCGGAGGTGGAATATAAAGGAAAGCGAATAAACTGTAACGATATTGAAGAAGTGATGTGGGAGAATTATAGAGAAGATCGCTTAGAAGAAAGAAGAGAAGATACATTTGATGGATTTTACATTTATATGAAAGAACATCAAAACGAAGTATATGAAATACTCGAAGAAATAATGAATAGAGAGGAAAATTAAAATGGAAAGAGAAATTTATGAAAGACTTAGTACAAAATTAGATTATGAAACATTTATAAAGTGCTATTGCCCTGAATGCGAAAAAGAAAATTGCATTCATAGAGACGCATATAGAAGATTGCCTGAAAAAGTGGGAGGTTTAGGTTTGTGCCCAAATTTGCAGACAAATAAAAATTAAGGAGTATATGTAAATGAGTATATCAGAAGCAATTTACAACAATATGTTAGAACAGAAGAAACAATCATTTTTGAGAAGCGAATATAAAAGTATAAGAACTTGCCCTCTAAAAGAAGTCAATGGACGTGTTGACAATTACACAGAGGAGCAGGCTAAAACATTGCTGAAAATGATGATATTTGACAGACAATAATTGAATGGAGGTATAAAATGTTAGAAAAGTTAATTGATAAAGCTAAGAACGCAATGAAAGAAGCTTTGGTATATGCAGAAAAAATTACAGATGGTCGCACTATGTCAGAAAAGACAAATATACTCAATGCAAACTATTATATGGCTCAATTTCATGCCTATTTGGAGTTGATAGAGGATATTGACTTAGATACATTTGTAAAACTTAGTGAAGAAACAATGAAGGACGGAGATAGGGTATTGGAACGTATCGGCAGATTGTATTAATTGAAACGACAATTTCATTGGAAAGGATGATTAAAATGTTTGATAGGAATGGATTTATGAATTGGCTTGAAGAAACATTTATAACGAATAGTTTTGGCAGAAATATTGTATCAGAAATTATTGAATATGCTTATGAACACCAAAACGTAAGTTTAGATCAGTTTGCATATTTTGTTAGTGATTTATTGCCGGAGGTTGAATTTTTGGAAGTGGCAAGATTTTGTTCAGATGATATGCTGACAGACACTACATTAGTATTGTTAGATAGGAAGGACGGTTGATTGATTATGAGATTGCATTTATATTATCGTGATAAAGGTTGGGAAAATCGTGGTGCCTGTGCAAACAATTATAACTTGTTGGTAAATACGGAACGTAAAGAGTACAAGATATATGTCAGTCCTTTTTATGGATATGAACGTTCAAGTGATATAGAAGTTAAAAGAAAATCGGATATTTTAAATTATATAGAATATTTAAAAGAGAATGGGTTTGTGGATGCTGTTGAGATTTATTGTGGATAAAATAAGAAATTTATAAAAAGATAGGAGGTATATGTTGTGAATTATACCATAGATGAAGTCAAAAATATTTTAGCAAGTAAAAAGTCGCAAATATGCAATTTAGGTATATCGCATACGGTTTTAACAGTAATACAAGATTTATTAGAATATCAGACACCTAAAAATCCATTGCCAAATGGAACGCATAAAGGCTTTAATAATTACTGTTGTCCGTCTTGTAAGCGTCCATTATCTGCAATGTGTGAAGATTTTCAAATGCCATATTGTGAAAATTGTGGTCAGAAAATAAATTGGAATATGAAACGATGATTTGATTAAGGAGGAAAAGAATGTGTTATTTTTAAGAGAGCTTATTCAACAAAATGGACATAAACTTGTGCGATATAACGAAGCAATTGCAGGACATATTTATATGAGTGTTTTTAATTATAGTGAAAAACATGGTGGAACATTCGATAGTTTTAAGTATTATAACGATTACGTTGTTGATATAACAAAATAAGAACGATGATTTGGATAGGAGTGATTATAATGAAATGTAATTATATTGAATATCACAGATTAACAGATCAGATGTTTTCTGGCGTTGCACAAACAGATACACACTTAAATCAGTATACGGAGATTTTAAGACAGTATCTTATAAATGGTGGTGCAGCAAACACAATGTTGAAACTTGGTATTGGAATACAAGTCACAACTAAAAGATTTATGTTATTACCTAAGGAAGTTGTTATGAGAAGATTTATATGGCTCAAGGGTAGTAGAAAGGGAGAATTATTAGATAGAAATGAAATAGAAGCAATTGGAATGTTTCTTCCGGGTGGTGCTTTATATGGAAAAGAAGATAATTACATATGGGATTGAATCAACGATTTCAAGAGAAAATAAATAATAATTATAGGAGGAATTTAAAATGAAAGGTTATAAAGTATTTAATTCAGATTGGACATGCAGAGGTTATCAATACGAAGTCGGAAAGACTTATGAGATAGCAGAAAGTCCAAAGTGTTGTAAGGTAGGTTTTCATTTTTGTGAAAGACTGGTAGATTGCTTTAATTATTATTTATTTGACCAAAACAATAAGGTAGCTAAAATTGAAGCAATAGGAGAAATTGATTTTGATAATACCAACTCTAAGTGTTGTACAAACAAGATTGTGATTTTAAAAGAATTGACTTGGGCTGAAGTGTTAGATATGTGTAATACCGGAGAAGGAAATTCTGGTAAGCGTAACAGCGGAGATTGTAATAGTGGATGTTATAATAGTGGAGATTATAACATCGGAGATTATAATAGTGGAGATTATAATAGTGGAGGTTATAACAGTGGATATTGTAATAGTGGAGGTTATAACAGTGGATATTGTAATAGTGGACGTTATAATAGTGGAGATTGTAATAGTGGAGATTATAATAGTGGAGATTATAATAGTGGAGATTATAATAGTGGATATTGTAATACGAATTCGCCTAAAGTTAGAATGTTTAATCATGAAACTAAATTCAGTTTTGATGATGAGTCAATACTTAGATTTAGAAAAATTTTACTTGACTGTCCTCAATCGTATAAATATTCAGATTTTATTGACAAAAGCGAAATGAGTGAAGAAGAAATTATTAGACACCCTGAATGTGAAACTATTGGCGGATATATCAAAACAATAATAGTTGAAGCTGACAAGCAAAAATGGTGGGATGAAGATGTTAGCGATGATGATAAAGAATTTATTAAGTCATTACCATATTTTGATGCTGATATATTTTATGAATGTGTTGGCGTGAGAGTTTAATTATAAGGAGGAAAAATATTATGTCACATTTTATTACATTAGTATTTACAAAAGAAAATGGAAGAACAGTTGAGGAATTGCTTGCTCCATATGATGAAAATATTGTGTATGCTCCATATGTACTGTATACACGAGAACAAGCAATAGCAAAAATAAGAAAAGAAATAGAAGATTACAAGAATGGACCTTATACGGAATATGTATCAAGCCCAAAAAAGTATGAGGAAAGTCACCCCAATGCAGAACATATTAATTATTTAAAAAATAAATTCCCCAAAAAATTAGAATGGACTGATGACGAATGTTATGAGGACATGAAAGGGCGTTTTGATGAAGATATGATTAAACTCAATGGAGATTTATTATCTACTTATAACCCTAATTCAAAATGGGACTGGTATACTATCGGAGGAAGATGGAATAATTATCTTAAAACATTGTCCGGCGAAACTACAAATGAAGATTATGCATCCGAAATTGATTGGAAAGATATAATACCTTTTGCCTTTGTTACTCCTATTGGAGAATGGCACGAAAGAGGTGAAATGGGTTGGTGGGCTTGTGTTTCCAATGGGAAAAATATAGAAGATTGGAAATCAGAGTTTAAAGAATTTCTTGACAATTTAGATGAAGATACTATTGTAACAGTAGTTGATTGCCATATTTAAGTTTGGAGGTAATAGCTATGAAAATAACAAATATTTTAGATTTGATCTTAGAAGATAAAAGAAAGGTGAATTGTTATGACAAAAGAAATGATACGGCTATTAAATCAACTTGCAGATTTGGCAGATGAAGCAAGTGAAACAATATTTGATGACGGTAAAAAGAATGGAACAGGCGGAATATTAAAGCTATGTGATAAGCTGACAATGAAGATTGACGAGTATTTAGATAATTGATTGGGAGGTAATAGATATGAGTAATCAAAGAGTTAGAGTCACTGTCGAATTTGACATTGATACAGAAAGATGTAGACTATATGGTGTTACGCCACGAGAAGTATTTCAATCACTTCAAGCTGATATGAGTGAAGAATTTGATGGAGCTACAATTTATACAAATCATCATAAATTAAACACATATTCTGACTTCGTATTAGGAACTGAGGCGAAAATTATATCTAAAGAATATATGGGTGAGAATATTATAAATGCGACATTCGTTTCTGTTTGGGACGGAGGAACAGCAATAGAAACGGAATGTAAAATCAATACAATCACACGAGAAGTATTTGATATTATTCCAGTGGAGGCAGATGTTGATACGTTTGAACGTCAATATGTTGTTATTGACGGGCAGGAATATGACGTTATATGTGTAGACGGTGCTGACGAAGTAGAAGAGAGTGAGTATTGGTTTAAATAAAAAATGAGGTAAGTGTTATGCGTAAAATTAATTTTGTACAGGGATATTATGAATAGAATGTATATTATGTATAATGAAATGTAGATTTTTTAGTTTAGAAAGGTAGGTAAATAATATGGTAAGAAAAATTAATAACGGGTTATATAAAGTTAATACATATGCTTCTGCACACATTATTGAAGTAGATGATAATTATGATGAAGAAGTACAAAAACTAAGAAAAGAAATCCAGCTTGACAGTATTGGATACAAATTGAACTTATTTGTATATCTTGCCACATTAACGGTACAAGGATATGTAATTTCAAGCGTAACAGAATTTAATACTGATGGAAGTAAGCCTAAAGTTGCTTATGCAAGTAATAAAGATTTCAAGAAAATTGTTAAGTATTATTTTGAAAAAAAAGCATAGGAAACGGAAAATTCATGGTTCTAAATACGCATATTATTGTGATATTTTTGGATTTTAAAATAGAATTGGAGGACGATTTTATGATTAAATTTATAGAAAAAGAAAGATATTATGATGATAGTCCATATACAGGAAGTTGCTATTATTACCCTACATATATGGTAAAAGATGAAAAAGAATTCTTTGTATTCAATCGAAGAGATCCTAACGATGAATGGAAGATAAAAGAGGATGAAAAAAGAAAAAATCAGTTGATAGAAAACGAAGGGAAATATTTTAAGTTTAACGGATTTTATGATAATCCACTAGAAATGTTGAAGAAGATTATTGAAAGAAAACATCATTTTACAACACCAAAGAACATGTACTATGGTAATTTAGATACACATAGATATATAGATTTCCATGGTAATAGAAATGAAGTCAGTGCAGCTTTCCATTATAGAATTTATGATATAGAGTTAGCATGTATAATTCAAAAAGTTGTCAAGCTAATCAATAGTGAAGATTGGAGCATGGCAAAAGTAATATTGAATAAAAAACAATGAAAAGCACATTTTAAGGAGGTAAATAATATGAAAAATATACAGTTATAGTTTATTATACATTTGGCGAACCGGAAAATGAAGTTTATTTGTTTGATACGGAAGAACAGGCTTGTAAGTATTTAGAATCGATGTGGGATTATTACTATGATTTTGCATTTGAAGATTCAGATTTTGATGAAGAAAATAGTTATTGTGTGGAAAATTATGCAGAGCTTGTGTGGGAAGGTACTGGTAAGAGAATTTTTGAAGTAGTAAGGGTAAGCGAACCAATGAAGTTTGATTAAAGAAAATATAATCGAAGGACAATAAGTGGAGGGGGGTTGATATTATGTCAGAGAGTTTTGTGACGATTGATGAACTTGATTTAGAACAAATACATGATTATGATTTTGTTGCAACAGTTAAGAATGTAAAATTATATGCTGAATTATATGAATTGTACTGTTCAGCAAGAGTGGTGTTCCCCAGTATAGTGCCATGTACGCTTATCATTTAATAGTTATGATAAATATAAAGAGTATATAATGAAAGTCGGATTTCAAGGAGGTAGCAAAATGTATAGGGTGGAATGGATAGATAGTGAAGGAGATATACGAACGATTAAAGGATTCAAAACAAATGTAGAAGCAAGGGAATATATTAATCAAATGAGTAAATACTTTGATAAATTTGCATATCCAGAAGTGTTTTGGGATAATGAATAGAGGAGGACTAAGAAATGAAAATAAACATAATATATAACTTATACCATGATGGTGATTTTCGCATAGAAAATCCAGAAGAAATTAATTGCCAGAAAATTAATGATTGGGAGTATGCAGGAACAAAAGAATTTAAAGTAGGTGATGAATGTGAGGTTAGGAGAGAAGCAAGAGAATTCTTGGAGGAATTCTTGTGTGAACATCTGAGGGTTGGAGCCTCTCATTATTGGATACTTGGAGATTTTTGCACGATGATAGATTCATTAATCGAGTTTATCGAAGATTACGAATCGGGCAATGTTATGAAAGTAAAAAGATTGTCGGGCAATTATGAGGGTACGGAAATAATTGTTAAGATTGAGGAGGATTAATATGGAACAGTGGGACGAGGAAGAAGTATGGGATGCAATTTCAGTTATATCTTCAATACGAGCAAAATGCAGTGTGTTTAAGAGAGAACAACGTTCTAAATATCATGCATGTAGTATGGCAATAAGAGCCTTGCGTGAGGCTATCGGTGATCCAGCGGCTATGGATAAAGTAACTGATAGCAGTTTAATATATGAATTAGATAGCAGAGGATATAATGTAGATAATTTGATTGAAATTTTACATAAGATTAAGTCTTGAAAGTGATAGAGACTCGCAATCCGATAGATCTTTAGCCTATCGGTAAAGAATCATATAAAACAGAGAATATACAAACGGAAGGAGGTGTTAAGTAAATGTTAAAAGCTTGTAAATACAGATTATATCCGAGCAACCAACAAGAAGAACAAATTCAAAAGACTCTTGGATGTTGTAGATTTGTATATAACCGAACATTATCTTATAGGAAAGAAATGTATGAAACGAAAAAAGAATCTATGAATAAATTTGCTTGCAATAACTATGTAAATCAAATTCTTAAAAAAGAATACGAATGGTTGAAAGAAGTAGATAAATTTGCATTAACTAATGCTGTATATAATATGGATTCAGCATACAAAAAATTCTTCAAGGAACATAGCGGATATCCGAAGTTTAAGAGTAAACATGATAGTCATAAGTCATACATAACAAATTTTACGAATGGCAATATAACAGTAGATTTTAAGAAGAACACAATTAAACTTCCAAAGCTCAAATGGGTTAAATCTAAAATTCATAGAGAGTTTACAGGAATAATCAAATCCGCAACTATCTCACAAGTTCCATCCGGTAAATATTATGTTTCGATATTAGTAGAGACTGAACACATTCCAATAGAATCTACTGGTTGTATGGTTGGTGTTGATTTAGGTATAAAAGATTTACTTATCACTTCTGATGGAGAAAAGTTTGACAATATTCGTACTACTAAAAAATATGAGAAGAAACTTGCAAAGGAACAACGCAAGTTATCTCATAAAGAAAAAGGTAGTAAAAACTGGAACAAACAGAGAATCAAAGTAGCACAGGTACATGAAAAGATTCATAATATCAGAATTAATAATTTACACAAGATTTCACATCAACTTATTAGCGAAAACCAAGTAATAGTTAGTGAGAATTTGTCTGTAAGTAATATGATGAAGAATCATAATCTTGCAAAAGTAATATCTGATTGTGATTGGTATGAGCTAACAAGACAATTAACATATAAAGCTGATTGGAATAATCGCCAGTATATTAAAATTGGGAGATTTGTTCCAAGTAGTCAAACTTGTAGTTGCTGTGGTTTTATCAATGTAGAAACTAAAGACTTATCAGTCAGAGAATGGACATGTCCTAAGTGTGGCGTTCATCACGATAGGGACATCAATGCTGCTAAGAATATTCTTAATGAAGGATTAAGATTGTTAGAGAAAACAGCTTAGTAAAATATATAGTACGGTAGGAACTATCGGAATTTACGCTTGTGGAGTTAGTAGGTTACGAGGACGTAGAAGCAAGAAGCCACGAAGTCTTTAGCTTCGTGGTGGTTCACAGCAAGGTTTCAAGTCCTTTATATGGGATATAAAAGGGTGTAGAATTATGTATAATAAAAAAATATCACAGAAATTTGTTTAAAAATAGCAAATGGTGGTATATATTAAATGAAGGGTAAATATAGAAAGGAAGATTAGAAATGGAAAATATATCACACGAACGAGCAATAGAATTATTGAAAAAATTAGTCGCAAATATGAGGTATGGAGGGAAACCGTTGGTTGTTGCAAAGCATTTGCTCTATGTCGGATTTGAACCCGAAGAACTTTTAGAACTTGGGTTTAAGAGCAGAAGTGTTGTAGCAGCTGAAGAACAACTTGATGAATACGAAGATAGTTTAATATTTTTGGAAGGCTAAGAATTAAAGGAAAAGTAGAAAGTGAGGAAAATAAAATGAAAATTAATGGAGATGCAGGAGAAATAAGAACAATAATAATTGTAGGTTTAATTTGTTGGATACCACTTTGTGCATTGTGTACACCAGTTGGTGGTACACTTCTTACAATATTTATTTTTGGAGTAGCCGGTATTATATCATATTCTAAACACAAAGAAAGAACTGGTGGTAACAGCGGAATTTCACAAAGCTTACACGATCAGTATATGGAAAAATTACATGAAAGCAATCGCAAACATTGGGAGTTCTATGATAAGCTGACTGATGAAGAAAAGGCTGAAAGACAAAAGGAATTTGATGATGAATGTTTGATTGCGGCGAGAAAACGTGAATGGGGCAAGGCATTTGCTCAAGAATGGATTGACGATATGCCTACTGAATTGAAAAAGAAAGCAATGGCGATATATGTGAAACGGCAAGCGTTTATTAAAGAAGAAAGAGAGTATGGTAGAGATGCTCATGATTACGAGATGGAAGATTACCTTAATATACGTAAAGAGGATAGAGGTTGTTTATCACCTAAGGGGGCAGAATATTTATATGATATGAAATTAAAAATAGATAAAGCTTTTAGTGAATATAAAGGTGTAAAAGACGAAGAAGGAAAATGGAAGAAATATGCTATAGGTGAGGCTATGCCTAACAAATATGATAGGATTTTTCATAACTATACGGGAGTACCTTCGGTAAATGTTCCAACTGATAAGTTAAGACAGTTTTATAAATATACTCCAGATGGAAAACTTACAAAAAAATATATGGAGTTTTCTGAACCTCAGGTTTGGTGGGGACATTATGACACAACTGTAAGTCATTGTCTAGTGTCAATGCCTATATAACAAAAGAAGGAGTGAACATTAATGACAGGAAGATTAGAAAATCAAATAAAAACTGAACAGAAAATCAAGCGAGCACTTAAAAGTCTGCCACAAATTGTAGCAGACTTTTATTATAACATCTCAACATCTACTGAACCAAAGTCATGTTATATGTATATTATGATAATAAAGGGATTTATTGAATTTATAGAAGAATTAAATATATCCATAAATGATATTGATGAGACTGTTGTAACACGATATTTAAAGACAAAAGAACAAAAAACTAATAAAGAAGGACAAGTTCAAAGTACGAGTTTTTCATATAGAAAAGTTGTTTATGCCGCATTGAACAACTTTCTTTTTTATTTGAAAAAGAAAAAAATTATTAAAGATAATCCTATGGATGAAATAAAACCTGTCCGAAACTCGGACAATGTAAAAAGAATAAGACTGACTGCAAATGATATGGAGAATATTATAAGTGCGGTGGATAGAGGAGTTGGTTCTCGTAGAGCTATTGAAACTCAAAGACCTTGGCGTTCAAGAGATAAAGCAATTCTACTACTCTTTATATATACAGGAATGCGTGAAACAGCATTAACGGAAATTAATTTGAATGAGATAGACTTTGAAAATAATACGTTCAAAATCATTGATAAAAGGCATAAAACACAAGAATACATTATTAATAATCGACTAAAGGAAGCATTAATAGAATGGATACAAGACAGAGAATTATTATTAGAAGATATGCGTTCTGATGCATTATTTATTTCTGTTCAAAGAAGTAGAATATCTCCAAGAGCTGTTTCGGACTTGGTAAAAAAATATTCAAAGGCAGGAATCGGAACGGAAATAAGTCCTCATAAATTAAGGTCTGCGTTTTGTACAATTTTATATGATGAAACAAAGGATATAAACTTTGTATCTCAAGCGGTCGGTCATAAAAATATTGAAACTACACAAAGATATATTGTAAATGATGGACAAACAAAGAAAAAAGCTGTTTCGTTACTTGACGATATATTTAGCCGTTGACTATTTAACATCAATATGGTAAACTAAAGGAAAGATTAATAACACAATAAATTAGGAGTGATATTTATATGGAGAATAAAATGTTAGTTTCAAGGCATATTGACAATAAGATTATTTTGCAATATAATTAACATAACGAAAGGAGTTGATTGTAATGGCAAACACAGATGTTACAATTCGTATGGACGAAACAACAAAAACAGAGCTACAAAATCTTATGAATGATTTGGGAATGGATGTAAATACATTTTTCATAGTGGTAGCTAAACAAGCCGTTAGAGAGCAGGCGCTGCCATTTAGACCTACAAGACAAGAAACACCGAATTTTGAAACATTAAAAGCAATGATGGAAACTGAGTATTTAATAGAACATCCCGAAGCAAGAAAAACATATGATGATGTGGATTTGATGATGGAGGATTTGCTGGGATGAAATATAAAGTACAACCTTCTACTAGATTTACAAAAGACTTAAAACTATGTAAAAGTCGAGGTTGGGATACTGAGATAATAAAAAAGGTAATAAAAAAATTATCTAATGGTATGCCATTAGAAGAAAAGTATAAAGATCATAGTTTATCTGGCAATTGGAATGGTTATAGAGAATGCCATATTCAACCTGATTGGTTGCTTATATATAGATATACAGAGGACGAACCAATTTTATATTTAACCAGGACAGGTAGCCATTCGGATTTGTTTTAAGAAAAAGAAAATAATCGGAGTAAAAAAATAGAGACGACAGCGAATTGACTGTCGCCTTTATTTTTTTTGTGTAATTTCAATTTGATAATATTAATGCGAATGATACTATGTCAAGTATCACCGTAAGAATACAGACAGAAATCATTATATTAAAAATCATTTTTGGTTTAATTAATTTGTTATGTAAATAATTCCAATATTCTTCTGCGTAAGCTATTGGGATTTCTGCAAATAAGGATAAATCTTTAGCATTTTTTAAATATGTAGGTAACTTGTTTTTTGGTGCGATTAAAAGACAAGCCATTAAATTTGCCTCTTGTTCTTCTTGTAGAGAATCGGAAGTATGTCCCAACACATAATGAGCAATCTCGTGGAATATGTAGAAACGCCAATACATAGACGTTTCATCAAAGTAAATTATATATGAAGGCACTTTACCTGATTCCTTGTAAAGAATAGCAGGAGAGGAGATTAACGGATTTGTACCGGCAAAATCTTCTACTGCTTGAGATCTCACTTTAAAAGATATTTGTAATTGAGTGCATAGTAAAAATGGATTACAAGGGAAACTTGTAAATTGTTTTGTGTAAATTTGTGCAATTTCGAATAATTGTTTAAAACTTCTCATCTTCGACACCTGTCATTGGCAAATGAGCCAACCCTTTCATATAAATTAATGCAAATTCTTTTGATTTTGAGTCTAAAAGATTCCATAATGATAGAACGTCTTGTTGCTCAGAGGGCAAGACATTATTATCCACATTGTCTTCAATTCCAGCAAAAAATTGAGAAAGTGAAATATTTAGACCGTTACAGATTTTCATTAAATTATATATTGTCGGGACGTGTCTATGTTTAATCATATTATTGAGTGACGAATAAGGCATATCAGACATTTTTGCAAGCCTATATATAGACAGATTTCGTTGCTTGCAAATCTCCATAATGTGCTGGTTGACTATAAATTCATCCATAGAGATCTATTCCTTTACTAATAAGATTATATCTTATTGTGTCCAAAAAACGTAGATGTATTCTATGGCAATAATAGTGTTGAGTTTGGTAGTAAAAGAGCAACCACAAATGATTGCAAATAAAAAAGCAACCGATTGAGGTTGCTTTAGTTATATTGTTCAATCGCATTTTGAATTAAATCTAATATTGCATCAGGAATATTTTTTTCAGCGATTTGCTTTAACAAATTTTCTTTTTTTGCGGAGATATGTTCTCCACCATACGCAAGGTAATTTTTATCGTTATTAATATTATGAAAAAAATTAATAATTTCACAATTATAGATGTTGGACAAACATTGTAGAGTATATAAGGGAGGTGTTTGTAATCCATTCTCATATTTTGCAATGGTTGTTCTATTTGCACGTATTTTATATTTATCTACAAGAATATCAGCAACATTATCTTGTGTCAACTTTGATTTTTTTCGCGCCAAAAATAATTCAGAAGCAAGGAAATTTTTATATTTTTCTTCGGTTAGCAATAAAAAACACCACCTTAAATATTACAATATCGTTACAATACGTTCTAAAATGTTGACAAACCTAATTTAAAATAGTAATATATGTTCTGAAAAGAATACATAAACTGATTATAATGTTCCAATATAGAATGTTATTATACATCAGTATCTTTGATGATTTTTCTCACTAACCCAAAGATACGAACACGAGTAACATCCTTACCCTCAAAACGTCTTGGGGAATACATTGGATTTAAACTTTGCAGTTCAATCCAATTCGCACCGTACATTACTCGTTTGATGACACCGTTGTCATCATCAATTAAAGCAACGGCATAACTACCACTGTCAACGGATTGTTGATAGCGGACAAGTGCAAGGTCTCCTTCTTCAAACTTGGGGATCATACTGTCTCCCTTGACACGAAGTAATACGTGTGGTTCATTGCCACTTAACCAATTAAGTGGGACGTATTGTGTGCCAATTATTTCATTGTCGGCATATTTACCATAGCCTGCCGAAACTTCACCTAAGATAGGGAGTTCAATCATTTGATTATTATTTTGTGGCTCGCCAAGCAAATATTCAACGGAAACGCTAAAATAGTTTGCGATGATTTCTATTTTTTCACGAGAAACGGATGTCTTGTTGGACATTTGATTGATGTAATTGACACCCAAACCACATTCTTTGCATAATCTACCGATAGAAATGTTATTGTCCTTTGCAAGTTGCTTTATTCTACTTGCAATCATTTGTGGATTTTGCATAAATTACACCTCCGTTTTTTGTAGAATACCACAATATCACGCTAAAAACGTGAAAATAAGTTGACATTCACGTTAAAGCGTGATATTATGATTTTGTTGATTTTCAAAAAACAAAATATTTCGAATTAGTTTAATATCCCCATATTAAATTAAGTATCCTTTTTGAAACATGTGTTCCCCAACACGTTTATTTCATAATGGATAAAAGAAATATCCTTGTTTTTTATGTGTTTATTATAGCACATTATAAGGGAAATGTCAATCATATTGACGTAAATTTTGTAAAGAAAATGTAATAAAAGAAAAGAAATTGTAACAAGAAAGGAAGTGATGAAAGTATGATTTCAATAATTCAAAAACCAGCCGGATTTAAGATAAGACGAAAGGGAGATGTTGAGACATTTAAAAATGTTTGTTTGTGTAATGGCTCAAAATACATAATCAAAATCAATCCGAATTATATTTTCATGTTAGAGAAAACGGAGAATAATACAACAGGAACTATTAAACAAGGTGATTTGTTTAACATTTTCAATCCTGAAATTCAGATTGATGTGGATGAATTGGTTTGGAAATTGCGAAAATATATCAACAAAAAATATTTTTCGTAGAGAATATTATATTGAGCGTTGAAATGAAACACTCACCTATACGGTTTATACTTTGCCGAGCGGAAAGACAAAAAAGTAGTTTTGCTATGTATATGATAAAAGGGAAAGGATGTGAAATGTATGTATCTAATTGGCTTGGCTATAACAGGTGTCGGCATTGGCATAGCGTTGGCATGTAAACTGCAAGATTATTAGTGGAGAATAATCATAGAAATTGAGGCAAGGAGTGTATAGAGTGAACGATAAAGAAAAAGAAAGTTTAATAAGTCAATATTGTGGTAATAAAATGAAACAATTGAGAGAAATTTGCGATCCGATTATTCGATTAATGAATGTTCCGTTGTCAGAATATGATGATTTATATTCCGATGCGATGAATGTTGTATTGGAAAGTGTTGAAAATTTTAATCAAGAACGCAACTGTTCATTCAAGACATTTCTTATTGGCAATATCAAACGTTCGTTTCAAGATTGGTTGCGAGATAGGCATCGTTGGAAAAGGTGTAATCTTGAAACTGATGAACGTGGTAATTTGAAGAAGAATGAACGAGGACAAACTATTTCAATTCCCAATGTGTCATTAGATGTGAAAACGGAAGACGGAATTGACTTAGCAGAAAAGATAGCATGTGTGGAGAATAATAATGATGATGAAGAATTTTCTCCACAAATGGAGGAATATCTAAATGGGTTATCAAAAGTTCAAAGAAAAATTCTTATCCATTTAGCAGATGGATATAAAAAAGAAGAAATTATTGATATGTTAAACATTGATGATTTTTTATACAAAGATAGCATTATGGCTATTAAAGATGAAAAAAATAAAAGAAAAATACGAATGCTTATTAGGAGGTAAAATAACATGGATGGATATAGAATTGAAAGATGGTCGGTAGAACAGTATATGGATGATGTACATACACAAATAATACAGCCTGAACCAACAGTACAACGTGGTTGGTCTTGGACAAAAGAGGCTTTAAACGGACTAATATGGTCGGCTGTCAGTGGGATGGTTTTTATTCCAAATTTAATTCTTGCTGAAACAAAGTCTGAATCCGGTATAAAGTCTACATATATTGTAGATGGTGGTCACAGAACAGAAGCCTTGAGAAGATTTAGATATGGTGAATATAAAGTTACTAATGAAATTCGTGAGCCTATAGTCAGATATAATAGGAAGAAACTCAATGAAGAAGGTAAAGTGGTAAAAAATCAATATGGTGATATTATATGGGAAACAGTCGAATATGATTTGAGAGGTAAAACATATGAAGACCTTCCAACGGAATTAAAACGACAGTTGAACAAAGGTCAGTTAGCGGTAACAATTTATCAAAATTGTGAACAAGGAGATTTACCCACACTTGTTAACATTTATAATAATCACATTGCAATGAATGCTTCACAGAAAGCCCTTACGTATGTAGGAAATTTTGCAAAAGAAATAAGAAAAATAAAAAATACCAATGAATTTTTGAAAGACGGTACAATTTTAACAGAAAAACAAAAGAATGACGGAATATGGGAAAGAGTTATTTCAGAGTGTGTTATGGGTGTGTATCATTTTGATAATTGGAAAAAAGCCCCTAAGAAAATATGTGATTATTTGAACTTCAATTCTACAATGGAAGAATATCAGCAAATTGAACAGTATTTTAACAGGATTGCTCCATATTCAGATAAACTTGAAAATAGAAAAGTAGCAGATTTATTCACATTAAAAGATACAGTGGTATGGATAATGGCATTTGATAAATTTGATAAGCTTGGCTTAGATGATAAGAATTTTGGAGAATTTTTAAATGCTTTTGAGAGCATGAGAAACAAAGAAGTGAATGGCGTTACTTGGGAAGAACTCGATGAAAACAAAAGCACTAAAGATAAGAAGGTTATTAAAAACAAAGTAGACCATATTCTATATTTAATGAAAGAATTTTTGGGTATTGAAGATAATGATGCATTGTCAAATGAAGAAAATGTTGAAATGACAACTGAAAATAAAAATATTATTAAAGAAGAAAATATTGAAAGTAATGTTTGCGACAATACACAAAACAGTGTACAGGAAATAGAGAATAATATATTAGAAGGAATTGAACAAGAAGATATAGAATTTTACGAAACAATGATTGAGGACGTGTTGCCAAGTAATTCCGAACTAGCACAAAAAGCACACGACGAATTAGTTAAGTTGATAGATTATTCTTGTGAAAAAGATTATGATATGGCGTTAGAAAAATGGTTACAAACGATAGACGAAAGTGTATTAATTTCGAACAATAAAACAGAGAACTATAATAATATGAAGAAACTTTTCATTGAGTATATGCTTAATCAAGAAAAGAATGTGGCGTAAAGGAGAGTGATACAAATGATATTTATAACAGGAGACACGCATGGAGATTGGAAAAATCGGTTTAAACCTGAATGTTTCCCAATAGGACAAAGTTTAAATAGAAGTGATTATGTTATTGTGTGTGGTGACTTTGGTTATTGGCACGATACGGATATTGAAAGAAATAACCTTGATTGGCTTGAAAGTCAACCATGGACTACATTATTTGTAGACGGAAACCATAGTAACTTTGACCGACTAAAGAAATTGCCGGTTGCAGAATGGAACGGAGGAACAGTACATAAAATCCGTCCACATATAATTCACTTGATGAGAGGACAAGTGTTTACTATTGATGGTAAAACGTTCTTTACATTTGGTGGAGCACAATCTCATGATATACGAGATGGTATATTGGAAACTGATGACCCGAGAATTGCGGAATGGCAATATGATTATTGCAAGATGTTTCGTATAAATCATATATCATGGTGGCAGGAAGAGTTACCTTCTCAAAAGGAAATGGACGAAGGTATTGAAAATTTGGCTGAATACGGCAATAAGGTGGATTATATTATAACACATTGCCCACCAACAAAGACTTTAGATGTAATGAATATGAGTAGAGGTTTCTTTGATAAATTGAAACCAGATAGATTAACGGACTATCTTCAAGAAATTCAAGAGAATATTCAATACAAGGGATGGTATTGTGGACATATGCACGAGAATAATTGTTACAAAGATAATATAACTGTTTTGTATCATAACATTATAGAGATTGGTGGCGATGCTCAATGATATATGTAATCACTAATGGAGAACAATATATTAGAACCAATCCAAATGGGCGATTGGCATGGTCGGGTAATCCGACTTTAGCCAACTCGTTTGAGACCTTCCCAGCTGCATTGGGTTTCTTAAAGACCAAAAGAGTACAAAATTTCTTGAAAGGGAATTCAAGAAGAAGTCGTGTTATCGAATTGACAGATGGTTATATGCCCGTTGAAAAACCAGAGAATTGTGGTGAAGAAAATTTAAATGATGTTGATGATATTAAATCAATGGACATAGACAGATTGTTAAAGACACCTCATTTACCAGATGAATATAATCCATATACTTACTATGGAGATGCTGAATTGGATTTGGAGAATATAGCGAATGTATTGCAATCAGCGAACAAAATACTTTCAAATTTGGATAGATATTATGAAAGTATAAAATATCTTGAAAGAGAAATGGATTTAAGAATTTTTGATATCAGACATACTCTTGTAGAGGATGAAACAAAACTGAGTGGTGTTGCAATGCAACGTGGAGGATATTATGGACAACAAGTAGATCAATATAGAAAAAAGATTAAACGAAATAGACTTATTCTTGAGTTAATTAAAGATGACATAAATAAAATTAAAGATAAAAACTTATCAAACGAAATACATAAGATTATGACTACGCCACATAAACCAAGAAGAATATCTAAGAGTTTATTTATAGATTATTGTAATGGAAAGTACAGAAAGGAGAAAAAACATGAAACAAAAAGAGTATCAAAAACTATTAGAACTGGTGTGCAATAAACAAGACAGCTTATTGGCGCATGGATTGTGGGATAGTGAAGAATACAAGTTGATGGAACATCTTAAAGTCAAACTAAAGAAGAAAACAAAAAAGAAATAAGGAGAATATAACCATGAAAGAAGTATTAATGTTACTATTGGCTATGATAATTGGTTTCGCCGGTGGAACGGGAATGTTTGCATTGATTTTACACTATTGTAACGGTAACGAAAAACCTGTTTCAAAGAAAGAGAATAATGTACCGACAGAAGTATGTGCTAAGAGTTTTGAGGGCATGGCAATGGCTTTTCAGACAATGGGAGAGAATATGAATAAGGGATATACAAGGTACATCGGAAACAGCGATAAGATGACCGAACAAGAATTTAAAGAAGCGTTAAAAATGAAAAATAAAAAAGGAGAATATTAATGATGAAAGAAATAAGCAAATCTAATGTTTTTGAAGTATCTATTAACGAAAAAGATAAAAAGAAAATAAACGGTGGTCGAGTAACAAGATCTTATATTAACAAGTGTTCAGAGATTGTAAAAAGATTGAAAGGAAAAATAAATGAATGATTTAAAAAAAGTAAAAGTTACATGTTGCGAGGGCGAAGGTCAAGGCTCTTGCAAAAGATGTGTTGATAAAGGTATATGGAATCGAATGTGGATGAGTTTTCTATACAAAATAGAAGGACTTGAAGGCTATTATTGTGCAAAATGTGTAGATGAAATAACGGAGGAAATGAAATGAGATTTTTTAAAGTAGAAGAAATTGACGAAGATACATTCACAAAGCAAGCAGGTAGTTATGAGAGTATTTTTGCTAGTGGTTCTCAAAGAGGTAAGGACAGAGCGGTATATGCGTTCGTAGATGAAACAGAGGACGAGTTTGAGATATATTTAGACGAGTTTGCGGAGGAAGAATAAAATGTTAAAAATTAAATTTTGGAGAATCGAAAATGTATTGTTAATGAAAGTGTTGGAGCAGGGAAACGAGATTAAACGAGGGGATTTTAAATTTTGCGCGTCTAATGGGATTAAGGTTACGAGTATAAGTAGCCCAGAACTAACACCAGCTTTTATAAACATAAGAGGTCGTGTGAAAGAATATGATGACAGTATTGTACCTCGTGAGTGCATTAATGCAGAAGAAGCAAAAGCAATGCTGGCTCGCTACATTGAAGCAGTCAAAGAATATAACACGTCCCTATTAAGAAAAAGTAATGACAAAGATGATATAGAGATAGAAACAGTTATTGCAGAATAGGTCAACAAATAAGGAGGATAGTTAATATGAAAGTAACGATTAATGCAAACGGTAAAACCGTTCAAGTTGAAATATCGGAAGGACAGCTGAAAGAGTTGGGACTGGTTGAGCAGTTAAAAAAGTTGGGATTGCTTGAGGATAAACCTAGAACTGGGTATGAGGGAAGAGAAGAATGTAACAATAAGAAGCATTATTTTGTCAATACTATAGATTTAGTAATAGAAGATGAGAATACCGTCCTATTTGACCAAAATCGTTATGATGTAGGCAATTATTACAGCGATAAAACCATTGCTGAGAACAATGCAAGAGCAGACAGATTACTCCGTCAACTAAGACAATGGCAGGCACAAAACGACAAACCGATTTCTATGTCTGATTGGAAAAATGATAATATTTCGAAATACTATGTAGATTATGATTGTTTTCATGAACTGTTTTTCGTGACTTATGCTGTTCGTCGTCGATCCCTAAATAATATATATTTCACATCGGATGAAAAAGCTAAAGAGGCTATTGAAGTATTCAGAGATGAACTGCTATGGTATTTTACTGAATACCAACAACGTCTTGACGAAGAACAAGGAGAGTGAACAAATGGGATATTACAGAGTGCGTAAAAATTGGAACAATGGTAAATGGGATAGTTCACAAATTTGTGCATATACGGACAAGCAAAAAGCAATCCAAGAATGCACAGAAGAAAGGGTGCAACAGGGATATAAAGTGTTTGACCCAGATGGTAAAATTGTCTATCCAATTACATTGGAAAGGCAAACGAAAATACTAAAAAATGATGGCGCTATTCCTGATGACGAAATTGAATATTGGAATGACATATTTAATAAGAAGAAACTCGTTCACTTGGACGATTTGAATGTGATTATTAACCGATATTCTGAACTGTTAAATAAGAATGAAACAAAGATAGTTTCACATAATGGAATTCGTATGTTGAGAGTACCATCAAATAGATTCCAAATTAAATTGGTTGATAAATCAAAGAGCAACTTGGACGAAGATACATATTTTAATCTTGGTTATTTTGCAAACTTCAAAGAGGACGGAATTTTCTTTACTTTGCCAGTGGCAAACCTTGTAGCCGACACAGATGAAAACACACTTTCATCGCCATGTTTGAAATATTTGAAGGAACGAAAAGTCAAGGATAATAAGGTTTATTTCTATGCAAGTCAAAATGCGTCTGATCAGTTTAAAACAAAAGACGTGTCGACATTGATTATTTGTAATGACAATACAGTTTTTATTGATAAGTACAACAGTTTATATGATGAAGATGTTAAATATGCCGTTTCGGGTGCGCCGATTATAATTGATGGATTTAGAGCAACGACAGAATATTTGGACGAAGGTTGGGATAATTCGATAGTTAGACCAACTGTTCACGGATTTTTGGGTATCAAAGACAATTATATTTATTATTTTTACATTGAAACGAAGACCTCGAATTGTATCACAAGTGGAGAGGTTTACGACAAAATTAAAGACTGTGGATTTTCAGATGTTATTAAAGTTGATGGTGGCGGAAGCTTCTATTGTAAAATCAATGGAGAAATTCAAAAGAGTACAAGTGAGAATAGACAAATTAATAACATTGGTATTGTGATGTAAGGAGAATATTCTTATGATAACAAAAACTATAAAACTATCAGATATAAAGATTTCGGATGCTTTTGCAAGGACTCATGTGTCCGAAAGAAAGCTACAGAAATGTAGAGATTATTTTGATGTATTCGAAAAAGCTGACCGAGATATTGTACTTTCTTCAAAAGATATTCTGATTGATGGATATATTATGTATCTCGTTTATAAGGAAAATAATATAGAGGAAGTTGAAGTTAAGATAAAATCTACTTATAGAGACTACCCAACGACTTATATTTATGGCAAACACGTCAATGGTAGTAATAAAGTGTATGTTTGGAGAATTCCGCATGATAGAAAATACAATTGGGATAAATTTGTTACGCTGATTGAACCTGGCGATATTATCTTATGTAGAACAAAGTATGGGACACAAGCAATATCAGTTGCCGACATTCAAGTTTACGATAAATGTCCAGTGAAGTGTAGTGTCAAGAAAGTGGCTTGTTCATTATTTTGGAAAGTGACAGCAACAGCAGAAATGAGGGAGCGAGATTATTCATGTTCTGATAATACAAAAGAAATTGATAAAGATTTGGAGGATACATTGCAGATTTTGAAAGAATTAAGTGATGAATCAGCTTTGTACTCAACTTCTAATTTGATGAGAGAACTACAAATTATTAGAAATGGTTACGTAAAAGGAGAATAATGATATGGGTAAAATACATAGTGTAGCAATATGTAAGAAGGAAACTTTCGAACAATGGAAAAGAGGAGAATTGTTATGTTTTGATGGAGTATTGTTGTCGCCTATTGATTGTGTAAGTTCAACAACTAAAGTTGCTGCTAAAAAATTATATATAAAAAATCAAGATGAATTTCAAAAGGATTGGGCAGACTTATCAAACGAAGCGAAAGAAAAGTGTTATGTGCAATATGTAATGAAACATGATACTAGTTATTGTGAGAACGGCGAAACGTATGAAGAATATATGAATGGTGACTTAGATAGTTATGAAATGGAATATACTTCAGAAAGCGGCGATGAACTTGTTGTATTCGGAAGATATGGTACAACAGATAGTGGGATACTAAATAGGCAGATGGACGCATTTAGACTAAACAGTATAGTTGATTGAAACGGCAGTTTCAATGCAAAAGATAACCAATATATAGTGGTTAGATAAACAATCAAATACAATATGTAGTATAAAAGAAAGGATATATAATATGGAAAAGATATTAGTTGTAGTAGATATGCAAAATGACTTTATAGATGGATCACTTGGTACAGAGGAAGCACGAAATATTGTTGAGCCTGTTTGTGAAAAAATTAAAAAATTTGATGGAGTAATATTTCTGACATTAGATACGCACTCAGATGATTATCTTGAAACCCTTGAGGGTAAATATTTACCAGTCGAACATTGCATTAGAAATACAGAAGGTTGGTTACTAAATTCGTCAGTAAGAGAAACAATAAAATCTAAACTTTATGGTCATGTAGAGAAAAATACGTTTGCTGATAAAGGTCTTGTAGAAGTAATATCCCATTGGATAAGGAAAAGAAGAAACACCTCAATAGAAATTGTAGGATTATGTTCGGACATATGTGTGATATCAAATGCGCTAATGTTGAGAAGTGCTTTCCCTGACACTGAAATAACAGTAGATGCTTCTTGTTGTGCCGGAGTTACACCAGAAAAACATAAGGCTGCGATGGAAGTTATGAAGAGTTGTCAGATTAATGTAATTGGAGAATAAATATGGACAAGTATATGAGTGTAATAACCAATTTTGGGTGTCATTATTCATGCCCATATTGTATTGTAAAAAACAATAATCTTCATATTCCTAAGACTACACTTGATGGGTTGAATTTGTTAAAGAAAAAGATAGAAGATAATAAGTGTAATTGGGTCTCTATCTCTGGTGGAGGAGATCCATTATGGAATTTTGAAAATCACATTGATTGGTACAAGAGATTTTTTGAAATAACAGAGGGTATCAATATTGAATTGCATACAAGCATGCCGAATGTAGATGGAGTTCCTTATCTGTTTTTTGAGAGAGTAGTATATCATTTACATGATTTCGAGCAATTAAAAACAATCAAACGGAATCATAGTGGGCAGATTGTCAGAGTTGTTTTTGTAGTTACAGAACGGTTTACAAAAGATTTAATAGATAAGATTGCAACTTATTGTCATGATTCAGATAATATTGATGAATTAAGTTTTAGACAAATGATGGATAATCACTATGAAGAAACTGATTATTGTAGAGAATATTTAAAAGAAGGACACCAAAAGCGTTGGTGGTATATTGAGCAAAATGATTACAATTTATACTATTGCGAAAATGAAGTTTATACAGAGTACAGAAAGATTGGAGAATAAATATGATTAAAATTAATGGAGATATTGTAACAATTAATAAATTCCCTGATGGAACACCAAGAATAAATATTGATGTGAATAGTATCGAAGAATATGATTATGACGGTTCGCCTTGTATTTGGCTTGATTGGATATATGAAAGCAATGATGAGATGTTTTATTTAATGTTGATAAAGAAACATCTCGAAAGATTTAAAACGAATGTGAATTACTATTTGAATCTTCCATATATTCCGAATGCTCGAATGGATAGAGTTAAAAATAATGACGAAGTATTTACTCTAAGATATTTTTGTGAATTTATTAACGGGTTAAAGTTTTCGGGCGTCTATGTCTTAGATGCTCATAGTGATGTTTCTACGGCATTGCTTAATAATTGTTTTGAGGAAAATCCAAAGGAATATATTGAACAGGCAATTGCAAAAATTGGAGAGAGAAATCTTGTTCTTTATTTCCCAGATGCAGGGGCGGCAAAAAGATATTCTGATTTATTTCCTGAACTTCAATACTGTTATGGAGAAAAGAAACGAGATTGGAGAACTGGTAAAATTCTCGGATTAGACATCAGAACGAATGGAATTGATTTAGCTGATAAAGCCGTGTTAATGATTGATGACATTATTGCTTATGGTGGCTCGCTGTATTATAGTGCAGAAGAATTGAAGAAAAATGGTGTAAAAGAAATTTACGCATATGCTACACATACAGAAAACTCAATTCTTGACAAAGAAAAAGGTACTTTAATTAAATCTTTGGAGAATAATACTGTGAACAGACTGTTTACGACAAATAGTTTGTTTAAGGGTAATCATGAAAAAATAACAGTTATGGAGGTCGAAGAATTATGAATAATACAATGGCGTTGCTACTATCAGACACTTATAAACAGTGCCACTCGCGAATGTATCCCAAAGGATTAACTAAGCTAGTATCATATTGGGTGCCTCGAAGATCAATGTTAGAGAACAGAAACAAGATGGTTTTCTTTGGATTACAGGCATTTATCAAAGAATATTTAATGGGATATTTCCAAGAAAATTTCTTCGATTTGCCAGAAGATGAAATGGTGTCTCTTTACACTGATTCAATGGATATACAGATTGGTAAGGACAATTATGATTTAGACAAGATTGTCCAATTGCATAGATTAGGATATTTACCACTAGAGATAAGAGCTTTGTCAGAAGGAACACTTGTACCAATGGGAGTTCCATGCATTGAGATTACAAATACAAATGATGATTTTGCTTGGCTTGTACAGTGGATTGAATGTATCCTACAGGTTGAACTATGGAAACCTTGTTGCCATGCAACAATCGGTCATATGTATCGTGAGATTGCGGATTATTGGTACGATAAAACAACTGATGGATTGTCGGGAGACGTGGCTTGTGCAGACTTTGGTATGAGAGGAATGTCTTGTATGGATGAAGCTGTAAGATGTTCAGCTTCGTGGCTACTTTCGTTCAATAAAACATCAACAATTCCGGCGATTAACTATATAGATAAATATTATAATGCTGATTGTAAAAAGAACGGAATTGGATTAGGTGCTGTATCGACAGAACATTCTGTTATGGGTGCAAATTTCTCTATTGACGGAGATGAAATTACATTCGTGAAGAGACTTTTGACTGAACTTTATCCAAATACATCATTTAGTATGGTCTCAGATACATATGATTATTGGAATATGATAAATAATATTCTTCCGCAATGTAAAGAAGAAATTATGAATCATAATGGTAAACTTCTGGTTCGTCCTGATAGTGGTGATATTGTAGAAATTTCAGTTAAAACAGTTGAAAGACTATGGGATATCTTTGGTGGCTCTATAAATAGTAAAGGATATAAAGAGTTAAACCCTCATATAGGAATCATTTACGGTGATGGCTGTACCCTTTCTAATGTAGAAACAATTTGGAGAGAGTTGGAGAAACGTGGATTTGCAGCCAATAATATTGCTTATGGTGTAGGAGCTTTTTGTTTTACGGCAATTATGGAGAATGGAAAGATGATAGTTGCTACGAGAGATACTTTTGGAATTGCTATGAAAGCAACTTATGGAGTAATTGATGGTAAGAAATTAATGATTTTCAAAGACCCAAAGACAGATACAAGTCATCTAAAGAAATCTCATAAAGGTTGTTGTAAAGTCTATTATGAAGACGGCGAATTAAAATGCCAAGACCAATTACTTGAAATTAGTGATGACAGTTTGCTTACTACTGTATTTAAAAATGGAGAATTGATAAGGGAAGATTCCTTTATGGATATCAGAAATAGAATGTACGGAGGAAAATAAAATGGATTTTTATCTTCAAGCTAATAATTCCTATAATAGATTAGAAGAAGAATTTAAGAAATATGGAAAACTCATCTTTTGCGTAGATTTTGATGATACGATTTATGATTTTCATAAAAAGGGTAGAAAATATGAAAATGTTATTCACCTTTTGCAAAGATGGGAGAACTATTCAGAAGTAATTATCTTTACTGGCAATGGCGAAGATAAATATGAGATGATTGAAAAATATCTGAATGATAATCACATTAAATATAGAGGTATTAATTGTGATGCTTCAGTTGCATTTTCAGGAAGAAAAATTTATGCCAATGTTTATATTGATGATAGAGGAGGACTAATTCAGGTATATCATGAACTATTGACATTAATTGAGAAAATCGAAAAGGGAGAGATTACGCATGAATAATTTTGATGCAAAGAAAGTAAAGAATGAGATTGTTGAATGGATTAAAGATTTATTTAAAGAAAAATTTTCGCAGAAAAATTGTTGTATAGCCTTATCGGGTGGCAAGGATTCTTCTGTTGTAGCAGCATTGTGTGTTGAGGCACTTGGAAAGGATAAAGTAAAGGCTATTATGCTTCCACAACATGAACAAAGTGATATTGATTGTAGTATTTTGTGTGCAAAACATCTTGGAATTGATTACAAAATTATCAACATTGGGGAAGCGGTTGATTCTATTATCTCAGAAATGGAGTCTAATGGAGTGATAGTTACAGAACAAGCAAGAGTAAATGTGCCGGCAAGAATTAGAATGGCAGCGTTGTATTTTTTTGCTCAATGTAACAACGGCATTCCAAGTTGTAATTGTAATCTTTCAGAAGAGTGGATTGGTTATGCCACTTATGGAGGAGATGGATTTGGTTCTTTCGCACCTATTGAAAATTTAACAGTAAGAGAAGTTAAGGCTATTGGTCACGAATTAGGACTTCCTTCTGAATTGGTAGACAAAACGCCAACCGATGGACTTTGTGGGAAAACTGACGAGGATAATTTTGGTTTTACATATGATGTTTTAGACAAATATATTAGAACCGGCGAAATTGACAATAAAGATATAAAAAATAAAATTGATTCCATGCACGAAAAGAATTTATTTAAGTTACAACTTATGCCATCCTTTCAATACTCACCGCAAGTTTAATCTTATAAGTTAAAATGTTGTTTTAATGGAGAATTTCTATTATGGAAGAAATAAAAATTGACTGTGTTTATGATTATAAAGGCTTAACACATTCATACCTGACTGTACGCATTATGGATGTCGATAATTTTGAGATATATTCATCTCATGGAGACCTCATTGAAAAAATACACGATGTGGCTGATTGTTTATATATGTTGTATTTGGTATCCATAGGGGAATATCCACGAAAGGAAGTATCATTATGAGTTTTACAAAAACATTCCCAATCAATACAGGAACATTTGTTGTTGTTCAAGTAGGAAATACAAAGAGATTGGGTACAGTGGCTTGTTATCAATGCGTAACAGAGGAGGATGAAGAAGATGTGGTTATGGTTTCGGGTTATAAAGAAAGTTGGTGTGGAGAATATTTGCTTAGTGAAGTGAAGATTGCAACGAATGAAGAAATTAAGCAATATATGAAAGGGTGAAAACAAAATATGTTATTGAGTGAAATTGCAGAAAAGATTATAAAAAAAGAATCTAATCTTTCCTTGGAGAATGAGGTTATAGTTGGTAATAGAGAAGAATGGTATGAAGAATCTCTAATCGACCCATTAATAGACTATTATTCATATGACGTATTAAGATTGTGCGGTTGCGGTTGTCCTAATGACACATTAGATGTCATACGCAAATATCTTCATATTCGAAAAGATTGGAAGGACAACAAGTGTGATTATGATGAAGTGCAACAAAGATATAAGACAGAATTGAATATAGATGATCAAGATGATATACAGTGGGGCTTATTACAATTCATGGCATACATTTTGGACGACCGTGGCTTTACGGAGCATGGTAGCAGTATCGGAGGTTGCTGGTTGACTGAAAAAGGCGAGATGTTTCTTACAGTGTTAGATGCATGGGATCAATATAATAAGGAGAATTAAAATGAACATAGGAGAAAAGAAAGAATTTATTGGATACGTTGGAGAATATAGTGATACATGGTTATTTGAAACTGATAAGACTCCATATTCATCTATAGTTGTATTAGCTATAGATGAACTGTTACGCACCGAAACAAAAGATTGTGAGAAATATAAAATCACGATAGAAAAATTGGAGGCGGAAATGATATGAAACTAACTCATAGATATGATTGTTATTTAGAATTAAACGAATATCTTTCTCATGAATATCATTGTGAGCTAACCAAAGAACTTGATGATTTGGCTGGTTTTGATAAGAAAATGATTGACGAATATGAATATGGACATTATATATTGGTAACTGAAGCGGATATGAAACAAAGACTTTTGTACATACGAATTCCAGGTGGTACGGTTGGCAATATATTTTTGGACAAGACGGAGAATATTATTACGAAAATAACAATTGATACAGATTATGTCGTAGATTCGTATCCTGAGAATGTTCAAGAATATGTTCAGAAATACATTGGAGAGAAAATTGAAATAGGAGATTGAAAATTAATTTCAAGACAAAGGGGGTGAGGAAAGTGCTGGACAGCATATTGCTCACAGTATTTGTAATACTGATCGTATTATATGTCATAATTGCAATTATGGAACAATGATATTTCAATAATTTAATTTAAAAGTACAATTTATGGAGGTACAATATGAAAGATTTTAATAAAGTGGCAATTGTTAATTTGTTTGACGATTATGCATGCGATGATTATGCAGTTGCATTGTATGATGACGAAGCAAAGCTAATATGTGATTCATGGTTGGTTGTTGTGAATGGATGGGGAAATGAAAATGCAAGGGTACTTGGAGAAATTAAACGTGTTTTTCCTATTGAAGATTGTGATAAAGAAATAGTTGGACAAGTTATTGGTGTTGTGAATATGGATGCGTATAACAAAAGACATATAGAAGAAAAAAGATTAAAAGAGACGGCAGAAAAGAAAGCTACAATTGAAAAGGAATTGGAGCAAGAAATCAATAAATACAAAACAGTTACGTATTATGAAGATATGGCAAAGAAATATCCGAATAATTCAAGATTACAAGACTTGGTTAATAAGTTGTTAGAATTGGGAGAATAATCATATGTGGGAAGAGATTTTAGGACGATTAAGGAAGTTATCCAAAGAACAACTAATTTACATCATCGAACAATACCGCAATGTAACTCGTAGAATGAGTGATACTCTTGTAAGAGAAAGCCAAGGTTATAATTCAAGTAAAGCTTGTGATGATATACGAGATTGTTTACAGGATTGTGATTTTATTCGTACTCGTGAATTGGCTGCCTATGTAGATATGAAGCTTGGCAAGATTTCTGGTGAAGAATATAGGGACGTATTGTTGGGGAAAGATGACGATTAAATATTACTGTTAAAGGATCGAAAAGGGGGGAATAATATATGTTAATGATAGGGAGCATTGACGAATGCCTTGATAGAATTAAGGCGATAAACGAAAACAATAGATTAAGAATTGAATGTCTTGAAAAAGAAAATCAATTTTTGAGAGAAAAATATAATAAGGATGAAGAAGTCAAGAAAATGCAACAAGAGTTGGATGTAATGAAAAAAGATTTGAGACGTGGCTTCTCAATTTCAGAAAGAGAGCAAAAAGCGATTAAAGAATGGAAAGAAAAGCATGACACTGAAGTCCATGGATTTAAAACATTAGAAGATAGACTTCATGCAGGCGGTCTTATTGGCGGTAGATATACTTACCATTTTGTTCCGACAAGCATAGGAGTTTCTGGCACAATTCAATGTAGTTGTGGTGAAGAATTTGAGTTTTGCAAATTGTGATATGAGGAAATAATTTATGAATGTTTATGGCGAAGAAATGATTCTTATAAAAAATAGTGATGGGACATATAGAATAGAGGTACATAATTGTCCTTTTAAAGATTTGAATGGAGAAGAAATTAATGGCACAATAATATTTCCAAGAGTATTAAAAGATGATAAAAATTCATTTATACATGTAAATGAATCACCGGAATCCACAATTTGTGAAGTGATTTTGGACGAATAAATAAAAAGGAGAATAAACTTATGAAAAAGAAAATTTGCGTAGCATTGGCAATTATGGCAACATTGAGTTTGGCAGGTTGTCAAGCAACGACGAGAAAATTGGGTGATTCTGCAACTATTAAATTAGAACCAAATCTAAAATTAGAGGAAATAACATGGAAAGGTGCTTCATTGTGGTATCTTACACGTCCTATGACAAAGGATGATATTGCAGAAACACATACATTTAAAGCGTCATCCAACTTGGGAATCATTCAAGGCACGGTGACTGTTATAGAGACAAAAGAATGAAAACCTGATTTCAAGGAGAATATTGTAATGGTTAAAGATACAAAAGATAGAGACGAAAAATATGAATTAATAAAAACATGTTTCGATCTCGGAGGAAAACCATATATAAAAATTTGTTGTCCATGTTGTGATAATTTAACAGAAGGAAGCTATCAAGTGATTACAGATATTCCTAAAAAATTATATTGCTCTCAATGTGGAGCAGAAATTATACAGCCAATTCAATTTGCTAAAGTTTTATTTAAGTTTAAATAAAAAGAGAATGTATATATGAATACAATTATATTCAATGAAGATGATTGGGTTTAATTATAAGGAGGAATTATTATGAGTTTGTTATGTGATAGAGCGAAAAACAAATTAGATAAAAGTAAAAGAAAATATAAAGAATGTCCGCAATCAAAATTTCTGGATCGAGAAGCTGAATTGTTTTGTGAAAATTGTGGACACTCTTTAGGAAAAAAAGATGTTTTGATTATTGATTTGGAAACAGTGAAGTATTGTTCAAAATGTATTGAAAAATATATAAAAGAGACACCGTTTGATATTCCTGATGGTACGGTGGTTAAAGACTTTGGCGATTCTGTTTATTTAAAATATACAGGTGGTTATATAATAGAACAAACAGTTCTAAAGGATTGTTATTTTAACACAAAAGGGAGGTATATTAAAGTAAAAGGCAAAAGAGTATATATTTAAGTTTGAAATTTTGCTTTCATTTTGATTTTTAAACAGAGAATAATTTAATGTAGTATTTACTACGTCTTTGGGCTGTTCACCCGATAATTCAATTTTAGATCCCTTTATGTGGTCGCGAACACTGAGGGAATAACCAATTTACAATAAGAAGAAAGGAAAACAGTAAACTCCGGAATAAAAAGATTGTACAATCTCTGTAGCTAAAAAATGAACACAGAGAAAAATAATTCATTAGAAAATTTAACAGTTATTGAACTTTGTAGTGGCATTGGAGCACAGATGAAAGGTATAAATAATACTCACTTGTTCAATGCTAATATGATTGCAACAGCAGATTTGGATAAAGAAGTAGTAGTCAGTTACGCTGCAATACATTGTGGCTTAACCACTGATATGATAGAAAATTATACAGACTATCCAAGTAAAGAGGATATGGTAAAAGACTTGACAGATAAAAGACTTGGATATGATTTTAAGAAAGACAAACCATATGATTGGCAAAAATTATCGCGAAGAAAAGATAAAACAAAAGGAATTGAAAAATATTGGTTAGCAGATTATCTATCACATAATCTTGGAGATATGATGCAAATAAAATCCCTTCCATATAGCGATTTACTTACATACTCGACACCCTGTACTGATCTTTCAATCGCTGGCAAACAAGAAGGTTTAAAATGGACTTGCCAAGATTGTGAGTGTGAATATAATCCATCAGAATTAGATGTTGATACTCGTTATACTTGTCCTAATTGTGGTAAGCATAATATTAAATCAACTCGTTCAGGTTTGTTGTATGAAGTTGAACGACTTCTTGTAACGGCAAAAGAGAATAATACATTGCCAAAATATTTACTTATGGAAAATGTCGATGCTCTTATATCGAAAAAATATATTGATAGTTTTAAGGATTGGATTGGTAGACTTGATAATCTTGGATACAATTCATATTATCAAACAATTAATGCGAAGAATGCAGGTATTCCACAAAATCGTAATAGAATTTTTTGTATATCAATTCGTAAAGATATTGATACAAAGTTATTTACATTTCCAAAACCATTTGATACAGGAATCAGATTAAAGGATTTATTAGAAACAGATAAAGATGTTTTGGAAAAATATTTTTTATCTGATGAGGTACAACAAAGACTTCAAATTACCGATTCCAAATTCGAGAAGAATATTATTGGCACAACAAAACCTGAATTTAGAACTATAGGTCAGAGGGATTTAGTTTATAAGGAAGATGCAATTATGGGTGCATTGGTGGCAACAGATTATAAACAACCTAAACAGATTTTTGCAGATTCAAATAATTTAATTCATATTGCTGATTTATGTAGCGAAAGATTTCAAAAAACGAATGAACAACCTCGCAGAGTATATAGCGAAGACGGTATTGCACCAACAATGCATACTTGTGGAGGTGGCAATACAGAGCCAAAGGTTGAAAGAAATAACCTTAGAGTGGTGAGAAAACTTACTCCTAAAGAAGCACATAGGCTTATGGGTTTTGATGACATTGATTATGAAAGATGTAAGGCGGTCGGTATGTCAGATTCTCAAGGATATAAACAAAACAGTCGGGAAATAGTATTATAACAACTGTTATTTCATTATTAGCAGAACACCTTTATAAAGCTCAGTACGATAATACATATGTTTGTACCGATGAGAAAATGATAAATTTTCAGAAACCGCAAGTGGATTGATTTTTGTTGGCGGTATAGATAGTAATATGTGGCTTGATAATGGTAAACAATTATCAAGAAATTTTAAACAAGGATATAGAGTATATAGTAGCGAAGGCATTGCTTGTTCAATTACATCTAATGGTGGTGGGTTCGGTGCATGTAATGGATTGTATTTGATGTGAAATGAGGTAAGAAAATTAAATACAACAGTAGCAGATCGATTGCAAACATTGCCTGATAATTATACATTCTGCGACGGTGTTTCCGAAGCACAAGTATTGGTAATGGTTGGACGGTTTCAGTAATATCTCATATATTAAGTTTTATAAAATAGAGAATATGTTAAGTAAGGGGGGTATTAATTTTAATAAAGTAGAGAGACATATAATCAACAAAAATCATCCAATGTATTTAGCTTGTGATAATTTATGCTTTTTGGCAAAGAACATGTATAACCTTTGTAATTATACAATTCGGCAAGAGTTCTTCAGAACAAAGACAGTTAAGAAGTATGGTGTCTTGAATAAGGAATTAAAGCATACTGACGCTTTTGTGGAACTTGGATCAAATGCAGCACAGATGGTTACAAAATCTTTATGTAAGTCATGGAAATCATTTCTTGCAGCAGTTAAAGATTACACGATGCATCCCAAAAAGTATTTGGGTAAACCTAAAATTCCTGCTTATAAAAAGAAAGATGGCAGATTTATTTGCACATTGACTAATATGCAGACACATATTAAAGATGGATATTTATATTTTTCTTTTAAAAGAATGAAGAAGTACAATAATCTTATTCACACAAAAGTTATAGGCTATCATCTTGGGACAAGAATTATTCCTAAGGGTGGTTGTTACATTATTGAAATTGTCTATAGGGATGAAAAGCAGTTTATAAATAATTTGGATAGAAACAGAATCTCCTCAATTGATTTAGGAATAAACAACTTTGTAACAATGGTAAATAACATAGAAGAACCTTCTATTGTTATAAATGGCAAAGGAATCAAATCTTATAACCAATATTGGAATAAGAAAGTTTCTAATCTAAGAAGAATTGCGAAAGCTATAAATGGATCGGATTGGACTAAACGGATGCAAAATCTCACGAATAAAAGATATTTCAAGATGGAATATTTCATGCATTGTACAAGTAGGTGGGTCGTTGACTATTGTGTAAATCATAATATTGGAACACTTATTATTGGTAAAAACGATGGTTGGAAACAGAAATCAAATATGCATAAGGTTGTTAATCAAACATTTACTCAAATACCGTATGAGAGTTTCATTAAAAAACTTGAATACAAATGTGAAGAGACCGGCATTGATTTAATTGAAACAGAAGAGACTTATACATCAGGAACATCTTTCTTAGATGATGAATTACCTATAAAAGAAAATTACAACAAATTACGAAGAGTCTATAGAGGGCTTTTTAGAAGCAACAACGGAAAATATATAAATGCCGATGTTAATGGGGCATTTCAAATAATGCGCAAAGTATTCTCAAATGTGAAAGCAAATGAGATAGTGGGTGCATATTCACATCCTGTAATTATAAATTTGTAATTATGAATGGCAGACAAAAGCTGATGAATGAAACATTTCAAAGGAAGAATTTAGGAGTAAATTATGAATGATTTTCACAAAATAGGAAGTTTCATTAAACTAAAAATGATGGAACAGAATAAGAGCATTCAATCGTTGGCTGAAGAAAGCGGATATTCTACAAAAGATATCGGAAAAATTTTAGACGGAAGATTGTTTTTATCTCCAAAACAAATAGAAGAAATAGCTGGTATTTTAGATTTGGACATTAATGAAATGATTAATTGTATAGATGTAGATTCTATTGAATATGTAGGGGAATTTACAAAAGAAGAAAATAAAGATAAGCTTCTTGATTACATTGATAGATATGTTGATTTAAAAGAGGTAACTCAATTTACACAGACAGAGAATAGATAACTAAGAGGTAGAGAAAATGAAAAGACAAATTAGAAGAAATATATTTGAAACCAATTCATCAAGTACCCATTCATTAACAATGTGTAGTGAGGAAGAATTTGAACAATGGAAGAATGGTAAAGTCCTATTCGATGAGGATGGCGAAACCTTCGTAAAAGCAAGTGAACTATCAAATAAAGATAAGGAATATGCAGCTCAAGAGTATGAGGATAATAAAGATGAGTATTCAAAAGATTGGTCAGAATTATCAGAGACTGCGAAAGAAAGATATTATACAAAATATGCAAAAGAGAATGATCTTATAAATGAAGATGCGAAAACTTATGATGAATGGAATAATGACTATGAACTTGAAACTTTCGTAGGTAAATATACAACCAAAAGTGGAGACCGAGTTGTTGCGTTCGGAAAATACGGATATGATGGTTGATTAAGAGTCAAAACATTATAGTGAATGAAAAGTATGAAGGATATTTGGGAGGTAAAAATGAAAATTTTAGGGAGTTACAAGAATGGAAATTTTAGAACTGCTATATTTGAAGATGGAACAAAAATAAGAGAAACAAATGATGATGAATTTCAGGCTGCCTTTGCAGAAAATATGGATATAAAAATAACAAATTATTGTGATATGGGCTGCCCGTTCTGTCATGAAGGAAGTACAACAGACGGTAAGTTCGGTGATATTATGAATGAAAAATTCGTTGATACCTTGCATCCATATCAAGAAGTTGCACTCGGCGGCGGAGATGCCACAAGTCATCCTGATTTAATTCCATTTTTACAAAAACTAAAGGATAGAAAAGTCATTGTAAATATGACGGTAAATCAGATTCATTTTGAGAAGAAACAAGTGCTAATAAAGAAACTTGTAGACGAAAAGCTCATATATGGTTTGGGAGTTTCACTTGTAACTCCAACAGAAAATTTTATTAAACTCGTCAAACAATATCCTAATGCAGTCATTCATGTAATCAATGGTGTGTTAAAGCCATCCGATATACAAACATTGGAGAATAATAATTTGAAGATTTTGATTTTGGGATACAAACATTTAAGACGTGGTGATGATTTTTATGATATAGATCATAAGAATATTGAAATTAGACAAAGCTGGTTGTATGAAAATCTTTCTAATATTATTGAAAAGTTTAATGTTGTTAGTTTTGATAATTTAGCCATTGAACAATTAAATGCGCGAAGATTAATGACGGACGAAGAATGGAATGAGTTCTATATGGGTGACGATGGTACAATGACCTATTATATCGACATGGTAGAACGAAAATTTGCAAAGAGTTCAACGGCTGCGTTTGACAAAAGATATAATTTGTTAGATTCTGTTGATGAAATGTTTGAACAAATTAAGTCGGAGAAATGATGTAGGAAAAGACATATGAAGTTTTATCCAAATTGGATTTGAGACAGGGAGAATATAATAGTATGAGATTTATTGATGATATTAGATATATAAAAGATCAGGTTTTACGATACTGATGAATGTAAAAAGTATAAATATATTAGTAAAAAATATGTATGACAAGATGTTTAATAAGCCAGAAGATTCAGATAGAGTAAAGTTACTTGAAGAACAAGTTGATTGCCTTATCAAAAATAAGTTTGAAAATGGGAGAGTATACGATTCGATCGTTCTTATACCATCTAAAAAAATGAGTAACATAGGTGAAATGCCAATGATTATACATCGTGGTGAAAAGATTAATATGGATAATATGACTTCATTCAATGTGTCGTGGAGTTATGGTGATGGTGCAATTATTACAACCGAAAAGGAGTAATGTTATGGATATTATATATACAGGCGATGGAGCATATATTTTGAAAATAAATGTAACCTACCGAGTAGATGCGAGAAATATTATACAAGCAAAACAAGAATTTCTTCAATTTCTTTCTACAGATTTTGATAGAACAGTCGATAAAAAGCTGGGTGATTCCGGTTTTGATTCGGAGAATATAAATAGATGAAAACAATGTTTCAAAGGGAGAGTGTTGCGACATGATGAAGGGCGATAAGATAAAATTGAAAAAGGGAATAGGTACACTTAGACATATTGGTGCAATATGCGAAGTGACTGATGTGTCAGAAGACGGCATAATTTCTTTTAGATACAAAAATAAATATGAAGGCTGTATCTCAGAAGATGTGTGTGCAGAATATTTTGATGAAGTTCACAAGTGGAGCGAATGGAGAAAGAAAAATGGTGGGAATTACTTCAACAATGATGGAAGATTTTATGCATTTGTTTATGAATACAGAACCGATGGCAAAAAGATTCAAGTACGAAGTGGGAAATATAAAGCAGAGGCTTGTTGCCATAAAGATGATACATATAATGAGGAGATAGGTTTATTCCTAGCAAGCAATAGATTGTTTATAAAAATTCTTCAAGACATGGTTAATTCTGAAATTCGTCAAATGAAATATGATGTAGTAGATGAACTTTTTAGGAATGTGGCAAAGGCAAGTGCAAAATTAGGTGTTAAATTTGTATAAGTAAATAAACTTTTCATCGGATGAAACGGAGAATGTATAGGTAGAAGGGTAGAAAATATAGTGAGTACAAAATATTACATACATACACAAAACAAGGAATTTGTTGAGAAGTATTTCTTTAATGAGTATAGACTTGTGGACGAACCTTGTTTTGGCTATGAAATTTGTATTGGACGTAGAAGTGGTGGATGGAAGCCTTTGTTTAATCAACACAACGACGCATATACTTCCGTTGAAGAAATGAAAGAATTTTTATCCATACATTCCGATAAAATTTCTATATATGATGAATCTGAACGATTTATTACTTTAAATGAATTAGAAGATGGGTTAATAAATTGGGGAGAGCATCAGGCAGTCAAGTATATGAAGTATAACGCTCAAGAATCCGACTTAGACGATATTCGTTTTGATATAAGTACAAAAGACGATTATGATATAAGAGCTCCATTTGACCATATTGAATATAACAAAGTAATAGATAGGCTTGCTCCCGAATTAAAAACGTATAGAGGTCATTATACTCATGATAAAGATAATTATGATTTTGTGTCGGGTTGGTGGAGTAACCCAAGACCAAGAGGATTATTGAGGAGGCTGTTTAATGAGTTGGAATCCAGTAATGAATAAATTCATTGAAATAAAAAATGAGTTTCATAAAAGAATGGGATATGTTACATATGACATGGACGGGAAGAAAACCTGTTTGGAACTATGGGTCGAATGTTTAAATAACATTGACCCCATAAATCAATATCCTGAATATACAGACTTACTTTCAAGATTAGAACTAAACCAAAACGGACAGTTTCTTCTTTTGAGATACGGTCAATATAGCGATATCTACAATGGAGAAGTTGATAATTCCGGTGAGGAATTATGGAGTATATATGATGGATTTTATCGTGAATGTAGAAGTATAGTAATTGATATAGTAAATGACAAAATAGTTTTGTGTCCATTTGCTAAATTCTTTAATATTAACGAACTCGAAGAAACAAGTTTGGAGAATATACAAAGTAGGATTGGCAATGCAAAAACAGTTGAATTTTCAAATAAGTTGGACGGTTCTATGCAGTCAGCTACTTGGTATAATGGTCAAATTATAATGGCAGGCAGTCAATCTATTAATCCAAATACTTCATGGAGATTACAAGATGGTTATAAGATGATATATCAGTTACCTGGTTATGAACGAATGTTACGAGAATATCCCAATATCACTTTTATTTTTGAGTACATTTCATTAAAAGATACACATGTCGTTAAATACACAAAAGAGCAAGAAGGATTATATCTTATCGGCATGAGAAGTAATTTGACCGGCGAAGAATATTCATATGAATCAATTCTCAAATTCGCAAAATTATACAATATTCCAACAACAGAAATCTTCAACAAGACCTTGGATGATGTTATGACCGAATTAGACGATAAGTCATCTGATGAAGCGGAAGGTTTTGTAATCAATATTGACGGTTATAAGGTTAAATTAAAATACAATGATTATGTGCATATTCATAAAGTATTATCTAAGTTATCGTCTATTAATTTAGTGATTTCTTCTATCGCTGACAGTTGTTATGATGATTTGCTATCGAAATTACCAAAGGCTTATCATGAAAATGTTAAGAAGATAGCAACCGTTGTTATGAAGTATATTACTGAGACCACAAAAAATATAAAACAATACTATGATACTGCTCCCAAAACCAATAAGAAAGATTTTATGATATATGTTTCAGAAAATGTTCCTAAGGAGTATCAAGTATATTGTAGAGAATTATATTATGGTCATGATATCAATGTTTTAAAAAGTGGCAACAAAAAGTCACCTCGATATAAAAAATTAAAGGAAATGGGAGTAGACGATTATTCTATGCTCTTCAAGGAGGAATTGAAGGATGTTTAAACAAGAAGTGCAAAATCAAATTCAACAACATTATGACAAACTTATATCGTTAGGCTACAATGTTGTTGGTGTATTTTTATACGGTTCACAAAATTATGAGTTGGATTACTCTGGTTCAGATGTCGATTCAAAAGCAATAATTCTTCCTACATTAAACGATATTGTGTTTAATCGTCAACCTGTAAGTACGACACTTGATATGGGGAATGGTTGCTTATGTGATGTAAAAGATATTCGTAAAATGTTTGAGTGTTTTAAGAAACAAAATATTAACTTTGTTGAACTTTTGTTTACTCAATATTATATTTTAAATCCAATTTATGAAGAACTATTCGCACCTATGCTTGATAATGCCGAAAAAATTGCAAGGTACAACAATTACGCAAGTGTTAATTGTATGTGCGGAATGGCATTTGAAAAGTACAAAGCTCTTACATATCCGTATCCAAGTATCGTAGATAAGATTGAGAAATATGGTTGTGACCCCAAACAATTACATCATATTTTACGTTTGAAAGATTTTATCGAAAGATATTGTAATGGCGAAAGTTACCGTACTATTCTAATCCCTAAAAATAAGGATATGTTGCTCGATATTAAATCTAATTATCATTATGAATTAGAATATTCGAAAAATTTAGCAAAAGAAACGTGTGAGTGGATTAAACAATATAAACAAGAGTATATGGAGAATAATCCATTGGAGATTAATACTGAGGCAAAAGATGTTATGGAAAAGGTGATGACAAACTTAATTACATTCAGTATAAAAAATGAGGTGTGTAGGAATGAGTAAACCAAAACTATATGTTATGTGTGGTTTGTCCGGAAGTGGTAAATCTACCATTGCCAAACAGATTGTAAATGATAATCCTGATACAGTTGTTATATCAACTGATATGATACGAGAACAATTAACCGGCGAAGTCGGAGACCAGTCTCAAAATGATGAAGTGTTTGAACTTTTTCATACATTAATCCGAAAGCGTTTGGAGAATAAATATAATGTGATAGCCGATGCAACAAATATCACAATGAAGTCTCGTCGAGCAATTCTTAATAAAGTCAATGGACTAGACATAGAAAAGATTTGTTACATAATGCCGAAACCATTTGAGTGGTGTCAACAAGATAATAAAAATAGACCACATCCTGTTCCTGATGAAGTGTTGGAAAAGCAAATTAGAAGATTTGAAATTCCATTCATTGAGGAAGGGTGGAGCAAGATTATTATTCATGATGAATTTAAAAATCATGTGAGAAATTTGGTTAATGAAATAGCTTATATGGGAGATTTCGACCAAAAGAATCCTCATCACACAATGGATTTGTACAAGCATTGTTTAAATACTAAGAAATTAATGAAAGAAAAGGGTTATGAAAATCCTTGGCTGGGCGGTGCGATGATGCATGACTTAGGTAAATTGTCAACTCAAACATTTGATGATCTTGGCATAGCTCATTACTTTGACCATCACGCATACGGTTCGTATTTTGTATTGAGTCGAATACCTCAAAATTTAGAAGTATTAGACGTATGTTTCCTTATCAATTATCATATGTTGCCGTTTAGTTGGGAAAGTGAAAAAACGAAACAACGCTGGCGAAAAAGATTCGGAGAATATAAGTATAAGATACTTATGGATTTTCATGAATGCGATATACAGAGGTGATAAAGGAAATATATGAGTAAAGAGTTATCTAATAGAGAACAAAAGTTTCGGGATGAGTATATGGATATTTTGTATCAGGCTATAAGGAAAGAACATCCACCTGGGAAATACCTTCTCTTAGACAAGGACGATTTGAGAAAATTGACGGAACTGTTCAAAAGAGTTTATCAAGAAGGAGAATATATTGATATGAATGATATTAAAGAATTTCTTACAAAAGAACATAAAGAACTTATTCATAAGAAAATTGTAAAAACAATTGAGGATATGGACTTTACTTCTATAATAGAAGATTTTATCAATGATGAATTGGATTATGTTAGAGATCAAGATAATGTTGATGAATTCTTGGAAGAACAAATTATAGAAATTGTCCGTCAGCATTTAGTTAAGAGTGGATTGTTAAAGGAGAATAAGTAAGTATGAATTATTTTATTTCGGATTTACATTTGGGTCATAAGAATGTTTTAAAGTTTGATAATCGTCCATTTATCAATATAGAAGAACATGACAAAACAATTATTGATAATTGGAATAATAAAGTTAATGATAATGACGATGTATATGTCTTGGGTGATATTAGTTGGCACAATGCCACCAAAACTATTGAAATTTTCAAACAGTTAAAAGGTCGCATACATTTAATTCAAGGAAATCATGACAATAGAATATTAAAAAACAAAGAATTATACAACTTATTTGTCGAGGTTGTAGATTACAAGGAACTAAAAATTGACAATGAAATTTCAGTTGTTTTATGTCACTATCCGATGCCATGTTTCAAAAATCATTACTATGATTGGATACATCTTTACGGGCACGTACATAATAGTTTTGAAGAAAATATGATACAACATTTTAGATATGAAATGGGAGCATTATATGATAAACCTTGTCATATGTACAACGTCGGTGCGATGATGAAGTATATGGATTATACACCGAGAACACTAGAAGAAATTAGAACAGGATGGATATTAGAGTCATAAGATAGGGCGTCATGATGAAAATGTTCGTAAGGTCTAATTGGAAAACTATAAGTAGGGATAAGATTATAGAGGTGATAGATTGAAAGTATACAATACTTGTTGTAAAGTTAGTAATTATTGTACTGGCGAATTAGAAGAAGTGTTAAATCAATATTCAGATTATGGGTTTAATTTGGTTTCAACGCTTATTGCAAAGAATGAATGTGACATAGATGTTATGTATTTGTTTTTTACAAAAGTATGCGAATAATTAGTAACCTAATGAAAATTAAATTTCAACGACAAGAAAAACCATATATAGTAGCTTCAAGATAATATCAACTACTATATATAGTGTATAAAAAATAGACAATCAACAAATTTTGGTCGAGGCGTTGATTGTCTATATAAAAGGATACTTCATAATGGGATATACCATTACTCTGTATTTTTATATTTTAACATATTTTTGCAGAAATATCAAGTATTATTTTTATCATTTTGTTTGGGTGGGAATTAGCATACCCTTGGACAATCTGTGTCCATAAACCACTGTTCATATAGTTCACATAAATTTAATTCTATGTTCCGTCCATTTGGGCGTTCAGATAGATTTTATTACGTTAATTTTTATTTCAAGGAGGATTTTATTTTAATGGCGAAAACAAAGAAAATACTAGAGAAAAAAAATTGGTCTAACTCGTTTATGCTTATTGGAGAAGCAAAAATTAATGATTATACATATAAGTTAGACGCAAAAGCTGGGCAATCCGATTGGATTTATAACAGTTTGAATCTTGGTGTGTACTGTGGTGAAACTTGTGGAACTGTATATGCAGAACTTATGGGTGGTTACGGTGCAGAAAGAGATAATGTTATTTATGTTCATGGCAAGGACGAAAACGGCAAAGATGATTTTAGTAATAAATTTACTATTGATTGGGAAGACAGATTTGATGAAACAATTCTAGAATCTGTGGGTGATCTTTGTTACTTAACTGTAGGCATTGAGAGAGATAAGGGTGGCAAGGTTTACTATAAGAAATTTCTAGCACCATATGACATGATTGCGTATATTAATGAAAATCTTGAAGATGGAATGGTTGTTAATGTAAAGGGCAACTTGAAATATTCTATGTATAATGATGAATTGCAAGTTAAAAAGGAGATAAATAGCGTTGTTCTTTCTAAAGTTAATGACTCAAGTAAGTATTGTGCTAAATTCACACAGACAATGCTATTAACAAAAGATAGTCTCGGCAAGGTAGATAAGACAACCGGCATTCTTCCAATCTATGCAAAGGTGTTGGACTATATTAAGGAATACAAAGGTAAGGAAGTAAGAGCTAATATTCCGTATAATAAGACATTTGAATTCGAGCTTGATTTATCAACACCTGACATTGCACAAAAAGTCATAGATAAGATATTTAAGGTTAGAAAAGATGTTACAGAAGTGACTTTTGAAGGAGATCTTATTGAGGGTGGTGCTTTAGTCACAGCAACAGAAGACGATCTTCCCGATGATATTAAAGCACTTATTGCAATCAATGTATTTACGCTTGAAGAGGCGCTTGCAAAGTGTACTGCAAATTCTGGACGAGAAAAAAGAATGGTTATTCGAAAGCCAGTTATTAAACTAGTCGAAGATAAAGAGGGCAACAAAACTCCTGTTATTCAGAAGTTTGAAAGAAAATACGAAGAAGAAGACTTAATTCCTAATTTTATGTATAGCACAGAAGATGAGGATTATGAAGATGAGATAGATGATGATACAGATTCAGATGAAAATGAAAGTACATCTAACGATGACAACGATTGGTTAAATAGACTGTAAATATAAATATAAGTACGAATAAAAAATATAAATGAGGTCGTAAAATGCGACTTCAAAATAAATTAAACAAAGGAGATTTTTATATGGCATACGGAATAAAAAATGTAGTTAAAATTGATCCATTGGCTTATAATATTGGCTTGATTGGAGAAAGTGGAATTGGTAAAACGACAATTATTAAGGAAATGTGTGAAAAACTTACGGGTTCAAATGATGGTTATTTGTTTTTGGAATGCGGCAAGGAAGATGGTGCAGACGCAATTCAAGGTATTAATTATATTAATTGCCGTGAATGGTCTGCCGACTATGATGAGATAGAACATTCTATTGGTTTCGAAGATGTGGTTGATGATATCATTGATAATAAAACTACAGAATATCCATTGTTGAGAACGGTTGTCATTGATACATATGACCAATTGATTAATATCGCAAAAGCAGAGGTTATTGAAATGCATAACCGTGAAAATCCCGACAAACCAGTCAAATCAATTAAGGCTGCTTTTGGTGGCTATATGGCTGGCGAAGACAAAGCTGTAGATATGGTTTTAGAAAAGTTATGGAATTTAAAAAGAGTTGGTGTTTCATTTATCATTATTGGACATGTTAAACGACGTGACCAAGAAGATATGTTTACTGACCAAAAGTATCGTTTGTTGACAACAAACATGTCAATAAGAGATTTTAATGCAATAAAAACAAAGCTTCATTTTTTGGGAGTGGCTTCCATTGATAGAGAAATTGTTCAGCAAAAAACAGGCAAAAAAGACAATAAAGGCAATGAAAAGATGAAAGGCGTAGTTGCTAAAGAAAGCAGAAAGATTACTTTTAGAGATGATTCTTATTGTATTGATAGCAAAAGTCGCTTCGCAGATATTGTTCCTGAAATTGAATTTACTCCAGACGCACTTATAAAAGCGATTACCGATGCAATTAAAGCAGAACAATCTAAGTCAGGCAAAACTTTTGAACAATCAAAGGCTGAGCAAGAATTAGAAACAGCAAAAAAGTTGAAAGAAGTAGCGAAAGCAGAGCAGGTAAAAAAAGAAACCAAAAAACTTGAAGATGTAGTTACACAAATTACAGATTATATTAAAAATAATAAGTCCGATATGGACAAGATTAAGCCTATTATTGCCAAGACAAAAGAACTTGGATATGAAAATCCGACAACAATTAGTAAGGTTGAAGATGCTGAAATAGTATTAGAACTTATTTCGTAAAATTCTATATGGGGACAACATGCACGATATATGTTGTCCCCATGAAATAGGAGGTGGATTTTTATGAGAGAAATAAGAAAAAAGGAAAATAAAAATCAAGAATTTTTTGATTTATGTAAATATATAGAAAGAGAAATTTTCAAATATGATGAAAATCAAAAATTAAAACAAGCATCCTGTTTGCAACTAAGAGGTCTTGTAAATGGCAAAGATTTTGGACATAGAGAATATAACGGAGAAAGTAAGTATCCAATTAAATCTGTCCTCATTGCATTTCAAATAAACAAAAATAAAATATTAAATAGCATACAAGGGAAAAATTTTACTAATGAGATTTCTCAAATGAGATATATATGTAAAATTATTGAAAATGATATTCCCAATATATATATGAAATTAAAGAACGCAGAAAAGACGCAAGAAAGCATTCAGAATATGGACACGGATATTCTTTCTCATAACGGTGGTACATATCAGAAAAAAACAGAAGACCTAAAGAATGAACGATTAAATGAGTTATGGTAAGGCGGCGAGGACAATAGCAACGAAAAATGTTACAAAAGGCAACAAGATAACTCCATTTGAACAGGAGCTAATTGAGACAGTAAAGAAGATAAATGAATATAAAGAAGCTTGCGAAGCTAATGTGGTAAGTATTTTATATAAAAAGCCAGATTCAATATTTGAAACCAATTTAACATTGGAAGAATTTCATAATAATATTTGGCGTGTGTATTGGACTATTGCAAATGATATAGTAAAAATTGAAAAGAAAAATGCACTTGATGATATTACAGTTGGTTTGTATCTCGAAAAACATCCCAAATTAAGAAGCAAATATGAAGAATATGGTGGATATGACACCATTGTAAGTGCAAGTGCTTATGTAAATACAGAAAATCTATATGGATATATTCAGGAATTACGCAAGTGGAATAGTGTTATAAAATTAGCAAAACGTGGCTGCCCTGTGAGAGATAGATTAAGTGATTATTGTGATATGGCGGCTGAGGAAATCTATAATGAATGGGAGGCTTTTATTAATGATATATTTGTAAATATAGATTGCGATGTAAAAAGTTATGATATATGCGATGGTATTTATGATTTAATCGAAGAACTTGATGAGGGGCTGGCGATCGGGCTTCCATATCATAATATGGATATGATTACAAAAGAAACAGGTGGGCAGTACTTAGGTTCTATTACATTAGTTGGGGGATTAAGCAATGTAGGAAAGTCTACATTTGCTAGAAACGCTACAGTCCCAACTGCAATAAAAGAAAAAGAACGTGTTGTTGCAATGATTAACGAAGATAACTTAAAAAAGTGGCAAAGAGAACTTCTTATATTTGTTGCAAATAACATAATTAAAGAGGATTTACAAAAGCATATCGTCAGAGATGGACATTATCAAGACGACACAAAGGAATTGCTCTATAAAGCCGCTGATTGGATTAAAGAACAAACACAAAATCATATACTTACAATTGTTCCTTTTAAACAATATAAGACAAAGAATGCAATTAAAATTATAAAAAAATATTCGAGTATGGGTGTAAAATACTTTATTCTTGATACATTTAAAATGGATGCTGGTGATGTAAGCGACAAATCTTGGCTTGAAATGCAACAGAACATGGTTGAAATTAATGATGTAATTAAACCCGAATCGAAGAATTTACATATTCTTATTACATTCCAATTAGCAAAAGGAAGTGTAAAACAAAGATACTATACTCAAGATAATATTGGAATGTCAAAGAATATTATCGATCCCGCTTCGACTTGTATTATGATTCGTGATTTATATGATGATGAATATACTGGCGAAAAAAGAGAATTAAAAGTATATAGGCTTGAAGGGAAAAACGGCAAAACGAAAATTCCAGTTAAGTTAGACAAGGACAAACATTATCAAATTGCTTTTATTATTAAAAATAGAGAAGGCTCTGCTAATAGATATCAAGTAGTATTTTCGCATGATATGTCAAGAAATATTATGCATGAAATTGGTATCACAAATGTGCCTGTTGATTTTTAAGGTGGTGAGTATTATATGACCGTTTTGGAGTTAAAAAAATATATTTTCCAAAAAGGTAAAATTGAATTTATTTTAAATGAGATTGGGTGCGGTCATATATTATACCACCCAGCCAAAGAATATTATAGTTGTTCAAATTGTGATGGCGATAATAAAACGGCTATCAATATAAAAAATAATGAATATTTAGGCTGCAAAAATTATACAAGAGAAAAGTATTTTGACGATAATTCGGATTTGCTCACTCTTGTACAGTATAATAAAAGCCTAAAAGATAAAAAATTTTCTTTTTTTGATACGATTAAATATTTGCATAAAATATTAGGACTTCCATTAACTTTAAAAAAAGAAAATAAAGAAGAGAAAAAAAATGATCCCCTATATATATTTAAAAAGGTTAAACTACGAAAAAAAAGACAAAATGTGCTTGATTTCAATATATTAAACGAAAGCAAATTGCATGATTTTGTTCCGTATATTCATATTGATTTATTTAGAGAAGGAATAATGCCATGGACTATCAAAAAATTCGGGCTTGCATATAGTTATAGATATAAACGAAATGTAATTCCATTAAGATATTGGTTAACTGGTGAGTTGCTTGGATTTAATATGAGGACATCAATTGAGAATTACGAATTATTTGATATAAAAAAATATTATATAACACCAGGATATCCAAAACAAATGAACCTTTTTGGCTTATGGGAGAACAAAGATAGTATCCAAGAAAAAGGGCATGTGGTCGTTTTCGAAGCGGAAAAATCAGTTTTAAAAAGAGATAGCTTAAATGATCCGACCGGTGTTGCAGTTAGTGGTCATGAGATATCAGATGAACAAGCCAAAATACTTATTGGATTGAATTGCGAAATTATAATAGCATTCGATAAGGATATAAGTATTGAACATATTCGATATTGTTGTGAAAAGTTTTATGGGATAAGAAAAGTATCTTATATATGGGACAAATATGATTTGTTAGACAAGAAGGATAGTCCTGCGGATGCTATCAATAAAATATATGAGTATTTATTTGAATATAGAATTCTTTATGACGAATATGAACATAAAAAACATATAAAAAATTTAAAAAAGGTTGGTGCTTGATGGGAAGAAAGACGAAAGAAGAATTAAAAGAAATAACAAAGAAATATAATGTAAATCGTTTGTGGAGTTGGAGTAAATTTAATACTTATCATAATAGTCCATATGAGTATTATTTAAAATATATAATCAAGAAACCAGAAGATAGACAAGATTGTATTTATACAACAACCGGTGGTATGGCTCATGACATTATGGAGAGTTTATACACGGGTAAAATTGAATATGAAAATATGGATTCAGATTTTGAAGATGCATGGATTACTGCTAATATTGCAGAATTAAAGTTCGATAGAAATGACTCTGGAAAAAATAAGAAAATATCTGATAAGTATTATAAAAATCTTAAACACTTCTTTAATCATCATATTATGATTCCTCACAAAATGCAAATTGAGCAATTTATTACTGCATTAGTTGGCAAAAATGTCTTTCAAGGATATATAGATGCATGTTATAAAGATAAAGACGGCAATTACAATATTTTAGATTGGAAAACTAGTAGTATTTATAAAGGCGAAAAGGCACTTAATGAATGTGGGCAATTGGTTGTATATGCTATTGGATTACATCAAATGGGTGTGCCGTTTGAGAAAATAAAAATCTGTTGGGACTTTTTAAAATATGTAAAAGTAGATTGTAAACAGGCTAATGGCAAATGGACAACAAGAGAAATCGAAAGATGTGAGATTGGTTCAAAATTACAATCAAGTGCAAAAATGTGGTTAAAAAAATGTGGTTATGAAGATAAACTTATAGAATATCTTGATATGTTGGCACAGACAAATGATATTAACTGTTTGCCTCAAGATGTACAAGCAAATTTTGTATTTCATGATTGTATAGTTTATGTTGATTTAACACAAGACTTAATTGATAGGTGGACGGCAGATATAATAAATACAATTGATAAGATTGAAAATATGGAGAATAAATATTATGAAAGTCATGATGAAATGATTTTTTACGACTCTCCTGAGCAGGTAGCAAAGCAAAGTTATTATTTTTCAACATTATGTGCATATTCGCCAAAACTCCATAAGCCATATAAATTATATTTAGATAAACTAGAATTTAAGAAAAATGGGGGAAGTTTTTTCGATGGTTTAGGAACAGATGTAAAAAGAGAAAAGTTGTCAATAGAGAATAATACAGTTGAAAAAGAAGATTTGTCTTGGTTGGAGCAACTGTAGAAGGAGATGAGAACAATATCGAATAAGAATTACACAATATATCATTTACATAGCGATTTGTCAAATGGTGTAACAAATATTGATAGCGTAACTAAATATTATGAATATATCGAAGCAGCAAAAAAATGTGGTATGAAAGCAATGGGGTTTGCTGAACACGGTTCAATACTTGAATGGGTACATAAAAAAAACAAAATAGAAGAAAACGGAATGAAATATATTCATGCAGAAGAATTTTATGTAACTGAAAAATTGTATTTTGAACCAGAAATACCAAATGAAATGTATGAATCTACGGTAGATACTGATGAGAAAGAAATGCAAGTCAAAATTAAAAAATATATTGAAGATAATAGAACTCAAAAGAGAGATAATTATCATGTGGTTTTGATTGCTAAAAATTATGATGGTGTAATTGAATTAAATCACCTATCATCAAAAGCCTTTCAAAGAGATGGACATTTTTATTACAATCCACGAATTTCATTTGATGAGTTAGTGTCTACTTCTAATAATATTATTATATGTACTGCTTGTATCGGAGGCATCTTGGCTAGTGGCACACCTAAAATTAAAGAGGCATTTTTGAAGTTTCTTATTGAAAATAAGGATAGATGCTATCTTGAAATACAGCATCACAATGATGATATGCAAATAAAATATAATCAATTTTTAAATGTGATTTCTCAAAAATACGACATTCCACTAATTGCAGGCACAGATACACATGCTTTAAATGATAATCATTTACGAGGTAGAGCAATTATGCAGAAGTCTAAAGGTGTTAATTTTGATTCGGAAAGTAATTGGGATTTGACTTTTAAAACCTATGATGAATTAGTGTCTGCATATGAAAAACAAGATGCACTATCAAAAAATGTCTATCTAACAGCAATTGAAAATACAAATGTTATGGCTGATAGTATTGAAGAATTTTCATTAGATTATTCTAAAAAATATCCTAAATTATACAACGATTCAATGGCAGTATTTAAGCAAAAAATTTTAGAAGGCATAAAGCAACGTGGGGTTGATAAATATAAAAATTTTCAGCAATATAAAGATAAAATTATATATGAACTTGAAACGTATAAACATAATGATGCTATTGACTTTATGCTATTAGAAGAAGATTACAAGCGAGAACTTAGAAAACAAGGTGTTCATTATGGATATTCAAGAGGTTCAGTTTCGGGAAGTATTATAGCATACCTTTTGGGAATTACTGATGTAGATAGTATTAAATATAACTTGAATTTTGAGCGTTTTATGAATAAAGAACGTATAAGTCTTGCTGACGTTGATTCTGATTGGTTTAGCGAAGATCGATGGAAAGTTAGAAAATATCTTTTTGAAAAAGATGGCTTATATTGTTGCAATATTGTGACATTTAATACAATTAAAATGCGTGGCGCAATTAAAGACGTTGGCAGAGCTTTAGGAATGACACTCCAAGAAACGCAAGAATTGTGTAATTTAGTACAAGAAGATGAAAACAAAAAGGAATTTGTTGAAGATAAGATTAGAGAAAAACATAAGCAGTTATTCGAATATGTTGATATAGTCACTGGAACTATCACTTCTTTGGGTAGACATGCAGCGGGACTTGTGGTTTCTCCACATGAAGTGGACAAGGCATTTGGAACATTATATATTTCTTCTGACGATAAACCTATTTCACAAATAAATATGAAAGAAATTGATTCGCTTAATTATGTTAAATTAGACGTGTTGGGTTTGGACTGTGTGGGACTTATAGATAGGACTTGCAAGGCAGCAAATATTCCATTTTTAACACCTGACAATCTTGATTTTAATGACAAGGCTGTATGGGATGATATTTCGAAAGACACGACTCTTATTTTTCAATTTGAGTCAGATTTTGCAGGTTCGTACCTTAGAGATATTCTTCGAGAATCTACAATTAAAAACATAAAAAAGAAGAATCCAAATTTCTCATATATTGACTTGATGAGCATGGCAAATGGTGCTATTAGACCGGCAGGCGAATCGTATCGAACAGAATTATCACAAGGAATTTATAGAGATAATGGACATCCTGCATTAAATGATTTCCTTGCTCCAACATTAGGTTATTTGGTATATCAAGAACAGATTATTGAATTTTTACATAAGTTTTGTGGATTTACAATGGGCGAAGCCGATGTCGTTAGAAGACATTTTAGTAAGAAAACAGGAACAGAGACTGATATCCCTATTATAAAAGATGGAGGATATTTAACTAGTAACAAAACACATTACATTAAAGGCTTTGTGCAAACAATGAAAGAAGAATATGGAGTAGAAAAGGGCGAGGCTGAAAAACTTATCGGAAATTTCTTGCAAGTTATTATTGATGCATCGGATTATTTGTTCTCAAAAAACCATGCTGATCCATACACATTTCTTGGCTTTGCTTGTGCCTATCTTAGACATTATTATACTTTAGAAACTATAACATCTGCTTTAAACATCTATGTATCAGACAAAGAAAAATCATTGAATATAAAAGAATATGCGATATCAAAAGGATATGTAATTGAGCCAATTAAATTCAGAAAATCAAGAGCGGAATATGAATTTGATAAAGAGAATAATAAAATATATCAAGGAATCGCTTCTATCAAATTTTGTAACAGTATTATAGCTGATGAATTATATTCATTAAGAAACAATAAATATAATTCATTTATTGAATTGATTGCGGATATTAAAAGTAAAACATCTGTAAATACTAGACAATTAGAAATATTAACAGGTCTTAATTTCTTCTCTGAGTTTGGCAAAAACAAATATCTTCTTAATGTTATAAATATCTATAATAAATTCTCATCATGTAAACAAATTAACAGATCAAAATTAGAATCTTTGGGAATTTCAGAATTTATTGCAAAAAAATATTCTGAAAAAGAAACACCTTCTTTATTCAAAGGTATTGATAATATAGGATTGATTACAGAATTGTGCAAGAATTTAGAAAATATAGAAATGGGTATTATTGAAATGGTTAAGTTTGAAAAGGAACATCTTGAGATGGTCGTTTATACAAATAAACAAGTTGGAAATGACTATTATATTATTGTAGATTATAAAACCTACAAAGATACGACTAAACCATATTTTACGGCTCGAAAAATAAAGACCGGTAAAGAAGTTCATTCTAGGATTAAACAAAGTAAAATATTTAAGGAAAATCCATTTGGCTTATATTCGGTATTAAAAATAAAAGAATTTATGCCAGAATTTAAAAAGAAGTTTACTGATGGTAAATGGAGTGTAACAGATGAAACCGAAGATGTCTTAACGGAGTATGAGGTGATAAAAAGTTGAAAGAAAAAGAAGACAAGGAAATTATTTTCAAAGGAAGAGTTATAAGACAAACCTATGATGGTGGCGACTATAAAATTTATGCACTAGATGTTGATAAAGAAATTTACCCAGAAATTAAATTTACAAAGTACGGAAACGCAACAATAACAGGAGAAATGCATGAATTAGGAATTGGTATAGAATATGAAATCAAAGCAATCGAACAGAATACAAAATATGGATATAGTTATAAAGTTCTTAATATAAGAAGAGACAAGCCAAAATCAGCTTCAGATATGTATATATTTTTAGAGGAGATACTCACTTTGAAACAGACAAACACATTATATGAAATTTACCCTGATATTGTTGACAGGGTAATGAACGACCGCCTTGAAGATATAGACTTAAATAAATTGCCTGGTATTAAAGAGTACACATTCAATATTATTAAAGAAAAAATTATTGAGAATTTTTGCTTGGCTGAGTTAGTAATTGAGTTTCAAGGCTTATTAAGTCTTTCCATGTTAAAGAAATTATATGAGAAATATACTTCTGTTAATATGATAAAGAAAAAACTTCGTGAAGACCCATATAAATGTTTGTGTGGATTGGCAAAGGTTGGGTTTACAACTGCCGACGGAATTCTATTAGAACTTGAAAAAATATCAAAAGAGAATAAAAAAAATAATAAAGATATTATTATTGAATTTGATACAGATTTAAAAACCAGCAAGCATAGATGTTTGTCGTGTATGTTGTATCTTTTAGAAAAAAATGAAGAAGAAGGACATACATTGATGTCAATTAATGATTTAAGAAATCAATGTATGAAAATGGTTCCGGCATGCTCTAATCATTTTGTTGAATGTATGAAACATGAAAGTATTTATTACAATAAAGATTCCATGGCTGTATCATTGAAGTCTACATATGAAATAGAAAAATATATAGCAGAGAATATAATGTTAGGATTGATTAATCTACATCATCAATGGGACTTTAATTGTGCAAAATATTATATTGTAAATGGTTGTGAATTGTCAGATGAACAATTAGAGATTGTAAAAAATATTTGTAGATATAACATATGCATTCTTAATGGTGCAGGCGGTACAGGAAAATCATTTTGTACACAAGCAGTCATTAATATGCTTAAAGACAATAATAAATCATTTAAATTATTTTCACCAACTGGCAAAGCTGCAAAAGTGCTGTCAGATTACACGCAAGAAAATGCCACAACAATACATAGAGGTTTGGGGTATATGCCACCTAACACTTGGAGTTATAATGAAGAACATAAACTTGATTGTGATGTACTTATTATTGATGAGTTTTCTATGACAGATATTTTCTTGTTTAAAAGAATATTAGATGCAATTGATTTTAGTAGAACAAAATTATTATTGATTGGAGACAATGCCCAATTACCATCAGTATCATGTGGAAACTTATTACATGATTTTATGGAATCACATATTATTCCAACTGTTACATTAACAAAGGTGTTTCGTTATGGCGAAGGCGGGTTAATGAAAGTAGCAACAGATGTCCGTTTTTGTAAACCGTATCTTAATAATGTATGTGAACGATTTACATGGTTTGGCGACAATAAAGATTATGCATTTGTGAACATTGGTAGTGATATTATGGTCAAAAATGCAGTTGCATTATATAGCAAGTTACTTTCTCAAGGTTACAAAGCAGAAGAAATTCAAGTATTAACTGCATACAAAAAAGGTGACATTGGGTCAATCTCGATTAATAATGCCATTCAGAAAGTTGCCAATAAGAATTATGGCTGCGATGAATATATGAAAATTGGAGATACGGTTTATTATAAAGGTGATCTTGTAATTCAAAATGTCAATAATTATCACGCACAATTATATGTAGATGATGAATTCTGCTTAGATGAAGATATGGACGAAACTTTTATTGCAAATGGTGAGACGGGAGTTGTTATAGCAATCAAAAAAGAATATTTGTTGATTGATTTTGACGGCGTAATAGTTAAATATTTTAGAAATGATATGCAAATGGTTGGGCTTGGATATTGTATCACAATTCATAAATCACAAGGCAGTTCTATTAAAGTTGTAATCTTACTTACTCCTCAAGCTCATACATTTATGCTCAATTCGAATCTAATATATGTTGGATTGACAAGAATGAAAGAAAAATGTTTCCATTTAGGTAATGTAGATACGGTGAATTTGGCTGTTAAGAAGAAGGCGAATTTTGCTAGGAATACATTTATGCAAAAATTGCTGAAAGATATATGCAAAAAGATTGGCGAATCATTGACAAATGCTGAAAACAACAAAATAAGAAAGGAAACAGTTCAAACAAATGAATAGTAAGTCAAGTATATTTAATTCAATTTTAGATACGATTGAGTCAGAAGACATTAGAAAGTTCGCAGAAAGATGTATCCAAACAATCCCAGATTATTTCTGGGATGTAGGAGCATCAAGTACGGGAAGATACCATCCTCAATATGCTCTTGGAGATTTAGGATTGGCAAGACATACATGTGCATTGGTCAAATTCTTAAATCACATCTTTGCAGTTAAATGTTTCGGCGAGAATTTTACACAAAGAGAGAAAGATTTAATGAGAGTAGCCGGAATGATGCACGATTCACGAAAGAGTGGAAGTAATGAAGATTTTCAGAAGAATAAATACACAAAATTTAATCATCCATTACTTGCAGGAGATGTTATTCGAAATTTAAAAGGTCATGAGTTGCCTGATAATGAGGTCGAAATGATCGCTACAACCATCGAAAGTCATATGGGTGAATGGAATACTGATAAGAGAAGTTCAACTGTCTTGCCTTTACCAACGAATGAATTTCAAAAAATTCTTCATTTGGTAGACTATTTGGCGAGTAGAAAAGATATTGAAGTTCTGTTTAATGGATATGAGACATCCAATACAACACCATCGCTTGATACATACATATTGACCTTTGGCAAACATAACGGTGAAAAATTGACAGATGTTGCTCACACTGACCCAAGTTATATCTCGTGGGCGAAAGAGAATATAACAAAAGAACCACTTAGAACTCTTTTGACAAAAATATAGGTGGTAATTATGGAATGGTTTAAGAAGTGGCTAACAGATGGATTTACTAAAGTACCGTTGTTGAGTATTAGTGTTAATCTAAAATTCTTCAAAAAATATGGAGCGAAATATTCTTGTACTTGTCGAGTTAATAAGCTATTCAAGAATGATTGGTATATTAAAAGAACAATGGAAGATTTATGTGAATATATAAGAAAAAATTATAATATGGAGGACTTGGAATGAAGAAATTTGAAATAGGTCTATGTATTACAGCGTTAATCATATGTGGTATTGGCATAATTTTGGCAGCAATCGGTGCATTCTTGTCAATTTTGCAGAATGATTGGCTATGGGTGTTGGTTGATATATTACTCATTATATTAAATGGGTTGAATATATATCTCAATTATACAATGATATCAGATGAATTTGGCTGGTAGGAGGAAAATGATAAATATGAATTCTTTGGAGAAATTATTTCCATCAAAAGAACTAATCAAACAAGCTTATTCAAGAAAACTTCGGTACGATATGTGGGATAAGCAATCACCGATATATGTATATAACATTTTTGATAGTACGATTAGGAAAATGTCGAATAAAGGACAAATAAAAGAGATGTTTCTTTATCCTATATTTACATCACCTTGTGTAGCATTTTCGGATAAAAAATCAGCAGAAATATATAAGCAGGTACAAGATACACTTGATACTAAAATTCAAGAAAAGGTCAAAGAAAGTTTTAAGATGGGATATTCTAATTTGGTAGAAGTTAATAAGATAAGAACTGATATAGAACAATGACTTAGGAGGACAATTATATGACTTTGGTAGATATTATGAGAAAGTACAAGATAGATAAAGTCGGTTATGGAATGCAACCCAAGAAAAATATTGATTTTTCAAAAGTCTTTAAAGCAAAGTATATAGATGTTTATGCATTTTACTATGACAATGAAGAATTTCCATACGAATATACATGTATTGATGTTGAAGGAATGGGTTATGGTTGGTTATGGTGTGCCAATAAGATTAGAAGGCATTTTAAATTTTTACAACGTAAAGCGGTAATACAAAAAGCAATGTTTTACATAGATAACATTAAAAATGATTGTAATGTTCTTACTTATGAGCGTGACGGAGCAAATTACTTAGGGTTCATGTATTCGCCGGAACTTTACGTGCAGATACGAACAAGTAATAAAGAATTGCATTATGATTAATAGGAAGGAGAATGTATTAATGGCGGTACATAGAGAAAAAATTAATTTATATAAAACGATAAAAAAGATATTTCCTAAAATCCTCATAAAAGACCTTAATGAAAATGAACGAATTTGTCCAGATTGTCATGGTCTTGGAGTGAAGATTAACACACGTGTTTTCGGAACTGGAGATAGTTTGGAAAGCCACCCTTACAGAACTGAAGCTCTTGCATTGTGTCCACATTGTTTTAATGGTGTGCAAAAAATATGTAAGTATTGCGGTCAACCTTATAAAGGTCATTGTGATTGTGAAGGGCAACTGGCAGAAGACTTAAAAATACAAGAACAGAAGTGGAAACTATACCTAAAGCAAAAGAAGTTGACGAAAAGGATGTAACAACGATGCTCTATTGCGAAGAAAATGAGGAATATTATTCTACAGTCGATGATTTTGCGGAAGATTTTATGTATAACCATAGTGAGCTGTTTGATGCCCTTGGCATAAGACCAACAAGATTATGGGTTGCATCAGAAGAAAAAATTCATATTGATGCAGATGAAATTGTTCTGGACGCTTGTTCCGTATTAGGAGAAGATACCGAATATGTTTGCGATAATGATTCTTTGCAAAAGTTGTTGGATGATTGGTGTGAGGAACAGACGGCAACTACGACATATTATCCTTGCTATAAAGAGTATGTCGTGGTGAATTGGGACAAGTATATAGAGGAAGGGTGATTATATGGAACATATTGTTCAATTTGCAATCAGTATAGATGATGACACAATAAAAAGAAACATTGAAAATAGCGTAGAAAGGCAAGTGACCAGGAAGATAAACAGCGATTGTATGAAGGCACTTGTTGGTAAGAAAAGTATTACAAATTGTGATTATACTCAGAAGTTAAAAGAAATGGTTGATGATAATATTCAAAATTTTCTAGCCGAGAATAAAGATGAAATCATCAAGATTGCAGCCGATAAATTGTCTGAAAAATTATCTAGAACAAAAGCAGTCAAAGAAGCGATAAACAAAAGTATAGAAGAATTTTTATAAGGAGAATAAGTATATGTGGTTATTAAAGTTGCATTTTGCATTTTCAATATTGTGCATGATGACATTTTTTGGAGTTATGATGTTTTCGAAAGATGTTTTAAAACGGAATGGATATGTAGACGAGATTGAAGGTAAGAAAAACATTCGATATTATCTTAGGTGTATTCGATCATTTATTTCTCTTATCCTACTAATGTTTGTTCCTATTTTAAACATATCGGGCGTTATCATAATATTTCAAATGATAAGAATGTCAAAAGATGAGTTTATGGACTGGTAACAAGACAAATTTGAAGAATTTAGAAGTCGAAAAAATGACTAACGATTGAATCTGAGATTTCAAAGGAATTTTTATACTATATATAGATGATATTTTAAATATAAACACAATATATAGTGGGTGAAAATGAGTAAAACATGACGGAGGTAGCAATGGGATACGAAATTAGAGATAAAATAAAAGAACCTACAACAATTACAGATATCGGCAACTTGAAAATAATAAACAAAAACGGTATGTATTATTTAGAGGTAGAATTTTTAGGAGAAACAGATACTTCTTTTGTCAAAGGTACGACTACATTGGAACTCCCAGTAGACATCAATAGACTGTCATTTACATTGGGGAGTCGAAATAATCCTTCATATATAACGGAACAATATTATATTGAGACAATGAACTTGGGTTTTGGAGATTTAGTATCTAAAGATGGGAAAATTGATTTTGAGATTGTAGGTGACAAAAGAAAGAATATGACTTTATCTGAAATAGAAGAAAAACTCGGTTACAAAATCAAACTTGTAAGTGAAAAGTAGGTGAAGTTATGAACCCATATGAAATAACATTTAGAGCATTATTAGGAACATTTTTGAAACATGGCATATGTGTTGAGAGAATAAATGTGGGTGAAAATACTATTTATATTTCTCTTCCTAAAAATTCATATGTTCATGGACAAGGTTGTATTAAAAACATTGATGACCAAGCAAAAATAATCAAAAAGCTTCTTATTAATATAGGTATTCTTCCGTCTGACGGAAAAGTGAAATATCGAGGTACAAATGTTTGTTGGACGAAAGAGACAGGCAATGAAAATTTTATTAACAATATTGAGTTAGTGTTAGGAGAATATTAAATATGAAGAAAAATAAAAACAAAGTTGTTCTGCCAGTGGCATGTGAAAATCCGAATAATGTATCGGTTACAACTTTAAGCCTTAATCAAGTGGGTGTGAAAGTTTCTGATGACTTTGAGGGCGAAAAACCGGTAAAGATAATTCTTACCTCTGTTGATAAAGATTGTGGTGTTTACTTTAAAATGTATTATGTTACGGAAGACGGCAATATTTATCCAATGGAGCAATATGACGAATAAGATTGCAAATGAAACTATTGTTGAAAGGAGAAAATGCAAATATATGAAATATAGCATTAAAACGACAAAGACTTTAAAGACAGATAATAATCTGAACTTTTTTATCGGGCAGGATATTGCATTTATGATATATAATGAAAAATCAAATTGTCATAACCATTACATAGGTGAAATAACAGAAATAACAGAAGATGCAATTATAATCAAAAATATCGAAATTAATAAAGAATATATTGACGGGAAAATGATTATTGATTTGAATTTGATTGCACCGAACAGTTGTGGTTATGTTTCTATCAGTTAAAAATCAGATTAAAATTTTGATTAAGAAATCGAAGATAAAATTAGAATATAAAAAATAATGAAAGGAGCGGAGGTTCGTGTACACAAAAAGGAATTCCTTACTCCAAGTAGTTAAATGGTATATCAAGGAAGTAAAAGTAGATTAGCAAAATTTTTAGTGCCAATTATTCAAAAATACATTGATGAGAATAATATTACAACTTATATAGAGCCCATGTGTGGCAGTTGTTCGATAATAAAACAAATCAGATGTGATAATCGTATAGCATCAGATATAAATGATGAATTAATTTCATTGCTTCAATACATAAAAAGTGATAATGATTTGTCTATTGCACCTGCAAATTGTTCGTTTGAACATTATGCGGACGTAAGAGAAAATAGAAAAAAAGGAACAAATAAATATTCCAAGGAATATATAGCATTAATCGGCTATTGTGCAAGTTATGGGGGACGATATTTTGATGGCGGCTATGGGAGAGATAAAACAGGTAAGAGAAACATATATGCTGAAAGATTGAAAAATTTAAAAGAAGATTCTACACAGTTAAAAGATATTGATATTAAATGTTGTGACTTCAAGGATTTTACAGGGTATAAAAATTGTCTATTTTATTTTGATCCACCATATAAGGGGACAAAACAATATTCTAAGCAGTTTATTGACTACAATTCTTTTTATGATTTCCTTCGTAAACTTTCGGAGAATAATATAGTAATAATTAGTGAATATTCTATGCCGGATGACTTTAAATGTATTTGGCAAAAAGAACGCAAGGTTTTACAGAAGTCAGATAGAACAGTTGGTGATAAGGCGATTGAAAAATTATTTATATTAGAGAAGAATGATTGAAATGTGAGTTTCAAATGTGGTGGAATCGTTTTGAAGGAGTAAAAGATGAAAGTAATTAAAGACAAAAATAACAGAATATTTGTAATTCCGAACGTAGAGAAGCCTATAAAAATTGTATTTCAAGATAGGTACAACATAGAAGAAACAACAAATGGATTAATAATTACTGAGAGAATATCATTGCAAAAAGCAATAAAGCAAGTAAAAGCGGCAGGTAATGACCCGAATGAATTTATAGATATGTTAATCAGAAATGGAAAATGGGAAGGAACTCTTGTATGAGAGGAGAATAGACCAATGGATAAAGAAACTGAAGTAAAATTGAAGAAATGGTTAAAACAAAATTATTTTTGTGCTCAATATTTCATCAATAAAAATAAAGAACAGTCTGAAAAGTCTCCCAATGACTGGTTTAATGCTGGTTACAATCGTGGATTTGTTCTTGCAATCAACAAGGTTAGTCATATTATAGGGATAGATTTAGAGGAAGCAAAAAGTTTAAAGATCTTTTGTGATGATTAGTATTAAAATCACACATTTAAGAGGAGAGATAGATATGAATGGCTACATAGATTTTAATTTAATAAAGAAATATCCAAACAAATACAACTTAACCCCATCGAACATCGAAAAATTAAAGATATTGAATTGGGAAGAACTGAAAAAGTATTTACGTCATAAGATAGTTTTGAAGGATGGTGTATGGTGGGAACATTTTGAAGGTTGTAATTTTGATAATGATAAATATGATGATTATTCTCAATTCCGGATAGCTTTTAATGAGAAAAGTAATAAAATTATTTGTGGGTTTACAACATATTTTGGCTGTAAAGATTATATATTCAACGAATTTTATAAAATTAAGGATATTGAACAGAAACGCGATTTATATGTGCAAGTCAACACAATTAAATATTTGAATATGTTACTTGATAAAGGTATTTTAGGATTTGATAACCCCAAAAGTGAAATAATAGATGAAAAACAAGAACTTGTTATAGTTCCAAGTCTTACAAGATTTACGGGAGACTTTTGTGATGTAGATTATAGTACATATAAAAATATTATTTTAGACTCCATTAGAATTAGCACAATCGACAAAAATAATAAAACCGAGCTTATTCCATTTGATATTAAAATCGGCGGAAAAGGTGGCTGTAGAATTGTTCCAAGTTTAAGAGCGGACGAATATTTAATGAGTTATCAACGTGTAACAATGGGATATAAACTTAAGTTAGATAAAGATAATACAAATGCCTATACAGGACATAAATTGTTTATTGATAATACTTTAAGATATGGCGAAATTGAACTTAGATAAAATAAAGGAGAATAACATTATGGAAGATAACAAAATAAGCATTATAACATGTGAATCGGGAGATTGGACAATCCTTCGATATGAGGATTTTGAAAGAAGTGGACATAGAATTGAGTTAGAGGATATTGAAGATTTGTTAAAATATCTTGGATATGAAGTAGAGTACAAAGAGATTTCAGATGAAGAAATGGAGGAGTTAAATTAAATGAATATTGGGCTAATGTATGACGCTATTGATGTAATTGAGACATTGTGTGATTGTATAAGAGACACTCCAGCAAGTTGCGATGCATGTTACTTAAACGAATATCCTGAAACATGTAAAGCAAATAGAGTTATTGAGAAGTTTGAAAATACAAAAGCTAAAAACGACTAACGAAATATGTTTTTCAATGGATTACATTAATACATGAAATGGAGAAATAAAAATATGAAGTGTTTGATAAGTACCGCTCATGGACATAGTCCAGAAGAAATGTTAAGAATATATTATAAGCTAAAAAACTTTAATCCTATTGTCGTAAGCGAAAGCTGGCGTCTTATTATGATTGAAGTTGAAAATTTACAACAGTTAATTGATAATTTGAAATTTCCACTTATAATAGACCGAGCAAGAAAGAAGGATATGTCCTATGGCTGGTTGATAAAAAAACATAATATCAAATATGATATAACAATTTATGATGATTATATAGAGTAAATACAAAAATTTAACTTTTAATTCAATAGAGCAATTCTGCTCAAACTTTCCGGAAACAAATAGAAAATATATTATAGTAGCTACAAAACAATATTTTATTAAGAAAGGATAAGAATGTTCACAGTGAGTAAACCTGCGCAGGTACTAATTAAAGGTGAACAAAATTGAAAAATACAATAGAAAAAGATTGGACAGGAAACAAGAACAGCGTCTTTAAAACATTAGGTGCAAGTAACCACACTGACAAAGAAAGACAAAATGAAGATTATTATGCAACTGACCCTATAGCAATAGATGTTCTTATCAGAGATGGCAAAGTGACATTTGATAAGCCTATTTGGGAGTGTGCTTGTGGACGAGGTGATTTATCTGATAGATTAAAAGATTATGGTTACGATGTGTATTCCACCGATTTAGTTTATAGAGGTTATGGCAAAGGTGGAATTGATTTTCTTACATATGATGGTGTTTGGGAGGGAGATGTTCTAACTAATCCGCCATATAAATATGCAAAAGAGTTTATTGAACATGCAATGGAGATAATTCCTAAAGGTCGTAGAGTATTTATGTTTTTAAAAGTACAGTTTCTTGAAGGTAAGGCTCGTAGAAAATTATTTGAAAAATATCCGCCTAAATGTGTCTATGTATCAAGCAGCCGAATTCTTTGTGCAAAGAACGCAATGTTTGATGAGATGAAAGCTGGCGGTGGTAGTGCGGTGGCTTATGCGTGGTTTGAGTTTGAGAAAGGATATAAAGGAAAGAGTGAATTGAAATGGATAAATTAAGGGAGAAATTATATAAAGAAATGGAGAGTTGGGTTAGTGATTTGGACACTGACTCCGACTTGCCAAAACGTGAATTATTATCAGCTTATGCATATGAATATTGCATTAAGGACGAGATCATTGATTTTTTCGATGTTTGTGATGATGAAGAATGGAATGATTATTACAATGACCTACTTCAAAAAGACAACACATTGGAATATCTATACGGAGAATATATGGAGTGTGATACAGCTAATATACAAGATGTCATTATTGATTTTATGTGTTTTGATAAGGGATATTATGAATATGTAAACGAATAAATGTGAGAAGAATATTGACAAAGGAGGTTTTGCTTTGAAGAAAAGTATTAATCATATATCAAAGATAACGATGAATATAATGATGTCTGAAAAGTCAGAAGGAGCACTCTTGTCTGATGTATATGCAAGACAATTGCTCATAAGCCAAATAAATAGTCAAGAGACATATGAAGAGATAGATAAAAATTTTGATAAAATAAAAAATTGTGAAACTTTTTATGTGAATGATTTCAACATAGACAGCAAGGGAGCAAAGGTTGAAGTTATAGATTTGAACCAACCAACTAACACAGACCATCTACTTGAAGTAATTGATGCTCTTGCTTATCAACTTGCTTGTTATAAATATCCTAATCATAAAGTACATAACTTTGATGATAAAGAAGAAATTTTAACTGATGTGGGATTAGATGATTGCTTCAAACGAGAACTTGTCAAGGAAAGATAAAAAGAGGTGAACAAATGCCAATAAAAGAAGAAAATCTTATTCTTAGTTTGATTAATTCAGAAACAGGAGAAGAACTTTATCAAGTAGATGGACTGCAAAATATTTCTTTTAATAAGGAGTCAAAAACTAATTACGTATTCGATTATGAGAAAAAGACTTTACTTTCATTTGCAGATAGCCCTACATTTACCTTATCGTTTAATACTCCTATTGATACAAGTAATTTGATGTTATCATTGGGAGTTGATATTTCTAACGCACCAGATAAATACAATTTTCAGATTATAAAAGTCAAACAAGCCCGTAAACACAAAAAGAAAAGAATAAATAAGAAGTGGATTAAGCGATATGGATATAAACAGATATTGGTTGATTGTAAAGGGTGGAAGTTGAAAACACATACAGATGGAACTTATGAATTTGTAAAATAAAAATAGAAGGAGAATATTAATATGGATAATTCAACATCATCAGATATTTTGTGGTCAGCACAAATAGCACAACAAAAGACGAAAGAAATTCTTAAAAATTATAACAGTCAAGAATTAAGTGAAATTTCAAAACAAATTAAAGAGACGGTTGCCAATGGCGGATTTTCTATAATGTATATAGGAGACCTGAGTGATGGAATAGCCAACAAATTAAGAAGTCTTGGTTATGATATTTTTGACAGATCAATTTATTCGCCGGCATATGAAATCAGTTGGGAATAGATAGATGAAAGTTCGGTTTCAAAGCGATAAAAGAGGAGGAATTCAACAAATAATGAATTACGATTTTGAGGGAAAAGAAAATGCAATTACGGCAGAGCACTTAAAGAACGGTGAAATTTGTAAAATTGTTGGATATGGACAATCTATGACACCTATTCTTAAATCCGGTCAGCCTGTAATTTGTAAACCAGTGACTAAAGATACACTACTAAAGAAAAACGATATTGTGCTATGCAAGGTCAAGGGAAATTATTATTTACATAAAATTTCTGCTATCAAAAATGGTGTTAGTTATCAAATATCTAACAATCATGGACATGTGAATGGAACAATTAATAAAAACAATATCTTTGGAATTGTGGTAGAAATATTATAACGAAGAAAAGGAGAATGTTTAATTATGGAAACAGTTTATGTGGTTATGGGGCTTCATCCGAGCCATAGAGTGAATGAAATAAACGCCGTATTCAAAGAGAAGAAGAAAGCTGAAGAATATTGTTTTCGTCATATTAATTGTAACATTAAAGAATATAGTTACAGTGATGATAAAACTTATACACCTCTTGAGAGAGTGATTATAGAAGGCGAAATTAATGAACGTGCACTTCCTAATTGTACATTTGAGCATCTGACCAAAGAAGATGCTGGTTACAAAAGTGAGGAATTTGTATGTGTTTTTCATAGATGGGGAGACTCTTGCTTTAAATTTCAAATAAACAAAATACTTCCTGACAATTATAATGAAGAAATAGAAAAATTAAAATATGCACAAATATTACAAGATGTTATAAATAATAGTAAGGCAGAGCTAAAAGGAATTCCGTTAGATGGTTTTGGACAAATGATTAGAATCCCTGATTTAATTGTGTCCAAATTAGAGAAGATTATTGCTGAAAAGTTTAATGTGAAAATTAAAGATTAAATAACGAAACTTCCGTTTCAAAAAAAGGAGAATGTATTATATGAAATATTCAGTGGAAATAGGCTTGAATGGAATAATTACGCAGTCTTTAGAGGGGGGTAGGTTTCCCCAATCAAACAATAAGTATCTCAACAGAATATCCAGGTACAAAGATAGGACGTGGTTTGTCAGATAATATAAAGCAAATTGCAAAAGATTTTAATGTAGAACATTATGGTAGCTTATGTAATCAAAATATATACAAGATTCTAAGAAAAACAATTAATGAGTGGTTATTGAAATTAGAAACAGAAGTGATGCAATTAGAAGAACCAGAAAATACGAATGAAGAAGAGAACAAGTAGAAAGATGGAGGCGGAAAATGGGAATTTTAGATGTAGTGGCAATAATTTTTATTATTTTGAAAATACTTGGGTTAATACAGTGGTCATGGTTATGGGTACTTAGTCCAATTTGGATAATAGGTATTTTGGCTATTATAAATAGCATTTTTAAAGATATATAAATAAGGAGAATACATAAAATGAAATTTGAAAATACAGAGGTTTACGGCTTTAAACGTGCACTCAAGGGGATGAGAAATCCTCTTGAATCGTGGCATAAAAATGATACGGTCGAAGAAAACGGAAAAGTTGTAATTGGTGAAAACGATTTGGGACTTGCTCAAAGACTTATAAAAGCAGGTAGTGAACATAGAAAATTTATGCGTCAGATTTTTGTATCGGTTGATATAACTGCTCCAATGTACTTTATGGCTGAACTTGATACTTATAAAATAGGTATTACTAGAAACAGTAGCAGTTTTATGCATAAAGGTGTTTCTAAAACATTTGAAATAGAAGATTTTGAATATGGTGATGAAAGAGTTAAAGAAATTTTAACTACAAGAAAAAAAAATAATCCTTATAAGGGCACAGAAACAATTTTATATCCATACGAAACAAATGAATATAAACTATATAAATGCCAGAATGGAAGAGAATATGAAGTATATAAAAATGGCAGACTTTATTCATTACCGTTTACATACGTAGATACTCTTGGAAGGAGTAGAACGTTTCCGAAAAGAGAAGTTAGTCCTTCTGTTACAAAAAACGGATATTGGGAAGTTAATATTGGTGGAAGGAACGGAGAAAAATGGTTATTGCATAGATTGATAGCGAATGTATGGTTAGACAATCCTAATAATTGTGAAACAATAGATCATATTGATTGCAATAAAAATAATAATTGCGTTGAAAATTTACAATGGGTTACTAGAGAAGAAAATATAAAAAGAGAATTTGATAATTGTTTAATGCGAAATAACAGCATGTATGCGAACTATCTGAACTGGAAAAAATCTTCAAAAATAGATTTATTAAAGAAAAAACAAATTAGAGATTTGGGGAAAACAAACATGTTGCAATCTGATATTGCAAATTTAATGGATGTATCTCAATCGCAAGTTTCTGTTATTTTAAGAGATGTCGATAATACTTCCGAGAACAGGCAATTATTTGAAGAGTGTCTTACTTGGGAAACTTTATTAGCGTCATTAAATGATTTAAGAGAAAAATATTTAGATACTAAGGATTATTTTTATTTCAAAGAAATTCGTAGACTGTTACCGTCTTCATATCTATACAAATCCACAATTACTATGAATTATGAAAATATTCGTAATATGTATTTTCAACGAAAAAATCATAAACTTACAGAATGGTCAAAGTCATTCATCGATTGGGCGAGAACACTTCCGTATGCACAGGAATTGATATTTCCTGATGAGGTGGAGAATATATAAATGTATGTTGTATTCTATGGTTGTGGAAGCTATAAAATCTTCCAGACCAAAGAGGAGGCTTTAATTTTTTGCGAAAATTTAGGGATAACATGGATAGATAAGGTGGGTTAAATGAATAAAATAACACGAATGAAAGAATTAATTGCTGAATTAAATAATGCGGCAAATGCTTATTATAATACGGCAAAGCCGATAATGAGCGATGCGGAATTTGATTCAAAACTTGAAGATTTACGTTCATTGGAAGAAGAAACAAATATAACAATGGCAAATAGCCCAACACAAAAAGTTGGAACGGAAGTATTGGATAGTATCGCTAAAGTAGTGCATAAGACACCAATGCTATCACTTAATAAATGCCACTCAGTCGAAGAAATTGAGAAGTTTGCAAATTATCGTCCTCTTGTTGCTTCTATAAAATTAGACGGTTTGTCGTGTAGATTGATTTATGAGAATGGTGACTTGGTAAGAGCTGAGTCAAGGGGCAATGGTATAGAAGGTAATGATATTACTCAGGCAGTAAAACAATTTCAAAATGTTCCGTTACATATTAATAAGGAAGGAACTTATGTTATTGATGGTGAGGCATTGATAACACTTGATGATTTCGCCAAGATAAATAAAGACGGACAATTTAAAAATAGTCGTAATCTTTCTGCCGGTACATTATCAAGTCTTGATACGTCAGTTGTAAAAGATAGACGATTGAGTTGGTTTGCGTGGGAAGTTATCGAAAATGATAGTGCCGATGAAACGAACCTTTCATTCCATAATCAACTCGCAGAAGCAAGCGAATTAGGGTTTGATGTAGTTCCATTTTTTGATGTTGTTTCGTTTGAAAACGTACATATGGACTATCAGGTAGTAATAGATAAAATGTTGGACATTGCGGAACAAGAATGCCTTCCACAAGATGGAGTTGTTTTTAAATTTGATGATGTGCAATATGGTAAATCTCTTGGCAACACAAGCCACCATTTCAGAAATGGTATCGCCTTTAAGGTTAAGAATGATTCAGTAGAAACCACATTGAAGAATATTGAATATACAATCGGTAAAACAGGAGTATTAACTCCAACGGCGGTATTTGAGCCAGTAGAAATTGAAGGTACTACTGTTGAAAGAGCAACTCTACATAATATATCAATAATGAAAGAATTATTAGGAAATCCTTGGATTGGTCAGAAAATCGGAGTATTTAAAGCAAATCTCATCGTTCCTGCTATTCGTTGGGGTGAAATAGATAACCACACCACAGAAAGACAATACATACCAATCCCAACACATTGTCCTATATGTCATCAACCGGCAATAATCAAGAAGGACAATGACTCAGAAGTTTTGATTTGTACAAATGAATATTGTGAGGGAAAGTTATTAAAAAGACTATCTCATGCAGTTTCAAAAAATGCTCTTAATATTGAAAACTTATCAGAAGCATCTCTAAAAAGATTTATTCAACTTGGATATGTAAAGTCCATCAAAGATATTTATCATCTTGAAGATTTTAAAGAACAAATTCAATCTCTTGAAGGCTTTGGTCAAAAGTCTGTCGAAAAGCTATTATCAGCAATTCAGAAAAGTAGAAATACAACATTGGCTCAATTTCTGTATTCATTAAGCATTCCGTTGTTGGGGAAAAACGCAAGCAAAGATATTTCAAAAGTATGTGAAAATGATTTTAATATATTTGTTAATGTATTGTCAAACAAGGAGAGAAAAGCATTTACGCATATTGATGGTATTGGGATTGAGTTAGCTATGTCTATGACTGACTATTGGAAAAAATACAATTTAGATATTTTAGATTTAGCAAATGAGTTCATTTTTGAAAAAGAAAAAGAGAATAGTACAGTAGATACACTTCAAGGTAAAAGTTTTTGTATTACCGGAAAGTTAATCAGCTACTCTAATCGTGCCGAATTAGTTAAAGAGATTGAAAGCCATGGTGGCAAAGTTGTAAGTTCTGTTACAAAAAAGACAGATTATTTAATCAACAATGATACCGAAAGTGTGTCGTCAAAAAATAAAACCGCTAAGAGTTTGGGTATTCCAATTATTAGCGAAGTCAAATTCAAACAAATGAGAGAAGGAGAAAAATAATATGATTCATATTCAGAAAAGTAATGAGGGAATAGATATTCCAAAGAAAGATTTTGCCAGTATTAATATCTCTACTAATCTTTACTTTAACGGTAAAGAAATAAAGAGATACGTCAACAAAGTTCATATGAAGATTAAGCCGTCCGATAATGCATTGTGCGAAGATGAACGCATTGACAGAGAAGATTGTATATATAAACTTGAAGAACTTAAAGATATTATATCAATTACTATTGACGGTGAAACTTATAAAGTACCATGGAAAGACAGTAAAAAGGAATACAACGTAAATGTATGGGAGGATACAAAGAAAAATGGTGATGAGGTTGAAATAACAATCTTTAAACCAATGGAGAAAAATAGAAAATGATTTATTCAAACAATGATCCAATGGCAATTTCAGCTATGGAGATTACAAGGACAGGTAACTATGGGGAATATGATTATGATGATTCTCCGATAATTTGTCCGATTTGTAACGAAGAGGCAGAAGTATTATATAAGAATATATTCAATAATGAGATTGTTGGATGTAATGAATGTATAAAAGAAACTTATGAAAACGAATGAGAAAGGAATTTGAACAATGAGAAATTTAAGAAAAGTAATATGTGGAGTAATGGCAGTTGTATCAATGGCAACAGGAATGATGAGCGTAAGTGCAGACGAAACAAAGTGGGAAACACATTATGTTTCTGCTCAAAACGGTTTGAACTGTCGAATCAAGCCAAGCACAGAAGATAGTGAAATAATCAAGGTATTCCCAAGGGGAACAGAACTTCAAGTCATAGGTGTTGATGAAACAGGTAAGTGGTATGAAGTTTGGGACGGCGAAACTCAAGGATATTGCTATGGTACATATTTTGTTGATAATAAAGAAGATTTGGACAAACAAGAAGTTGCAAGTGATGGTGTAAAAGGTTCATATCTTGGAAACTTTTATGTCACTGGTTATACTGCTTCGCCATCTGAAAATGGGGGTTATTCAGTAACTTGTATGGGAGATAATCTATACTCGTCAGTCGGATGGGCTATCGCAGTAGATCCAAAAGTTATTCCGTTGGGAACAAAAGTTTACATAGAAGGTATTGGTTACAGAGTTGCTCGTGATACAGGCGGTGCAATTAAGGGTAACAAGATTGATGTATTGACCTCATCAAATAGCGAATCGAATGCAATTACAGGAAATTATAATGTTTATCTTGCAGAATAAGAAAGGGGAATTTTAATAATTGGCAACTAAGGCACGATTGAGAGAACTTGCACAAGCCGATTTGCAGCGTGAGTGTAGGGCATTTGAAAGTAGAAGTGGAGAAGTCGTCATTCGACAGGCTTCTCCTGAAGAATTGAAAAAATACAGAGCAATAGCAAATATAACACGGAAAAGAAAGGGATTAAAATTACTATGATAGAAACGATTGTTTTAATAGATACAATGGAAAAAATTAAGAAGTTCAATGTAGCATGCCAACATCATATAGGTGATGTTACGGTTTGTAGTGGTAGAAATATTGCGGACGGCAAAGAATTATATAAGTATAGAATTGATGGTAAGTCAATACTTGGTTTGTATAGTCTTGATTTGTCTACTCCGGTTAAGGTTGAGATAGAAGGTGATATAGATGAAGAACTAAAATCAGTTATTAACGAAATGATAGCTTAATTTAAGGAGAAATGCGTATGACAAAAAACTTGTATTGTGTAGTTGGCGAAAGTGGAAGTGGCAAAGATACAATTGTAAATTATATGTGTAATAGGTATGGTTATACAAAAGTTATATCTAATACCACTCGTCCAATGAGAACAAATGATGAAAATGATAAGTTAAATCATATATTCTCGAATGTTGAACAATATCAGAAAGATAAAGGGAATAATGAAGTAGTAGCAGAAACCTTTTTTAATGATAATTATTATTGGGCGACAAAAACACAAGTCGATAATTCTGATTTTTATATTATAGATATAAAAGGGTTAAAACATCTACAAGATACATATAGGGGCAAAATGATCTTCGCTATATATGTGGAAACAAATGAAGCCACACGTAAACTTCGCATGGAAGAACGTGGGGATAGCGAAGAAAAGATTGAAGAAAGAATTAAAAACGACAAAGAAGCTTTTGTCGATGTTGATTACCAACATTGGGATTGTATCATAAGGAATTCAAGACATTCTGATTTGAGTGTGATTGCAATGAAGTTAAATGATGTGATTAAAAGCTTTGAGTCAAAGGAGGAATGATGTTGCAAGTTATTAAACGTAATTGCGAACAGGTCAATTTTGATAAATCAAAAATTTCAGATGCGATATTAAAGGCAATGAAAAATGGTTCAGGTATTGTTAAACCTAAAATTGCCGAAAGCATAGCATCAGAAATTGAAGATGAATGTAGAAACAAACAAGAAGTAAGTATATCTGATATAGAATCAATGGTATATGATAAGCTAATCACCAAAAAGCAAAGACTCACAGCAAAGGCATATGAAGGTTATAGAAGTATTCGAGAATTTCAAAGAGAAAATGAAAATACAACAGATGAAGAAATTACGGAACTATTAAACGGGAAAAGTGAATATTGGAATACAGAAAATTCAAACAAAAATTCAAAAGTTTTAAACACACAACGTGATTATATGGCGGGTATAGTCAGCAAGGATATTTCTCGTAGGTTTTTACTTCCGCCAGAAATAGTACAAGCTCATGACGAAGGGATAATTCATTTTCACGACATTGATTATTTTGGTATGAATGCAATGACAAATTGCTCATTAATTAATCTTGCAGATATGCTTCAAAACGGAACGTGTATCAATAAAGTAATGATTGAAAAACCGCACAGATTTATAACGGCTTGCACAATAGCAACACAAATTATTCTTGGAGTGACTTCAATGCAATATGGTGGTGCAACAATTACTTTGACACATTTAGCCCCATTTGTAAGAGATAGTTATGAGAAATACTATGATAAATATAAATCTTGGGGATTTAAAGAAGAAGATTGTAAAATGTTCGCTGAAAGAGATACTAAAAAGGAAGTGTCTGACGGAGTACAAACCTTTAACTATCAATGCAATAGCATGTCAAACTCAAATGGACAGAGTCCCTTTTTGTCAGTATTTATGTATTTAGGAGAAACTACTGAGTATAAAAAAGAACTTGCAATGATAATTGAAGAATTTTTAAAACAAAGATTGATGGGATTAAAAAATGAAGTAGGCGTTTATGTCACACAAGCGTTTCCGAAACTACTTTATGTCCTTGAAGAAGATAATATTCGTCCTGATTCTCCGTATTATTATTTGACAAAACTTGCGGCTAGATGTTCAGCCAAAAGAATGGTGCCGGATTATATTTCCGAAAAGAAAATGAAAGAATTAAAAGAAGGAAATTGCTTCCCAAATATGGGGTGTGTGGACGGCAAGGAACTTATTACATATAAAATCAAAGACAATTTATATGTGGAATCATTTGAAAGAATGTGGAGGAGATTATCAGATTCATTTCGCATTGAACATCAGTTTTCAAATGATAACCCAAATCTATATATGGATTTAAATGATGTTAAAATTTATGATACAGAAAAAGGATTTGTCACAGCCAAAAGAATTATTCGAAATATATCAAATGATTGGTTAGATATTAATTTTTCGAACGGAAGAAGGCTTTTGTGTACAACCGATCATGTATTGACATTAAGAAGTGGGAATAATGTTCAAGCTTCTAATTTAAAAATAGGAGACAAGTTACTAATTAATTCGAATCAATACACTGAAGAGACAATCTTATTCAATACGGATAAAGCATGGTTATTAGGTTTTATGCTTTGTGATGGGTGCTATCAAAATAATCATGTATTTGCTTCTATTGCAGCAAGCGATGAAGACGAAATTGAAGAAAAATTCAATACGGTCTTTACAAAATATTTCGGTTTGTCTACAAAAACAATATTACAACAACGAGGAATCAAGGGTACATATAAAGACTTATGTGCCATTGCTGATGAGAATAACGGATTACAATATGCAATAAATTATTTTACATCAAAATTTGAAGGAATAAATAAAGCGAATAGGCGAATTCCAAATGAAGTTTTCGCTTGGAATTATACTGCAAAATTAGCCTTTTTGGCAGGTATGATTGATGCGGATGGATATATTAATTCATTTAAAAAAGAAAAAGGATATTCAGTCGTACAAATTGGTTCTACGAACAAAGAGCTTGCATTAGGACAAATGGCTTTGGCACAGGCATTAGGAATGCCAGCAAAAATTTATCATAACCATTATACAAAGAAAAATCCTGATGCGATAAGATATAGAGTTGAATTTTATCCGTGTGATGAATTAATAAATTATATTGTTTGCAAGAAGAAATATGACAATTATATCGAATCTGAGATATCAGGATATAATTTTGAATCTGAAGTAACACAAATCAATCCTATCCATAAAACTATGTACAGTTATGATGTTACTACATCAAGTGAACATTTTGAGGTTAGTGGAATATATAGTCATAATTGTCGAAGTTTTCTTTCGCCGTACAAAAATGAAAATAACCAATATAAATTCTATGGAAGATTTAATCAGGGAGTAGTTACATTAAATCTTGTAGATGTGGCATTATCATCAGAAGGTGATTATGATAAATTCTGGGAGTTAATGGAACAAAGAACTGAATTGTGTCATAAAGCCTTATTATGTAGGCATAAACGATTAGAAGGAACACTTTCAGATGTTGCTCCAATTTTATGGCAATATGGAGCATTTGCTCGTTTGGGAAAGGGTGAAACAATAGATAAATTACTTCATAATGGTTATTCTAGTATCTCTCTTGGCTATGCAGGATTATATGAAAGTGTTAAATATATGACAGGTAAATCCCATATTGATTCAAAAGAAGGTCGTGATTTGGGAATACAAATTATGAAATTTATGAATGATAAATGTACTCAATGGAATAAAGAACATAATATTGGATTTTCAATTTATGGCTCACCGATTGAAAATACAACATATAAATTTGCAAAATGTTTAGAAAAACGATTTGGTATCATTGATGGAATAACAAATAAAAATTACATAACAAACTCTTACCACACATTTGTAAGAGAACCCATTAATGCATTTGATAAACTCGCAAAAGAATCGGAGTTTCAATCCTTATCTCTTGGTGGAGCAATATCTTATATTGAAACATCAGGGTTAGCCAACAATATTGATGCTGTATTAGAAGTTATGAATTTCATATACGATCATATTATGTATGCCGAACTTAATACTAAGTCAGATTATTGTCAAGTATGTGGATATGATGGAGAGATTCAAATTATTGACAAAGACGGAGAACTAATTTGGGAGTGCCCTAACTGTCATAATCGGAATAAAGATAAAATGAATGTTGCAAGGAGAACGTGTGGCTATATAGGAACTAATTTTTGGGGAAGAGGACGAACCCAAGAAATAAAAGAAAGATATGTTCACTTAGATGATATTGAGGAGGAAGAAAAATGAGATATGCCTCTATCCGCAATCTTGATATTTCAAATGGTGAAAACGTAGGAGTGTCTCTTTTTGTTCAAGGTTGTCCATTCCATTGTCATAATTGTTTCAATTCTAATACTTGGGATTTTAATGGCGGCAAGGAATGGACGCCACAAATAAAAGAACGATTTATACAATTGATTGATAGAGCATATATTAACAGAATATCTTTTTTAGGCGGGGAATGTTTAGCCGACCAAAATCTTCAAGAAGTCTATGAACTCATTAAAGAAATCCGAAACTTATTCCCAAATAAAACAATTTGGTTATATACGGGATATTCTTGGGAAAGTATTATGAATTATAAATCTTGTTCATCAGATGACTTTGATTATATAGAAGAAAGTTATGTTGATGGATTATATGAAATGCGAAAAAAGATTATTTCGTTATGTGACATTGTTGTAGACGGAGAATATATAGATGAGAAAAGAGATTTGACTCTTAAATGGCGAGGAAGTTCAAATCAAAGAGTAATTGATGTCAAACAAAGTCTCGCCCAAAACAAGATTGTTCTATATTGTGACTAAAATGACAGACATAAAAACATACAACAGAATCAAAGACTTCATAGAAAGTCAATTTAAAGTGTATCTTACTCCGTATCAAGAAATGCTTCTACATTATTATCTTGATACGGAAGTTCAAGATAAATTATCTTCACTTTATGAAGATAGAAAATAAGACCCCATATTAAAATGAGGTCTTATCAA